TTATGCCTTTTTCTCTTGATGCAATTCTTCAATAATCTGAGCAATTCTTTCTTTCGTAATGAGCGGGGCTTGATCTGATTGATACCCAGGCAGATTGACTTTGCGAAAGTCAGGATGTTTTTCCGGCTCTGGAAGGATTGCATAAAGGTTGCCCCATTCATACAGTGATTCAATTTCATGTGGAGATGTTAATTCTTCGTGAAGCTTTTCACCTGGACGCTTGCCCACTTCTACTGCAGCCGGCCGCGGGAGCCCGTGCTGCGATGCATATTCTTCAAACCCATGAATCAGTTCTTCAAGTTTCAGTGATTCCATTTTGAAAATAAAGGTTTCTCCGCCTTTTGTAATAGCAGCCGATTGTAATGTCAATGTAGCTGCATCGTCTATTGACATGAAAAATCTGGTCATGTTTTTGTCTGTGATGGTCAGAGGTTCACCCTCCATCATCTGTTCAAATAATATGGGGATGACCGAACCTCTGGAACCGAGAACATTTCCAAAGCGGACCGAACAAAACAAGGTTCCTTTGTTTTGGACGTGGCGGTTTGCTTGATGAAACAGCTTTTCAGATAACAGCTTGGTGGCACCCATTGTGTTCACAGGAGATACAGCTTTATCTGTTTATCAAGATAATGACTACGATTCGTAGCTGCTGACTGTTTCCCCAATTAGGAAGTTGTATCTTAGAATTGGTGTAATTTCAAATTGTGCAGGTATTGGGCCTTTTCTTTTTGCTGTCATTTTAACTATAACTTTCTGCAGCATAATTCTGAGCAGTTTGTTCTTTTCTTCTCTGTTTTCAGATGACTCATATAGTTCAATTGCATTTTTTATGTTCTCTTTAAGTTGGTTGATATCAAGACCACCTTTAAAATCAACAAGGCCATTTATCTCGTCTTTTGCTTTTTTTAGCTCTTGCAGCTCTTTGTCTAAGACTGATTTCCGCTGCAGGAATATTTCATCAGAGTAAATGCCACTTTCATATTTATCGAATATGAAATTCAATTTGTTTTTTAACTCTTTTTCTCGCTGCTCAAACTGTTCATTCATTTGCTTTTTTGATCTGATATTGTTTTTGTTTTCATGAGACTGAATCACACTACCAAGATGTTTCGTAAGGTCATTGTCATTTAGCGCCTGTAGATACTTTAAATAGTCTAGAATGGCTTCTTCAACATCATTGTATCGGACATTCATACACTTGTTATTGAGGCATCTGAGCACTTTAACGTGATATAAGCTTTCTGTACCGTTTTTATTTTGTCTCTTTCTTTTGGCTTCGTATTTTGACAATGGGCCACCGCAATCTGCACAAATACATACTCCAGCCAATTCATTTAATTTATAATCGCTTCTATTTGGCAGCAAAGGTATTTTGTTTTCGATTTTTTTATTTGCCTCCTGGAATTGATCTTTATCAATTATAGGAGTGTGTGCGTCAGGTACAATTATTTGTTCATTCTCAGGTCTAATTGTTCTCTTGCCGTCTTTTTCTTTCTCTCTGACTTTATACTTAACAGTTCCTATATAAGCTTCATTTTCAAGAATGGCTTTTACAGTGAACCGATTCCATTTTTTCTTTCCGGCAGGGGAGGGGATTTGCAGATTGGTTAAATGAGTCGCAATTGCGTTGTAACTGTAATCCTTTCCATTTAGACCGTTCAGGAATAAATCAAATATTAGTTCAACAACCTTTGCTTCATCCTCAACTGGATCTAGTTTAGACGTCTTTTTGTTTAGTTGGTATCCATAAGGTGCAAGTCCAGATATCCATTTCCCTTGTGCTGCATAAGTGTATTTAGCTCCTGTCATACGCTCCCTAGTCATTTCAAATTCTTCTCTAGCCATAAATAATTCAAAACGAATTTGGCGCATGTCTACAGGGTTTCTAGGGTCATAAACCTTATATGGTGTAATTATGATCAATCGTTTGCTTTGAAGAAGGTTAACAATCTGTCCTGCATCGCTATAACTCCCACGACTAAGTCTTGTTATTTCTTTAACTGCAATTGCCTGATATTTGCCTTCCTCAAGATCTTTTAGGCATTCTTTAAAAACAGGGCGACCCTCGATGCTTTCTCCAGATCCTATCTCCATTTTTAATTCATATGGGATTTCAATGGCCGTAAGTATTTTATTCATGAGTTCTTTTTGCTCTGTGAGTGTGTCTTCACCTGTTCTTTTTTCTCTTTCCATGTCCTGACGAGAACGTCTAAGATAACCTAAAATATTTGTGATGTTGTAAGAATTGACAATGTTTTTTAACTCCAAAAATTTAGCACCTCTTTATTGTGTTTAATGTCAAAACAGAAGTATCTGTAAAAACATTCTATCTAACATTGAATACGAAAACAACAAAATAATTTGAAAGATTTGTATTCTTTGAATGTTGATCTATCTAGTTTTAGATTTAGGCATATGTATTGTGAATTATTATAAGCCCTGGACTTTTAAAGACGGGCGATTTTTTTTGTCCATTTTTTGAAGTATGTACGCATCTATAAGTGAGGACGAAAAAATTTCAGTAAAAAGTGTCCGATGTTAAAAGTTTATACGCAGTTATTAATAACAGAGGAAAAGTTCTAGATCGATGATGCAAAATCGAATACACCGATGGGGTTTTCTTATGAAGGGTGAAAAAAATTAGCGAAAAGATTGTGCCATTCCGGAGGTCGATACGCAGTTATATATGACAGAAGAAATTTGCGCGACATTTATTCGACATGCATATTATCAGTTGTGTGAAATTTTTTAATTTGATGTCGCAAAATGACCGTTACTGTACCCATTTTATAAGTGTAGGTAGAAGTTCAAATGAATGGTTGTCCGTCTTGGAAAGTCTATACGCAACTTATAATGACGGAAAATTTTTTCGCTGAATTGTGCGGGCGAGTATTATCTATTGAAGGATATAAGAGAGGGGATGAATCATTGACTATGAGTAACATTTGGATAAAACAAGGTTCTTCTAAAACCTTGTTAAATATCTCAACTAGCTATCTATAATGCTTGTGAGCAAGATTGAATGCCCTTGCTTAACTCTCAATAAAATCTAATGTAATTATAGGAGGAAAGAATAATGGATCAATCACAAATCGAAAATTTATCATTAATCATCACTACTATCGGTGTGATCGTAACTCTATTAATTGCTATGTTCCCGAAATTATTTCCAGCGATCGGAACATTCTTTCTTGGCCTGAACATTTATGTATGGGTAATAATCCTTCTGCTGCTGATTATCGTTGTTTTAATATACATAATTATTAGGAGGTGATCTAAATAAAATTCACATTTTATTTAAACCTGAAAGCTGCTTGAATACACCACAAATATAAAGTATCCTGTATATGTATCATAGTTGGTATATCAGCCACTACAGGCCAGAGAGTTCCCTCACATACTCTCTGGCTTTTTTTCGTTTTTACCTGGAAGGGAGACAGTATTGTGTGGAAAACTTTAAGACAATTATTCAAGAAACAGAAAAATCAAACTCTAATCGAAGAAGGCTATATACAGATTCCGGAAAAGGATTTTAATCTAGAATTAAAACAAATGATATTTGAGTTGGAGAGTCTGGGGGAGGCTGTTTCCGAAAAGCTGCAGAATAAGTATATAGATGTTTTTGAAGCACAGGGAAAACCAAACCTTAGCATCAAAATTTGTAGAGACATAGATGGAGATGTAATAAATGATTTAACAGCTGAGAGATGCTTGGAAAAAGAATACCGTTCACAAATAACAATTAATTTTTATCAACCTGCAAAAGCCTATGATGAAGATCTAGACTGTATCACCATGGATTTGTGGTATTACTACGGTGGCTTTATAGGAAGCGGTTGCGGAACATTATTTGATTTAAATAATAATGACTTAGAAAAAGAAATTGAAGAGGTTCTAATATTTTTACTCAATGATTAACAAATCCTAGAAATAAAAAAGAAAGCCACAAAGGGCTTTCAATTAACGTTCGCAAGCATAGTTGTCATGATCTCTGTCCATTTTAGATTGGTAAGCAGGGTGGGAACTAGGCACTCCATTCGGATATTTCTTTCTTAACTCTGTGCAATTTTTAAATGTTTCTCCAGTTGACGCTGAAGAAGCTTCTTTTTCAGTTGTAGTCAAAGTTTCACTTGATGCCTTTGGAGTAGTAGGCTGTTTAGCTGCCGGTTTAGATGTTGTTGCTTTTTTAACTGTAGTGGTTTTCTCTTTCACACAGCCATTAAATCCTCGGTCGGTCACATATCCATTCTTGCTCCAGATTGAAAGCTTCTCTGATTTTGCTTCTTGCTCGTCTTTCTTAAATTGATCTATGTATTTAGTATTTGGCTCATATACATACGCTACTCTGGCCAATCCTTCTTTCAATAATGTCTCTTGAACAGACTTGCCATCGACATAAACGTAAGCTAATAGTCTTCCGTATTTATCTCTGCGATCGCCTTTGTCAAATTCAAGCTGCAGTTTACCACTGTTGACCAATTCTTTGTTCCGTTTAGATGCATCTTCACCGTACGGTTGAACACAAGAATCTGGTTTCTTCGTCTCAGGTGTATCAATGAGCAAGTAGCGAACTGTGTCTATATTTCCGTTATAGCTAACTTTAATTGTGTCACCATCAACAGCTCTATCTAGAGTAACATCGACCAATTCCTTTTTGTCTTTCTCTTTAGATTTGTCAGCAGTTTTTTCTTTAGTAGCTTCCTTTTGTTCTGTTTTCTTTTCTACATCCGTAGACGCTTGTGGTGTTTCTTTTTCCTTGCTTACTTTTTCAGAATCATTGGAGCTGCAAGCTGCCAACGATAAACTCAAAGTGAATGCTGCAAAACCTAATAATACTTTCTTCAACTTCATTTCCCCTTTTAGAATGTTTGTTCTCTATTTATATCGGTAAGCCCTCAATAATTATAATCCTGTATCCAATTATTGTGAATTTAATTTTTCCTTAATATCATCGCATTTCTCTTTAAAACATCCAGGCGCATGCTAAAATTTTACTGAATTCATAGTCAAAAGGGGAATGTTTTATGCTAGGGATCAACGTTGAAAAATCAAATGAAAACTTAATTATCAATTGGCAGTTATCCAAATTGAAATTCCAATCAGAGAAATTAACGATGTATTTCTTGATCCAAACTATGGGGGAGAGGAGAAAAGCGCAGTAAGGATAGGGTTTCCTTATGGCTCTACGGATAGGGTAGTGATTAAAACAGCAAATAACACTTACATTTTGTTCACCACAAATGCTGCTTCAATTATGAGTAATATTGTTTCCTAATAAGCAATTAATGTCCTATAGTAATGCTTTCCTTGTGTATCACAACATGGTAAAATCTAGTTAATTGTTGTTAGGGGGATAGATATGGAAGAAGGCAAACTTATTCATTTGACACTTGCTGGTATTAAAGAAGCTGTTTCTAAGTACGGCACTTTTCCAATGATTCAACCAGGTGGTTTCGTATTAGAAGATGCCACATTTGAATTTAATGAACCTGCAACAGAAGACGAAATTAGAAAATTAGAATCACATTTCAATGTAAGTTTACCCAAAGATTATAAGGAGTTCCTAGCTCTACATAATGGATTGGAGCTTCTTGATGGAATCGAAATACTCAGTATTGAAGATGTTATGAAATACAATGAAACAGAAGACCTACCAGAAAAGTGTTTTTTGATTGGATATCATTTTGATGGAAGGTATGCTATAGATTCAAATAGGTATGAAAAAGGGAACTTAGATTACCTATTTTATTTGGATTCAATTGAACATTTTGATGAAGCGGTGGATTTAAAAGCCAATTTTGAAATTTGGTTTGATCGACTTTTAAGTTCGAACGGAAATAAGTACTGGGAAGTTGAAAGAGATGCTAAAGCTTACTATAAGAACATAAATTAAAGATGCATCCAAAGATTTTTTAGGTTTCACATGTTAATCATTAAAGGCAGTCATATTTGGCTGTCTTTTTCTGTTATTGAAATAGTTGATTGTGGTAAAATTTACATAGAGTAAGAATGGAAGGAGAATGATATGAAGGTATTTGAAGCTGATTCATTACTCTCTGAAGCGGATAAAAGAACTAAAGAGTATAAGGAACTAAGGTCACAAATGATTAAGCTCAGGAAAGCATTTAAAGACGTTGCTGATTTAGATGACAGTGAGTTTTCCGGTAAGGGTGCAGACAACATTAAAGCATTTTATCATGATCATGTCGGCGTAACAGACCAATGGATTGATTTAATTGATATGAAGATTGCTTTCTTAAGCAGCATCTCTGCAAAACTTGAAGATGCTAAGATGTCTGATGCTTACATAGAAGAATCCTTTTTAGAGCACGAGTTGGCTAACGCCTATACAAAATCAAAATCCATTATGTCTGAACAAAAGAAAGCGATGAAAGACATTCTGAATGACATCAATGATATTCTTCCTCTTGAAATATTCTCAACAGAGGACTTCAAAGACAAACTTTCTTCTACAGATGACAAACGTGAAAAAACAATCGATAAGCTGAACAAGCTTGATGAGGATTTAAAAACGGAGTACGCTGAAACAGAACCAAACGAACAATTCATTCAGCAAGATTTTAAAAAGCTGCAAGAATCAACAGGCAAAGGTAAGAATGCTACACCAATTCACTATAACGCAAAAGCATATAGAGAAAGTGACATACATAAGAATAAAGGCGATATTGAGAAGCATTCTGAATCTTATTTAAACGTAAAGAAAGAAGAAGCTAAAGAACGTGAAATCAAAGAATTAAAGAAAAAACTTAATGAAGGTGTGTCTGAGCCTGATGAATACTTAGAGATTGCTAAGAAAGTAGGGTACGAGAATCTGGAGCCAGCTCAAGTACAGCTTGCAATGCAAATTGAACAAGCAAAGCAGTTAGAAGAAGCAGGAGAGATCACCTGGGATATTATTAAAGGAGTAAGTGTAGCTACATATGATGTCGTTAAGGATACTGTAGTTGGTGCTAAAGATTTAGCAGTTGGTACCTGGGAATTTTCACAGCTTTCAGAAGAGCAAAAGCTTTTAAAAATGACTGGTGCCATAATTGAAACACCGGCTTATGCTAAAATTATATGGAAAGATTTATCTGATTCATGGAATGATAAGATGGTCAATGGTGATGCCTATTCAAGAGCACACTTTATTACTTATGCTGTTGGAAGCCTTGTTGGATTAAAAGGTGGGGGCTCTATCCTTAAAGGGTCAAGTAAGTTAGCTACAACTGGAGCAGCCAAGGTTGATAAAGTCTTAGGGGCTGGAGAAAAAGCAGTTACTAATAGCGTAAAGACTGGAATTGATAAAGGAAAAACCTTCATTAATTCTATTTCATTAAATAATAATCGATTGGCGTATGCAGGTATCCTTCAGGATATAGAGAATACTCATAATGTGAAAAACACATCAATATTGAAAGAAGCCATAGACCAGAAGAACAGTGTGCTATATAAATCGGCTGGTAGCGATGATTTTGTAGGAACACTAAAAGGTGAACAGGTTCTTTTAAAAGGTGTTAAAGTTAAGGAAATTAGCTACACAAAGAGAAGTCCAGAAGAAACAGCAAAACTTAGAAGAAAGTTCAATAGTTCTATAAAAAAACAATTCTTAAAAGGTCTATCAAATGATCCCAATAAAGTTAAGAAACTTAAGAAGGCTGGCTTAACAGATAAGGATATTGCCCGAATGAAGGATGGGTTGAATCCAAAAGGATATCAAGTTCACCATAAGCTTCCTCTAGATGACGGTGGCACAAACGACATGGATAACTTGATTTTGATTAAAAATGACCCTTATCATAAAGCAATAACTAATGAGCAAAATTCGTTAACAAAAGGTTTGACACCGGGGGAAACAAAGAAGATTAATTGGCCTATTCCTAATGGTGCGATATATCCAAGTGAGAAATAAGGGGGCAGTTTTATGTGGGTAAATTTATTAGAGGAAATTCGAAAAACTGAAGCAAAGTATGGAGATGAATTAAATTCTCCTGTTACAGACCAAGAAATAAGAAATTTTGAAGAAGCAGTATTAGGTAAGTTCCCTGTAAATGAGATTCCTTCAGGATATAAAAAATTCCTTCAAACTGTGAATGGATTAGATTTTAATGGCTTGGTAATCTATGGATTGGATCAAGAATTACTGAGAGAAGAAAATGATGAAGAAGTTTATGGTTTTATTGAAACAAATGAACAGTGGCACGAAAATGATGAGCAGAAAAAATATCTGTTTTTTGGTGACTCAGATACAGCCTGGTATTGCTTAGATGTAATTAAAAATGAGTACCTAGAGCTTGATAAACCCTCTGGAACACCGATGAACAAATTTGATGATTTTAACGTCATGCTAGCTGATGCATTGAAAGTTAGTTTAGACAACTAAACAAAAGTATTGCAAATACCATTTCTATATGGTTATAATTAGGAAATCTGCGTAGGCCTAACCCTTCAGGTGTCCAAACTCAAGGGAAGGTCTATTTTTTCTTTTGGCTTGACGTTACAATCATCATTATATTGAAGATCAACAAGACGGTATTTAATATCAATCCGCCAAAATTGATCATTATCATTAATGATTCGTAAACAGTCATTTTCCCACCCCCTTTCTTAGGGGATGAGCAAGATTCCCTTGAGTGAGCAAACTTAATGTACAGGAAATATTATACTATACATAAATGTCTTTGTCGTTATAAATTCACAATATATTGACAACGTTAAAAGAACTTGCAAAATGCAGGTTCTTTTTTGTTTTCAATTATTAAATCATTTGAGTGATTGTCGATATTTAACATGTGTAAAAATGGAAAAGGTGCTACAATTATAAAAAGCTCTGAGAGGATTGTGATTATCGGTGGTAAATGTAAACTCAAGCGATCTTATTTATGACCCAAAATTCTTAGCATTTTGCAGCTTGGCTACAGAAGGATACGGGGGAAATAACTCAGCTCCCAGTAGATCCATTGGTTTTAGTGAATTCTGTGAAAAACTTGAGAAAAATGAAGTAGTTAAACCCGAGAACAAAAAAAGCTCACTTGACCTAAATAATTCTTTAGATTATTGGAAATCAAGATTTAATCCAGGCGGTAATCTTTCGGCGTTAGATTCTCAGGTATTAGATATTATCAAAAAAGCTTATAACTTAGGCATGGTTAACAAAGATAATATGCTGTTGCGAAACGAAGCAGTTAATGCTTACAAAAATTCAATTTGAATTTGAGATAAAGCCCAGCTTAGTGGAAAAGTGCTGGGCGTTTTTATTTATTAGAGTTATTTGCTTTCAGATACTCTCGATGTTCTTTCTCCAACTTTTCAATATCATCTTTAAATATATAGATCTTATATTTTTCTTTTGCTTCTCTTGACAGATTATGTTCTAAATATTCACGGAGCTTTGTTTCACTTTTGGTTTGATCCATGCCAATTGTAATTGCCGGATCTGTTATTCCAATTTGAAAACTAAATAAACCAAATTCATCCCAAGCACTTTCTAAAACTTCTTCAGGTGCTTTTTTGTTTGATTCGATTAAAGTAATACCCGATATAATCAAAACAGGAACTAAAATCAAAAATCCAATTAACCTCTTCTTCATTCACCATCTCACTCTCCCTCGTCGATAAGAATCTCTCCTTTATTAATACTACGTATATCATTATTGACCTTTATATTTTATTACCAACATTTACATCGAACTTTCGTTCTTATTTATATTGAATAAAGAACATTTGTTCTGTTAATATTAGATCAATAAAGGAGTGAGTCGATATGCTTAGGGATCGAGGAACAATCAAATGGACATCACTGATGCTTCCAGAACATTTAACACAACTTAAACAAGATTTGATTGATGTATCAAAAATTGAAAAACCATCCTTAGATGACCAACAAATTGAAGAGATGGATCTTCTCGTCTCTGAGGCACTTGAATTTAATAAAGAGTTGAGATTTAAACTCTTTAACAATGGATTCGTTGAAAATGTCACCGGCAGAGTCCATTACATTAATTTTGAACAACACAGGCTTCATGTAAAAGACCAGAATGACAATACAGTTTATATCAACATGAATAACATCATAGGAGTTACATACAATGATTGATTACTCACAATTTCCACGAAAGAATATACTTTGTGTCGATATGAAATCCTTTTATGCTTCTGTATCGGCTGTAACAAGGGGGCTTAACCCTTTAACATGTTATCTTGCTGTTGTAGGAAATACGGAGAGACAGGGAAGTGTAGTGTTAGCTGCATCTCCTGCACTTAAAAAAGATTTTGGAATCAAAACAGGATCGAGACTATTTGAGATACCTGAAGATCCAAGAATACACATTGTAAATCCACAAATGAAGCTTTTCATCAGAGTTTCAACTGAAATTACAAAGCTGTTTTACAGATTTGTTCCTGAGAAATGTGTCCACACGTATTCAATTGATGAATCTTTTTTAGATGCAGGAAAAGAAGATCCTGAAGAAATGGCCAAAGCAATCCAAAGCAGCATGTGGAGAGAATTTGGTTTGATGTGCACAGTTGGTATTGGAGACAATATGCTACTCAGTAAGCTTGCACTTGACCTGGAGAGTAAGAAAACAAAGAGTGGCATTGCACGTTGGAGATATGAAGATGTGCCAAATAGACTCTGGAAAGTTCGACCTTTGTCTAAAATGTGGGGGATAGGAGGGAGGATGGAAAGAAACCTAAATCGGATGGGAATATCAACTGTAGGTCAGTTAGCTAAATTTCCTTTAGAGCTGCTTGAAAAGAAGTTCGGAATAATGGGAAACCAGTTGTATTATCATGCTCATGGAATCGATTTATCAGAAATAGGAGCTCCTTTGATGCAAGGGCAGATTAGTTTTGGTAAGAGTCAGATTTTACTGAGGGATTATATAAGGAGAGAAGAGATTAAGGCTGTTCTTTTGGAAATTTGCGAAGAAGTCGCAAGAAGGGCACGTACACACAACAAAGCTGGTCGAACAATCAGCCTGGGTATTGGATACAGTAAGGATGATCTTGGTGGTGGATTTCACCGAGCCAAAACAATAGATCTTCCCACAAATATCACGATGGACATATATAGATGTTGCTTGATGCTGTTTGATAAGTTTTACTCGGGTAAAACAGTAAGAAGTATCTCAGTTACGTTATCAAATATTGAGGATGATGTTAATCAACAGTTGAGTTTATTTGAAGTGGATAATGAAAAGAGAAGGAAACTTGGGTTTGTAATGGATGGGATTAGAAGTAAATACGGATCGAAAGCGATTCTTAGAGCAGTTTCTTACACAGAGCTGGACTTACTGGGGGACATAAATCATAAAAATAACCCCCTCAATTTGGAGGGGGGGATAAGAAAAACATATTAAGAAGTATGTCCTCTGCTTGCAATTTCATACGAATGACCATCAGTAAAACCAATACTGGCTGTATGTCCTCTGCGTGCTTCTTGGACATCTTTTTGAGTGTTAGTTAAATAAATGCTTACAAATCCAATTAAAACAATGGCTAAAATAAAGACAGATGCATGCTTAAGTTTCATAAAGACAATCCCCTCTCTGAATTTGTTTACGGGCATAAAGCACTTTTTCATAATAAGCAACAGCCACTTTATGGTCTTCTTTTTCATTGTAATACTTCGCTGCATCTGATGCTAAATCCTCCACGTCTGAAAGCATTGACTTTAATTCTAAATAATTTAGAATTGAATTTAATTTTTCATTGTCATTATCTACATATAAGGCATGAATGAATTCAAACATTTTTGCCATAATCTCATCGTTTAAATTTTTGGACAAAGACAGACCGTGTGCACACCAAGAAATTCCCTCGGAGTGATTTCTCATTTTAAAAGTGGTTTTTGTCAACATAAGTAAGATATCTAATATGCGATTTGAATGTTCATACCCATTATCCTGATATACTCTAATGCCCTCCTTGAAGTACTCAGATGCCTTTTCATAAGCTTCCTCAGCAAAGGAACATAAGCCGAGATTGTAAAGAGATGATCCGATTAATCGTGACATATCGATTTCTCTTGCTTTATCTAGAGCATTTTTAAAATGAGGGATCGCTTTTTCAGGGTAGTCCATATCCAAATAGTTCAGTCCGATAACAAATGAGCATTGAATAACTCTTACAGTGTAGTTTTCATGTGCTTTATAACTATCGATTGCTTGAACAATGTGGTGCATCGACATATGTGTTTGCTTCATATGATAATAAATTTCTGCAACTTTATAGTGGAATTCAGCTCTTTCAATTTCATCTGCAACAAGTGATAATTTTCTCTCGGCTTGCTTATAGAAGCTTATGGCATTAAGATATTCGTATTGTTCAAATTCATACATTCCCCGGAAAAAGTTAAAATAATATTCAAGAATCCCTTTCAAATCAGTTTGACTACTTTCGATCTTTTCTAATAAGTCTGAAATTTTAGGTCGTTCTTCGTTCAATGTTTTTGGTTCAAGGTAGTCCAGCATCAGCTGATGGCGAAAACACATGAGAGAATAGTACAGCAATAAATCTTGATCTTCTTTCATATGCCTTATTTCTTCCTCGACCTCAGCTTTCAATATTTCCGAATCTGGGACACTAAATAATCTTATGTATTTATACCACTCATTTATTTTCACTCCAACTTTAGAAGAAGAGATCATCTGCTCCAACACAAGCCCTCCTATATTAAATATCTAAATATGTAATATTTTATCATATTTAAATGAATAAGGAAGATTAATGTTATCTTAAATAACGAAAAAAATACCCTCCTCGATTAAGAGAAGGGTAGGGGTTTTATCTCGGTGAATCATAATCCATTGCTTGTTCACTATCAGAAATACCTTGAGTTGTTGGGTCAACAATGATACCCATTGCAGTTAAAAATGTTAGAAGTGCATTAAATTTCTCTGTCAAATTGTCACCAAATACAGTTAAGTCATACCCAAAAGCAGAGGCAATTGCTTGTACAAATAACAGCGTTGCAGAGAAAATTGCAACAAGAAATGTCTTCTTTTTCAGTCTTACTTTCCAGTTGATTTTATTCATTAAATCGTCTCCTGTTAATTTTATTTGAGGCCAAAGTGCATAAGCAACCATGCACCGATAATAGTGGTAATTACACTTGGCAGCACCTTGAATACAAGGTCTTTTGTAAACTGAGAGGGATCAATTTTACGAGTGGAATCAGAGCGTTCCAATATTTCAACTCGATTGTCTAGTTTTTCATATGATTTGCTTAGATTTTTTAAACTGTTACTCATTTCGCTTAGAGTGCTGAACTGTTCTCTTGATTGTGCTTGAGAATCTTTATTAATTTCGACTTGCTGCTCAACAAGCGTAGCAATACGACCAATAACATTTGTTCTTTCTTCAAGAGAGTCAATCTTGTTATTGGTGTGTTTTGCTTTTTCTTCTAGTGCACTTAATCTTGAAATGGTGCTTTGCTCAAAGTTATCCATTTGTCACCAACCTTTAATGAATATAGAAAGGTGACATTACATCACCTCCTAAAATTAAGAGGATAGTCACTGATACATTAGATCAACAAATATCCTCCAAGATTATTGAATATAATTAAATTTTTGAACCGAATTGTCCTGAGATGTATCCACGTTTACCGTTATAAATAACTTCCCAGTAACCTTTTGAATTGTTTTTACCTTTAACTGAACCAGAAATTGAAATAGTGCTTCCAAGCTTAACTGTGCCAATATTTTTAGAACTATTTCGATCAGGTTTGTCCATTACGATTGCTGCGCTTGATACACCGACAATTTTGATTTTTCCCACGGATTTAATAGATGAGGAGCTTGAAGAAGTTGATGTTGTTTTTGGGGCAGAGGAGGAGGTTTTAATTGTTCCTGTAACATCAACATATTTGTCAGAAGCAGTGATGTAATATGTAGCACCTTTAGAGTTCTTAACTTTGTATTGATACGCAGATCCGACTTTAACTTTCTCAACAACTGTAGGAAATCCAATGCCTTTATTTACTGTGCCGACAACGTCTTTATCTTCCCATGATGGTTTGGAGTAGAAACGAAGACCGTTAACTTTTGATTTAAGAGAACCACTTGCTGCTGATGAAGAGGAAGAAGAGGATGTAGTTGGTTTGGTTGATGTTTTAGTTGGAGTAGTTGATTTGCCACCGAGAGCTTTTAATTCAGCAGCAATTGCAGCTTTAACTTCATTCCAACGCCCTTCATCAAGAACTCGATGCGGGCAGTACTTACCAGACCAGTCTTGATGCTTTTTAACTCGATCCACACCCCAGCCACGTTCTTTAAGGAGCTGGGCAATAAACTTAATAGCCAACGCTTCAGCTTTTCTATAGCGTTCTCCACCTGATTTAGAGTAGCAAACTTCAACACCGATTGATTTGCGGTTTCCAGTTCCGTATTCACCGTCACCGCAATGAAAAGCACTTCGGTTTGTTGGAAGTCCTTGAACCACCTCTTTGTCGTCTACAGCAAAGTGATATGATACCGTTTCATTGTTATTTCTCATATAACTGATCTCATTATTTGCGCTTGCGTCGTTTGCCGTATTGTGGAAAGTAATATACTCGGCTGTCATAGCATAGCGACCTTTGATTGGGTATTTGCCAGGGGATACTAACATTTGTCTCGCTTGAATTGTCATAAAAACATCTCTCCTAATAAGTAAATTTGAACACAAAAAAGAGAGAAGGGGGCAAAACCCAATCTCTCTTTATCTCACGTATGCTCTTGTTATCTCTGTTTTTCAAGTATGTATTTTGAATAAAATCTATATTTTATCTAGAACGTAACCACCACCTTTATTGTTCCTTTATTCTTAATCCAAGTTCAAGCTAGGTATATTACCTACGTTACCCGACACTCGTCTTCTGTCTATATCTGATGGAGTTCTAATGAAAGCTGTTCCTTCAACATCACTATAAACTGAGTTTCCAGTTACAATTAAATCGTTTGTTCCAGTGTCTTCTTGAATAAAGTAAAGGTGATAATCAGAGTGGCATTGCTTGAAAACATTATCAGAGAAAACAGCTTCTCTTACAGATCCCCAAATTGCGCGATCAATATTATTAGTGATAATGTTTCCTGAACAAATTGCATTTTGAGAGTTTTTGTACCGGACGAAGGTTTTTAAGGATTTTGCGAGGTTATTCTTAGTGAAGATATTTGCAGCATTACCCACCCAAAGGGCAGTACCGCTAAATGTGATCTCAGAGTCAATTAGTTTAATAATTTCTCCTTCAGCAACGTTGATGCACTCGTTGGCTATATTGGAAATATACATTCCTTCAATCGTTATAGACTTGCCGATCCCGTGAATACTCACTCCTCGGTCTGTAGCATTAACCAAGCTGCAGTCTTTCATTTTAAATGATTTTATATTTCCACCTGCGATCAATCGGCAGCTACTCTTATTTACACTGCTATTGCCATCAATTTCAATGCCTTCTATATAATTGTGATCTGTGATTCGCAACAATTCATCAAGTGAGTGATTTGGATTTCGAAGGAGTTTAGTGTAGGATCGTCTTTCACCAACAATTGAGACATTTGAAGGGAGTTCAATTTTTTCACTAGCGCTAGTTGTATTCTGCTTACCGATTAAATATGTACCTTTCGGAAAATGTAGTTTCCCTCCACCTTTTTCAGATAAATCACTAAGGGCTTTTTTAAACTTAGCTGTATTATCGATTAAGCCATCTGGTGAGAAGCCTAAATCTAATACATTCCAAGTAGGCTTGGATTCAATAAACTCTACACGTCTGTTTAGACTTGTTGCCAAACCTCTTCCTTCTTGAACTTCAAAAAATCTGCTATCTGTATCGTCATCAGGATATGAAATTGTTAAGGTATCGACCACTGCACGTTCAATGCCATCACTAATGTTATTAATATATTTTCCTTCAACAGCAGTTTGAGAGCTTCCACCACCATCTAAAAGAAATGCATTAATACAGCCTTCAGATAAAAATAAAGATGGCATATCATAAGCTGTAATACCACTGGATCGAAGTGAGCGGCCATCTACAGTAATGATAACTAGTGTACCATCAGATCTTTGCCCAATGGCTTGTCGAGGATGCTTAACATTTAAATCTGCCCATGTAGTCATTTGAGCCGTTCTTGGCTTAGAATCTTTAACTAGCCAAATGCCAAAAGCAAAAGAGTTTCGTGCGCCTTTAGAAATTAGGATGTCGGCATCAACTTCTCTGTTTCCGTAAACCTTCATAGTTCCATCATCAAAAAATACACAAGCCTCAGCGCCTGTGTATCCAGCAGCGTCATAATCTTTGTAGAGAACTCCGTCTTTAATTTGAAGCCCCATGACTTCACCATTTGATCGCCAACCACTAGCGTTTATTGCAACCACAGATCTTTTTCGTTTGGCCATACTTAAAACTGTTTCACGATTTGTTGTACCAAAATAAGATGATGTGGGATCAATGGATTTTTCAAAGTCGTATGCAAACGTTTTTTGAATCATACTTTTTTTAGCTTCGGTTGTTTTAGGAGTAACCTTTGTAACATAGTACTCAATACCAAGAGTGACATCCTTTTTAAAAGAACTTGTTACTGTAAAATATCTGTCATCAGTTAATACCTTGTTTAAAATTTCTGTTGTTTTCGTTTCTACTTCATTAAACTTCTGAGTAATTTTAGGAGCGGTGTATTCTTCTCCTTCTGAAGCTAGTAGTTCAACAGGCATCGGAACATATTTATCTAAATTTTGATCATATCTATAAAAACCAGCCATAACTTTCCTCCAATAAAAAAGATCCCAAAGGGGATCTTAGTCAGTTTTGTACCATACTTGTCCTGAATCTGGTGCTGTATCTGAAACAACAACTCGTTTTTTCTCAGGTGAAAAAGAGGCATCCTTATACCAGATATAATTTGCATTAAATGGCTCTGTTGCGCTTAGCAGTATATTGAAACCTTCATATACTTCGGAAGTTCCAATATCTACCCACTCAAATCCATCCCACCGATAAACGATTTTTGTTTCTTTAACAGTCACCGTCCAACCAATCTGTGGGGTTGGGTAATAGGTGAAAATATCTGAATAGGTATAGACAGATGGTTTATAAATTTTTCTTGTATTTTCTACAACTTCTTCATAATTTGATGTAGCCTGTCTACACCAAGCTGTCACTTCTTGGCACCGTTTTGTAACTCGTTCACATTCAGCTATACGTTCATTCATTCGAATTATTGTATCTTCAGCTTCATCGATAAGTCCTTGAAGAGTTTCAATAACCATATTCCCTTGTCGTTTTATCCAAATTCGAGAGGCAGGGAAGAAGGAGGCACCTTCACCACTGTAATTAAAGGTAAGTGATTTTCCTTCATTTGAAACATTAAAAAAGACAACACCCATAAGGTAATCAACCTTAAAATAATTGTCTTCAAGCTCACCATCTTCAATTTCTCGCCATTCCTTGTTACTTCCTATAACTTCGACACGAAACTCTCTGTTTGGAATCTCAGTCAGAAGTACTCTGCCGTTATAGACAGTTAATGTCTCATTATAAGTCAGATAGGGATCATCAACTGAACCTTTTCTTTTTTTACTTAAAATTGGATCGTTATACAATTCAGCAAAGTCGGTCAGATTAATCACCTCCGTTTAATTTTGCTGGTAAGCTTCCCATATATATTTGACATTTAATTTGTTTCCTCTAAAATTTTCATCTGAGCCAGTTAAAAAGATTTTATCGCCTAAAGCTCCGTAGCTTAAATCTCCGCCAATTAGAGAGAGACCAGACGCTGTACATTGATAGGCATAACCACCTGTAGGACTTTCAATAACCAGCATACTGTCTTCATTTGAAATTGGAGTTATTTTGACTATATCTGGAGTAAAGGAGAGGGGGATTTGTTTACTTGGAGTACCGTCTCCTATATAAACACCCTTTGCGAACTTAGGAGGTAGGGGGATATTTTCAGCTAATACATAATCTGATGCTGGTCGTCCACCTAACAACTCTGCATTACCGTCTATTGAACCACTAATAATTCCTAATTCATCGCGCACTGGTATTGAATTTGGCGAGGTGGTTGTAGAAGCTGTAAAACCATTTAAGGAGTCTGCTGAACCTGCAGATGAGACAATCCATTCTTCTCCGTTAAACAGTTCTTGTTTATTGTTCTGGGGATTGATCCAAATTGTCCCTGTCTCTGGATCTTCTGGCTTAGTTTCTGTGGAGATTGTATAGAGACCATTAACTTTTCCACTAAGGCTTCCTTTTACTTCGATAGATGGAGAAGGGAGGTAGGGGTTTTCAGAGGGATGACTTGATTTAACTATATCCGAAAGAAGAATCTGATTTATATCTATATCTGCATCTACCCTTCGATATGCTTGAACACCAATAGTGTAGTACATATTTGAAGGTAATCCAGTAAAGGTGGCTGTACGCCTGTCATACTTAACATTTTGTAAGTTCTCACTAGCTTGCACAGACCCAAATGTGTACTCCTCATTGTCATCACTACCGTGCAAATAAACCTCAAATCCATCAATGTTGTATTTGTCCTCATCGGAATCAACATAATCCCACTGAATGGTAATATCAACTGACCCGTTATCATTTACCTTATGGGTAATCGCAGTGCCATCAGAAGCAATAGCAGGGGATGCCGGTTGCACTGAAATTCTGTCATTTCGAATATTGAAGTTTTCAGTTACTTTGTCCCATTCAATCTTTCTTTTGTTTAATTCAGTACTTATTTTGTTTGTTCTGTAAACGGTCTTAACAATTTTCTCAAAATCAGATTGAACTCTTTTTCCATTTGTTATAGTGACACTAATATTTGATTGTTCAAAATCAATTGATATTGCTGTAAGTATGGCTTTAATATCGGTATTTAAATCGTTCTGTTGAACTCGTACTATGTCTCCTAAACTGAACCTATCCCAGTTATGTTTTTCACTAATACAGTTAAAAAAGTTTACTATGTCTAGTGTTACATTCACTGGCGGTGTATTGCGACTTTCAAGTTCTTCATTAGCATCATCATAAAGTTCATTCTCGTCATAGATGCTGTCATTTGACCATTCAGTTGTCGAAATGAAACGTGAGAGCAGTTTTTGCTGATTTTCACTAAAATTGTTCTCAAAAGAGAGCTTTTCTTTAAGCTTGGAAATTGAAGCAGATATTTGAGAAATTGTTGTTTCAAACGTAGCAATTTGGTTTTTCTTTTCTACAACTGCTTTCTGCTTTATGGCGAGTTGAGCTTTCAGTTGACTTGTGTCATCTCCAGCTTTCTTCGCAACTTCAATTCGATCTAATATCTTTTGGACTTCAAGGTCAAGGGTGTAAAGCTCATTATTCAATTCGGTTAAACTAGTTTCAGCTGCGTTCTTTTGTGTGAGAAGTTTATTAAACGCATTTCCTTCGCTATTAACAAGGTCATTGTAATCAAGAATTGCATGACAAAGTTCATCGGGCATATAAGCACTGTGGGAAATTACATTTCGTTGTTCATCACGTTGAAAAGGGAAGAGGAAATAAGAAAAGTCATCAATGTAGGATTGTCCAGTTGGGTTCACTGAATTAATACCGATACCATCTTTTCCAGTAGCATATAGTCTTGTTATTAATTCATCTGCATCATCCGAATCGTCCATGCTAATCATATATTGTCGGGGGTTAAGTTTAAGGCCTTTGTATTTGGAAATGTCAGATTCTTTATAGAAGCTTACAGTTTCTTTTACTGTATCAAAGACTGGAACTGCATCGAACTTCTCGCAGATTGAATATAAAAAATCCAGCTTGTTAGTTGATGATACTTCAAACTGTCTTCGTTTTATGTTAAAGATAGTATCTATGTATCCAACCGTCCAACTAGTATTCTTCAAACAGTCTGTAACTACTTCCTGGAGGTTTTTAGATGTCTCCTCATATTTAAGAACGCTTATTCTGCTCAATTCATGTTGAAGAGATCTGCACTCAACTTGTACAGTATCCATTTCACTGCTGAAAGACTTGGTTCTTTTAGTAATAATAAACCAAATCGCAAGCCCATAGAACTCTGTTTTAATTAGGTACCAGGGTTTTAGTAAATCTACAACATGATTTCTTTTAATGACCCCATCATAGGTGGCTTTAAGCGGAATAGAAAAGGAGAGTTCGTGAACGCTGCTTCCATGATTTAAAGTTACAGTTGGATTCAGAACTTCATCAATGTTGGCTATTTTAGTCTTGTCTGGCTTAGCAAGGGATAAGCGTATGTTTTTTATTTCTGTATCCTTGCGAATAGTTATCAATTTTTCACCTTCTTACCGATACTTAAATCTGAAAGTGAATCTCAGTTTGCATTTTCCGGTCACTTTTAATCGGTTTTTTCCGTAATCCAATCTAATGTAATTGTCATTAAAATCATCATATCTTTCATTCCCATATAAAGACGACTCAATAATTTCTTTGACGCCATTCACTTTAACAATTTCTCTGTCTTTTAGATTGCTAAATATAAAGGGTTCAGTATAATCACTCAGGTTCTCGATTTTTACATCGCCGTTGCCAATTTTTAGAATTTCAACAGTGGGGTAAATCGCAACATCGCCTTTGTTATGGAGTTCAATGATTTTCATTCCTGATGATATATCAAAGGAGTGGGTACTTGTGTTTCGACTGTATGCATAAGGGGAGTTGCATTTCATAGTCAAACGAACATATCCATGTCTAGCCGCATTATGGACTAAATCACTGGTATCCACGGGCATTGCATAATACACAATGTCTAAATTTTCGCTGAACGCTAAAGGCTTGTAATCATCGACATCTAGCCAGCGCTTAATTGCTCTTATTTTTTTCTCATCATAATTTTCACCAACATAAAAGTTTAAAGGGAATTGTTTTGATTCTCTTTTGACACCTTCAGTGTATGGCTCTGATCTTCCTTTTACATAGGTTTCATTAACTGATCGTGAACCTAGAAAAGATTCCTCAACTAACCCAGACTCTGTATTAACGTTTTCCACACCGTAGTCGATCGACTTTACGTTATCAAACATGAAATATTGGCTTTGCCTAATCAATTTTTCACCCCCAATATAAATAGAGCCGGCAATCTTAGCCGACTCATGTGATGTTGAAATTTAGTCCAGTATTTTTAAGACCATTTACAAATTGTTTATACATTAAATTTGCAGTTTCTTGTGGATTTCCCGATTCATTAATGGTCTCAACAATTTTGTCTATTTGGATATTGTATGTAGGTGAACTATCCCTTGAAGAAGGGGATACAGTAGGTTTCGATAAGTTCTTAAGAGTTGGAATTAAGCCTTTACTTAAATTTGTTTGACCAGCAACTGCAGCGTTCATTGTTGGTGTGACAAGGGCGATACTCTTACTTAAAACATCTGAAATTTTACCAGGTTGACCCCATTTAGAGGCAGTCTTTACTGAGTTATCAGTAGACGTTTGACGAACTTGCTTTACAGCTTCTAGCATGTTTTCAGTATCTGTCTTATTTAAAATAAGTTCCTTGTCATGTAAGAATGCAAGCTTTCCTGCTCCAAGCCCCGTGCCTGTATACCCGCCAGAAGCAAATGATGACACCTTTTTACCTGTTGTATTTCCAGTTGTAACGGTATTTAATGCACTGGCAGCGTCCTTAAGCTTATCAATCAAGTTATTGGAAATACTTTTCCCAATCGACTTCATATTCTCATTTATGAACTTGGTGAATTCATTAAGCTGCTTAGCGATGTCAGTGATTTTACCATCCATAAGCTTATCTTCAAGCTTTTTAAATGCTCGTTCATCATTTACCAGGTCATCGTACTTGTTGTTGATTGACTCTTCATCTTTTTCAAGTTGATCCTGAAGGGCTTCTTTCCGTTTTGTGTTGCTACGATCTTTAAGATAATCATCCAAAGCTTCCTGTTGTTCTTGAAGCTGTTTCTCTAGGTCTTTGACTTGCGATTTAGCCTCAGAGGAGTCGTCCATGGAAAGTTTATTGATCTTATCTTTTGTTTCCTGGATGGCTTGATTCTTCTCTTTTAATTCCTTTTGATATTTAGCTTCGTCATCAGTCTTGTCGATCTCATCAATCTTATCTTGTGTCGCTTTCTGATGGGCTTCTAACTCAATATCCCGCATTTTTTCGTACATCTCTTTGTAGATGGATACAACTTCGTCAGCCAATGATTTATAGATGTCTTTGATCGACTTCTTGGTGTTATAAAGCTCAAGATTGAAATCTTTCTGTTTATCTTTCCAGTTTTCGATTTCTTCAGTGATCTGTTCCTGGATGTCAGGGAAACCTTTCGCAGCTTTCTTTTGATCTTCAAGCTGTTTGATATATTTTTTGGCTTCCTTTTGTTGTTGCTGAATGAGCTTTATCTGCTTGCTATAGTACTTAACCTTGTCCTCATCTTCTTCAGTCATTGAAATTTTATTATCAACATCTTTAATTTTCCCTTGGGTTTTAGAAGATGACTTTTCAATTGACTTAAGCGTCTCATCAACTTTAGATTGGACAAGTTGCTTCTGTAGCTCACGAACCTGATCTTGAACAGAAATTAAATCTAGCTTGGCTTGTTTAAGCTCTTCTTGAAGCTGGGCACGTTGAGCGGAGTTTAATGCTTTATTTGTTTTTATTTCTTTTTGAATCCAATTAACTTTTTGTTGTTGGATTTTAGCTTGTTCTGCAACAGCTTTTTTCTGATCAGAGGCGTATTTGCGGAATTCCTTGCTGTCAGAAGTGTATCGGTTAGCCATTGATTCATCTTTAGCTATCCGAACATCAAAATCCCCAATTCTTTTATCAAACTCATCGAGTTTGGATTGAACTAGTTCATACTGAAGTTCTTGAATCTGATCATTGACTGAATCTATATCTCCTTGAAGGGAGAGAAGATCAGATTTAGCCTGGGCTATCCCTTGTTGCCGTTCTGCCTCAGCTTGTGACGCATCTGAAATAGATGTTCCAATACCTTGCATGTACTTTTCAGGATCGATTGTTTTTCCATTTTGTTCGATCTGTAAATGAAGGTGGTTCCCAGTCGAGTTCCCTGTGCTACCAACTTTACCGATAGTTTGACCGGCTTTAACTGATTGACCTGTTTTAACAGAAGGAGTGTTAAGCATGTGCATGTACTTGGCAACTGTTCCATCATCCTGTTTAATAACAACCCAGTTACCTGCAGTTTTACTGTAGCCAGCAATTTGGACTTTACCACTTTGAAGAGATTTAATTGCTGTACCTGCTTTTGCAGCAAAATCAGTTCCTTTGTGTGGGGAGGAGCGGAGACCGGATTCCTGCTGTCCATATTTGGAGCTTACCCTAAAAGCGCTATTATTTGTATAATAGCTGGCGATTGAAGAAGTGGCAGAGGAGAGGGATTTGCTGTAGTTGGACATGATCTTCTTGACGTAATTCTGTGTTTCTTTAAAAGGAGGGATACCACCATATTTAATTACGTTACCAGGCCCAGCATTATATGCAGCCAATGCTTTTTCAACATTACCGCCAAACTTTTCAAGCTGTTGGGCGAGGTACTTTGTTCCACCCATAACATTTTGATAAGGATCGTATGCGTTATTTACTCCCAGGCTTTTCGCTGTTGCTGGCATCAGTTGCATTAATCCCATGGCACCTACACCAGATCGTGCTTTAGCATTAAACCCTGATTCTTGCTGAATTACAGCTGCAATAAGGGCAGGGTCAACATTGTATTTACTAGCTGCTGAATTTATGTAGCTTGAATACTTGCCTGAATATGAGCCACCAGTTGAAGTAGAGGTTCCCCCAGATGAAGATGTAGTGGTTACAATACCGTATTGAGCGATGTTACCGGATTTAATTTGATCTTTAAGAAGCTTAGCTTGTTCCTGCATAAGCTTTTTCTTTTGCTGAAGTGCTTTAATTTCTTTCTTAATTGCATCTCGATATTTCTGAGAGTATTTTGGATAATCATTGACCTGCTTGTTGTACTTGTCAATCTCAGCATTAACTTTTTCTAATGCTTCCTTGTATTTATCAACAACATACATGGAAGTCTTGGTTTCTTCATTGGCTTTTTCTTGTTGATCTGTCCAATTCTCCAAAGATGTTCCAGCTTCAACAAGTGCCTGTTTATTCATTTCTTGTGTGCTGGTGGCTTCTTCAGATGCTGAAATATAAGATTCTAAAGCTGATTTAACGCTTTGCATTGCTTCAATTTGACTATTGGAGTACCCACCAGGTTGTAGCATTTTCTCTTCAAGCTTTTTAAGTTCTTTTTTTGCATCTGCAACATTATTAATTGACTTAACTTCTAGGTCTGACAGTTCAGCCTCAGACATATCAAGCTTTCGTTCTTTTCGTAGCTTTTTCAGGCTGTCAATCCGTAAGGTATCAGCGTTTAAAGTTTTGATAGCGTTGTTAACTTCTGTTTTCATCAATTTGTTGCTATAGGTAACCATGTCGTTGTAAGCATCAAGTTTAACTTTTCTTTGTTTGATAACTTCATCACGGTTAATTTTCACAACACCGTTTTCAATGCTAATAGCCTTGGCAAGTTCCTTATCTTTTTGAATAAGGGTATTAGCTTCATTTGCAGAAATGCTTTTACCTTCAGCCATTTTTTCTAGAAGATCATTGAGAGGAGCCACTTGATCTTTGGTGTTATTGAAAATATCCCCATTTAAGGCATCTTGAACGGAATCAAACTGCATAGCATCTGACATTTCTTTAATAGCTGCCTTAATATCATCAACACTATTTGCATCCAGAGCTTCTTTTAGCTTCTTACCAAAATCTTCTGCCTCGTTACCTGCTTCTGCCAGCGTCTCACCCAAATCACCAACTTCAGATTTGACGGAAGATAAGCTCTTATCTCCATCTTTTATGTTCTTCTGTGCTTTGTCGAAGCTCATTTTAAAAACATCAATAGAAGAATCGGATTTGGAGTATGTTTCTAAGAGACTTTGAAGATCTTTTTTTGAATTATCGAAAGCTTTTTCATCACCTGAATCTAAAGCTTTTTGCATTTTTTCTTGAAGCTTTCCTAAAGAAGAGGAGAATTTTTCTAATTCTTCAGGATCTAAATCGTCTTTTAAGTTAAGTTTGTTGACAACATCACTAATACTCGTCTTTAAAGTATTACTGATATCAATTGAACTATAAGCATTTGCAATTGAAAGGACGCTATCTTTAACTTTAGCATTTCCACTCTCAATATCAGATTGAGCTTTGAGCATGCTTTGTTTAGCTTTATCAGCGGCAATCTTATAGTCATCGTCATCGGCAATGAGATCCCATTTAGGTCTACCTTTATCATTGTAGTCAGCTATTTGCTTGTACTGCTTTAATTCATCCTTAGACTTTTTAATTTCCTTAGAAGCGTCTTCGAATGTTTTCTTTGCACTGTCTCTTGTTTCTTGTTTCTTTAAAGCCAAATACTCTTTAGTATTCTCAATCGCTTTTTCAAGCTCTTTATTTGTCTTAAGAATTGCATTTCCTTGAGAATCATAGCCTTTAACTAATGCAGGGAAAGTTTGTGCTAATTGCTGAGTGACTTGAAGGTATTCTTGCTCTTCATCTGAAGTTAGAGATCTGGACTCTTTAACCTTTTGAAGCTCTTTATATTGCTGTATTAGTTTATCAGTGGAATCCTTATTAGTTGTAATTGCTTCGACATTGGTTTGCTGGCTCTGCTCAAAATCATCTTTAGCTTTTTTAGCTTCTGCAAAAGAAGAAATTAATGATTCTAGCGCCCATCCTAAAGCAGCAAACGCACCGCCAACTAATGTTGAAACAAGCAACCCTCGAAGAGCAGTTTTTAGAACTCTTGAGGCGACTGCTGCACGAGTCATACCAGCTTCTAGCCCAGCAGTTGCTAAAGTTTCTTGCCCCATTGCACGTGTGCCCAAAATTAGGGTGGTGGCTAATGCGCGGGTATTCTTACTGAGCAAAAGGGTTGCAGTGCTTACTGCAGCTAAAAGGGGAGGTAGGAACCCAACTGATTTGATTACTCCTGTTGAAACGTTAAGTAAAGAACCTGCTGCTTGAGTGAACTCAATTAATCCATCGCTAATAAAAGCATCTGAAGCAGCAATAGCAAATTCAGTAAAGTTATTTTGAAGCTTATTTACCCTAGCTTGTAGACTATCAGCATATTTTTGTTGCTCGCTCCATGCACTTCCCGTAGAGTTAGCTGCAGTTTTTGCCGCATTCTGAGCAATAGAGAAGTTGTTCATCATTGCATTAAAACGGGATAACTGATAAATACCAGCTACTCCAATTGAAGTATTTTGTTTCTGAGCATCAGAAAGCGTATCCCACTTACCAGCAACTTCACTAATTAAATCACTTGCTGATTTAGCTTCACCACCAGCTGTTTTAACTGAGATACCAATCTGTTCTAACGCTTTAATTGAGCTTTGATTATTCCCAATCCGCGCGAAAATTGTCTTTAAGGAGTTCCCGACGATATTCCCTGATTCACGTGTTGTACTAGCAATTGCAGTTGTATAACCAATAAGATCATTTAGCTCTACCCCGAATGTAGAAGCAGTTGAACCAGCTTTACGGATAGAATTGGCCAGATCTAGAGTTGTAACAGCATAGTTATTATCAACCTCATTTAATTTATCTGCAATTGATATTGAATCATTTGCTGCAATATTAAAGTTGAGCATTGCTGCCGTTAGAGTGTTAACTGTATCATCGGGAGTTAAATCAGAGACATTTTGAAGAACTTGGGCAGTTTTCGTTAACGTGGAGAGCTCACTTTCATCGAAACCCATTCTCCCAAAATCGCCTGTCATTTGAAGAATATCTGTGATTTTATTTGAAAGTGTATCACCTAAGTCAATAGATTCTTGGAGAAGTTCATTATATTTATAATCCGGCTCATTCATAACACGGCGAATATTTGTCATGAGAGTATCAATTTCTATTGCCTGGGATACCATTTCTTTAAGTCCAGAGATAGCTCCGTAGAATAAAGAACCGGAGATTAAATAGGTGGACATGCTTTTGAAGGTTTGGGTTAGTTCTGCTCCAAAAGAAGAGGCTTGATTAGCAGCTGTTTGAGCGTTGGAGGCTAATTCTCTAAATTGCATATTCAAGCTTTGAATTTGTGATCTGATATTATTGCTTCCAGTGCTTACATTAAGACTATTTACTGCATTCAAATAATCTTGAACAGCTTGTCTATTACTAGAGCCCATAGAACTGCCATACCGTGTATTTAGGTTTTGAACATTTACTTGTGCCTGTCGCTGATATAATTCAATGGTTTTCTTTAATTCATTGTTCTTCGCAACTGCCGCAGATTTATCATCTAACATCCTTATCCTATTTTGCAGTGCTTCAATTTGTTGAGCGGATTGAGCTGTGTTTATTTTTCGGCCAAGAGATGAGATGGTCGTATCAGTAACAATACCTTGCTGTCTAAGCTTCTCTAAATCTTGCTTAAGCTGCTCAATTGCTCTCCTTTGTTGGTCATAATTAGTTGTAGTTTTTGAGGAGGTCGAATTAGTTTTAGGATCAGTTGTATAAACAATATCATCGAACCCGTGGCGGTTTTTCTGCACTACCTTTGTTGGCTGTCCTTGCAGATTTCTCTGCACAGTCTTTTTTTGAACCTGTCCTAGTTTCTCAGTGGCCTGTGTTAGCTTGTTAACCTCTTGAGTTTCTTGCTTTAATGCTGTATTACGATTGTTGATTATTTTTGTTTCACGTTGAAGTATCTCACCATTTTTCTTATACTGCTGGGTGAGCTTTTCAACTGATCCGTCAGCATTCTTAATTACTGTTGAGGTTTCTTTAACTGTTTGATTATAGGATTTTAGGTTTTTCTGATATGTGTCGATAGCAGAGGAGAATTCTTGCAGAGCTTTTAAGGTTGTAGAATCAATGTTTGTATTGAGCTTGAGGGAGTTGAGTTTCTTTTCCAGGGATTTAATTTGCTGATTTAACTGTTCGACAGTTTTGGATGAGGTATCAGCTTGCGGGGTTAGTATAATTTTGAGGTTTTGACTCAAGTAAGAATCACTTCCTTTCAGTAGGGGAGAGGACAAAGAAAAAAGCCACTCAGTTATTGAGCGACTTTGTTTGCTTTCTTAATAATTACATCCATAACACCATGCCAATATTCTGCATTCGTAAGTGCTTGTTGAATGACATTGCTATCTTTTTTATACCCCTGAATATTATACCCTTCAACTTCTTGTGTGGGGAGAAAATCGATATAATGGATAGGCTTACCGAGGTCTTCAACAGTAATCTTTAGCGTGACAGATTTGACCATTTCATTTTGTATTGAAGAGGCAGACAACCCTCCAATTGCAGCTCCAATTCCTCCAGCTAACAGGCCACCAGCTACGATTCCTGATTTTGATACTTTAGAAATTATTTGATTGTCTAAAGCAATTTCGGATTCTATAACATTGGAAAAAGGGATTGTGTATTCTTCAATATGTTCATCTTTATTAAGCTGATATATTTTCACAAGGGAATCAGATTCCTTAAATGCAATTTTAGTTTTGTAAGTATTAAAGAAATTGTCTGGATTAAAACCACCGTCGAAGTGCTTAAGTGTTTCCGCATTTTCTTTTAGTTTATCTATATTTTTTTGGGCTTTAATTTTATAGGGCTCAAGTGCTAATAGGGCTAAACCTACAATTATTAAGCAAATTCCCATGCCTCTCCAGCCGTCCATTAGCAAAAAGAAAAGACAGAATAAAAAATAGCCACCATAAGCCATAAACTTATATCCCATTCAACCACCGCCGGTATCATTTTCCTACATTATACCATTGTTTCCAGTCATGGAGAACTGTATAAATGGAAAGTGAAATCATTAGTTCTTTTCTGATTTTATCTGAATGAGCAGTTCTTTGAGATAATCTGCAGTTGTAGCATTTTCTTTATCTTTTATAATATTACGAAGTGTCCATAAGCAAATTATGATTGTGATTAATACGTAAATTAATGCATTCAATCGGTTTCCCTCAGTAATTTTTGATATATTCACACCAAATAATACTTGAAATCCTATAAACGATGTTCCCAAAATCAAACTTCCAATCCCCCAAGTTTTAGATGGATCATATTGCGATTTTATTCCTTCCATCCTTGCAATGGCAGATGATAATTCAGACGGGCTTAAAGATTTTATTATTTGGACTTTCCTTGCATGTGTATGATAATCTTGTCCATTAATAGGAAATTCATGCTTGATAAACTTTATTAATTCTTTAGGATTCATTTCAGCCAGATTGTGCTTTAATACTTTTTTATTGAACATTTTCATCACCTCTCCATATTATCGACAAATACGCAAAGGATTTTAATGGAAATTAGGTTTCTAAGAGTACGTTTCTCTAATTTTCAAAATGAATGAATAGTCCTTTTTAAGATTTATACACAGTCATTCTCCAAGGAAAAATGACTCAATTTTTCGATTTTTTATGTAAATCAAAAAAGAATCATGTTAGAGTAGGTGTGCTGAAATAATTCAAAAAATTATTTTGCAATATGATTAAAGTAATATTGCCAGAGAGTTCGGGTTGGACAAAATTGTAAGTATTTAATACACTGGGGCTGCAATCAAATATGCACCTGGAATCAATTGCTAAACGGGGGAGTTTAAATGAACAACAAGAAAAATATCTTTGATATTGTAATGTACATTATTTTCGGTGTGTTAAGTCTTTTTCTAGTTGCAAAAACTGATTATGGCACTGGAGTTTTAGTGTTTGTTGCAATTTTATACCTCGCTGTAATTGCTTATAAAATTAAGCAAGTATTTAGTAATTCAGATTCTTAAGGTGTAACACAAGGAGGATTTCAATTGAGAAAGAAAAGAGTTATTACTTGTGTTATGGCTGCATCATTGACTTTAGGCTCACTTTTACCTGCAGGTTACGCTACTGCAAAGGAGGACTCTAAGACAACCCCTTCTTACGAAGAACTAGCTCTACATTACAAAATGAAAAGTGAAAAGATTTCATCGAACGGGAAATTAGTTGAAATTGAGTATGTGAGTGGAAATGAAACTCACAAAGTTCAGATGAACGGAAATGATCATACTGTAAAAGTCGATGGCATAGAACAAAAAGGCTTAAACTTTGAGTATGATGAAAATGCTGCTAACAGAACAAATTATGAAAACAATAATTTGAAATCAAATGAATTCACAACACAGGCTGCAAAACCTAAAAAGGGATACCATTATGTGGGGACTTTATCTGGGCATACAAAAGCAGCTAAAAATGCGTTATCAGTTACAATGTCATTAGTCGGTATTGTCCCTGGCTTGGGATGGGGGAGTAAGGCTGCCACTATTTTATTCTCTTATTGGGCAAAAGAACAAATCCCTGATGCGTATTATAAATATGATTTATACGAAAAAGGAGCAATGACTGATAGTTGGTATCAGTATGCTACAGTTCAATTTTTTGAAGATAAAGCCCATAAAAAGAAAATGGGCAAACCGTGGACTAGTACTCCTGCAAAAGTAGATTTACCTAATAGCTAATTTTAAAATCACTTTGTCTTTATCGGGGGACAAAGTGATTCTTTGTTTTATACATAAGCAAAATCCCTCAAACGAGGAATCTTGATTCTGAATAAAAGAGGGATTTTAACTAAACAAATATTTGATTCTTTTCTTCTTCAAAATCCCGTAAATCATAATGTTTGATTGTTGTTGATACATCTTCATGATGAGCTACATATTTGCTTATCAATTCAATTTTGATTTTCTTAACTTCTAGGAGATAAGTGATGCATGAGGCTTTGAAGAGGTGAGGGTTAATACGTCGGCCAAGAATATCTGATAAAACGTCAGAGCAAAAATAATCAGCCCAAGACTCTGACATCTGTTTAGGCTCTCCACCATACTGAGTAGTGAAGAGGTATTCATGATCATAACCGCGTTTTTCATGCCACAATCGAAGGTACTCCAATGCTTCTGTGTTAATCATGTACTCAAGTGGTTTTCCTTCACCTTTACCTTTTCCGAATACCTTATGGCTCATTACATATGACTGCCCCTCTGGAATAGGGTAATCTAATATTTCTGTTTTTAACTGTATGAGTTCTGCTCTTCGTCCGCCGACATTAAAGGCAGTGGCAAGCCATGCCATCCCCAAATAATTTTCATCCTCTTTTAGGGCGTCCATCATAAGTTTATATTCATCATATGTAACTTTTACTTTTTCATATGTTGTGGTTTTTGGAATAGCCGGGAGTCCACGTGTGAAGTTTCTGAATTTCTCATAATTCTCATCATCTTCTGCAACAACATTTTCAATGTAATTATTTAATGATGATACACCGGCTTTTTTTAATGCAATCCCACTGGAAGACATTCCACGATTTTTTAAGAAACTTTGATACCTAATGAAATCACGCTTTGAGATCTTATAAAGTTTTTTGCCGTTAAGAGAGGTATGTACCCACCAAAAGAATTGGCGGAGGGAGGAGTAATACTGTTTTCGTGTTTTATCTCTAAATGAGTGAGCATCTAAAAACTCTTGAACCAAGCTTCTGTGCTCTTCATCTACTTGCTCCCACATTGACTCCGTGATCTCGGGGAGTTTTATTGCTCGAGATCTGAGCATATTCTTTTCAATTGGTTTGGTCATTAATTCACCACCATTAGTCTGTTTTAATACCGTCTGCTTTTAAATCTTTTTTTAGCGCTGCAGTTAATCGTCCATCTCTTAAGGTCTCAGAGGTATTCTTCATAAAAGGACGAGGTTTACCGTATCCATATCTATATGAATCAGGGTATGTATACCCCTGCCCGGTTTCAATAACTGTAGCAATGTCTTTTCCATCATCTTCTCTAATATTGTCCAATGACACCCCGTTGCTTTCGTTGGTGGTTATAAAGGCATCTTTAACTTGTCCTGTGCGTTCATAAAGTAGGGGATCATATGCACCGTAAACATCTTCATCAATGTGCTCTTGTCCTGTTTTCACCATAATTTGTTTCACATTAGAGGAAGACTTATGAATTGATTGAATTGCAGCTTGTTCAACCATAGCTTTGATATCTTTAATAGTTTTCGCCACTAACTTCACCAGAACCAGTCTCTATTTCTTCTACCTTTTCTAGAATAAGTTTGTTGATTTCCTCGTGGCTCATAGTTAACAAGTCTTCAGTGATTTTTTCTAAAGCTTTTGTTGCATCTTTAAGCTTCTTCATACTTTCTTTTGGAAAACTGTTAATAATCATAGGGAAGAATTCGGAATCTACAAGCTTAAGGTACCATTTAACTTTATTTTTGATGTCATTCGGAATCCCCAAATCTGAAAATTCTTTGACAATTGAAAAGAATACCCATTGAACAGTGTTGATTTTACTAAAATCAATACCTTTATCTTCAGCTTTTTGTTGATCAGAGATCATTTCAGTTAGCATTTTTGTTAACCGAGAAGGAGAAAAGTATGGGTAGATGAATACATGTACATCATCGGTTAATTGGACTTTTTCTTTCTTGTCGTACTTATTGACACTTTCCTCAATTAAACTTAAATTCAATTTTTTTGATGCCATTTAATATCCTCCTTTTGAGCAAACAATGATAACGTGTTTATTCTGTAGATAAGGTAACTGAAGTATAGGCTTCCCCAACAATTTCTTGATATTGCTCAGGAGTAATTAAGTTATTGTCTACTCCTTCTTTGAGTTCTTCCTTAGTTACATCATCGTAATAATAGGCTTCTTTAACCTGATCAAGAGTTGCCCAGTTTTTGTTTAGGGCTATAACCCAAAAATTGTTCATGCTGTTGTCCCATCTTTCAAGTTTTTAACTTCAGTTTGTAAATTTAAGATTAGGCGATTTTGTTTTAAGATTAAAATTCTGGCTTCAGCTAGGGATTGTCCAAGTAATTCCACATCAGAAGGTTCTTCAGGGAGTGGTGAGAGGCTGTCAATGTATTCTTGAGAGGCTGTTTCTATCCAAACTTGTTTTGATAAATCAAATCGTGGGAGGTAATAGGAGGGAGAGTCAGGTAATGGAACAGAAGTGCAATTATCGGGAAAAATATAATCTCCCTTTTCATCCATTTCAGTTACAACTAGGGGTTCAACGAACATAAAATTTTCGTCATATTTATAGACTTGTATCATGACTTACCTCCTAATTCAACGGAACAGCTACATCTATGTAGTAACCAGTTATTGCAGCACTATTGTCAGCCGATACCCCACTTAGCTGAAGGTCTCCATTAGGATTTACAAATAATTTGCTTTTGCCAAAAGTTCCACTTACTTCAACAGACTTAACAGCACCTTGCGTTGGAGAAAATTCAGTTGGAATAGAAGCAAATACTACATCTCGGTTAGTTACAACGTGCCCACTAAGCTGTAAAGTTCCAGCTACTTTACGATATAGAAGCGGCCTAGAACCAGTCTTTGCGCCATTTTTATATGTAACGCTTAACCAAGGCACATTATCAATTTCACTGCTACTTATCAATCGTTCCCAGCTTGACCATGCTCCGTTTATCAATGATTTTCTGTAAGTCTTATTATCATTAGTCAGAACAATAGCTTGACCATAAAGTTTATCAGCACTACATGTCCAAAATCCCCGCCCATTACTTGGAGGTGCCTCTAGGGCAGCCTTATCATAACCGAAATATGTTAAAGTAGGGGAATTCAAAAGTTCAGAATGAAAGTCGCTTGTTATAGAAACTAGCGGTTGTCCATCGTCGCCTGATATTTTTGTTAATTGAGCCGAATTCCATTTGTTTCTTTCAGCATTGGTGATATGGCGCTCATTATCTTTTGTGTGTGCATCAAATTCTAATTTTGTCGCTTGTTTATCATTCGTAAGGTTTCCTAATCCGACCTGAATTGCAGTTACTTTATGAGGATTGTTTGTGTTCTGAGAATGTGCGTCAGTATACTTTTTGGAATTACTTTCAGCTGCATTCCAAGCGGTTCTTTCGGCTGCTGTTATATGAATAATTGTATCTTGAGCATGTTGATCAAATTCAGTTTTAGTTGCTTGTTTTTCATTCAGGACATTTGCTAAACCAACTTGGCTTTTAGTTACAGAATGGGGGTTGAGAGTATCGTTTAGGTGCTCGTCAAATTCCTCTTTAGTTGCTTGGACATTATTTAAAACATTGCCCAAGCCAACTTGCTCTTTGGTAACTAAATGAGGATTAGATTGATTATCAGTATGTTTCTTAAGCTCATTCTGTTGATACTCCATAAATAAATTTGTTTTTTCTGTTAATGCTTGTTCATGCTCAAGCATATGTTTTTCAGCTCTGTCATTGGATCCTCTTAATGAATTGATCTGAAGATTGTTTTGTTTGAGTTGACCGACATATTTACTGCTGCTCATCTTAACTCACCACAATCCCTTTAACAGTTACATCACCAGTAACAGAAACAACTTCGAACATAACTTTAAACAATCCAGCAATGTCGAAGTCCCAATACTCATTAGTATTTAAAGTACTGCTTCCAAGTTGGAAGTCTGTTTTATTGGTGCCACTAAGGGCAGTTTTTTCGCCATTTTCATCAACTGCATAAAACATTATTTCTCGTGAAGTTGAGGAACCGGAGATCTTAACAGTAAGTTCCCGAAAATGACCAACTACAAATTCTTCACCTTCAGATGGGGAAGTTGTGGCTTCGTGAAAAGTAAATGAAGTTTTGTCTGGAATCGTGATTACGACATTTTCAGTCGTTTCTGTCAACAACTCCACCTCCTTAATCTGTATAAAAACTGTCTTTTATCTAGAAAAACAAGAGGGGAGGACTTATTCAAAAAGCCCATCCTCTTGTAGCTTATTCCATATACCTTCCCAAGCTGGGGTAGAAGAAGGAGATGACTGAAGCGAACTTAAAGGTTCGTACTCATTGAAGTCGCCTTCAAAGCGCTGCTTGAAATCATCAACACTGATATAGGATCCATCTGATAGCAATAGGAATTTTTGTTCCAGGCCATCAAATTGTTTGAACAAACCGCATACTTCATCAAATGTCATTATTCCATCCCCCAAACAACGATTTTTAACCCAGTTAGATCAACTGTACCGGCTGCTTTAACTGTCAGATGTATTTTTGGAGCAGTGAAAGTTAATTGTTTTTGTAAGGGGTAATTCTGAACAAAAGCAATACTGTTGAATAGAACAGAATTATCATTACCTGATGTAGTTGCAGAATAAAATGGGATGTTTTTCGGTACGGAATAAACACTTGCTAAAACTTTGCTGTTTGAGCTGTCTGTTTGAGTTGTGTACATAGCAACACCGTAAGTTCTGAAAACACCAAGTGAATCGATTAGATCAACTGTATAAGACTTAGTTGCACCTGTAGCTACAGTATCAGCATCAGTAACAACAAATTCAGAATAGGATTTTTGAACTTGGGTTTTAATTGCTGCAGTGTTTTTAACCAAAACAGGGACAGAAGCCGTATTAGCTATATTTACATCAAGTGATGTATTGGCCACATTAACATTAAGAGGCTGGTCATTATTAAGACCAACCTCCAAAGGGACAGTGGAACGTTCAATTGATACAGCAGTTATGGGATTACCTGTCCCATCATCTTTTGCAGAAGTGTATTTATCACCGTCTTGATTTAAAAAAGCAATAATAAACACCCCCTTAATTATTCAGTTGTTCCGCCAAGATCTGAGCTTTGAGTTGAACCTGTTGTATCCTCAACCGGAGCTGCGGTATTTTCATCTCTACTTGCTTCGATTACTACAGCCATTTCGTCTGTATCTGTATCTGCTAACGCTTCAAACTTAATTTCAGGTGCTAAAGCATTTCCATTCTCTAATGACATTTCAAATTCCCCTGAAGGAGAAACATTAGGGAACTGGATATAGATGTCACTGTAAACTTCTTCTGTATCAGGGTTATAAGCAATAGTGCGATATTCAACTTCATATCGTTCTGAGAACTTGCTGGCTTTAATGGCTAAACGTCTACCGACTTTTTCAATTTGATACACAGCTGTTAGTTTGTCTTTAGCAGCCGCAAATGCTGTTGGAATTGTATATGTGCCATCAGTTGAAACAGCAATCTTATATGTTAAACCTTTTTTGTTATAGAAAGTAACATCGCTTACAGGTTTTCCTTTTAGAGTAACTTTGTTTGTATCATCTACAATCAGTCCATGTTCTCTATCGAAAACCTTTACTTTTGTTTCTTCCTGAATTGTTTCACCCTGTGTCATTGCAAGCCATTCTAAATCAAAGAAAGCATTTTTGACAGTTAGGTTAATTTCCTTCTCAGATTTAAGAATGTAAAGTGGTTTATTTCCGATTCCACCTCTGAGTTTTTCTTCAGAGATTGCTTGGGAGAATGATGCTGTTTGTGCCTCGGCTGTGAATACAAGCTTACCGTCAGATTTTCGTTTGAAATAAACGTCAGCTGTATCTTGAATAACTGTTTTCATCTAATTGTTGCCTCCTTAAATAATAAAAAAGACAGCTATGCGCTGCCTTTACCAAAACCTTTAGTTTGTTTCATGAAACTTTCTCTACTTATGTAGTGTTTTTCTTCTTCAAATAAGTCGATATGTTTTCCCCAGCTTTCCATGTGTTTGGCTGCATCAGGTGAAACGGTCGCAAACAGGGTGGAGGTATCGTACTGTTTAAATTGACCAACTCTGTAGTAAGTCATGTATAACTGAAACAGAGTCATTTCATTTATATCTTTGTACAAATATCCAGTGTGAGTAGCAACACTGCTCATGATGTCTGCCATATCAACCATATCTGATTCCTGACTTTTCACCCTTTTGCTGCGCTCGTTAGCTCGCTGTATCTCTGGGTTAGAGCTGATTTTTTCTTCTTTAAGACAAGACATTCTCAAGATCAATTCTCTTAGGGCTTCGAAGTTTTCCGGTGTAAGTTTCTCTAAAATTTCAACGCCATTAAAAACTGTGCTAAATATTACTTCATATGCTTCTTTAAAATTCGGAAGGATACTTGTAATTTCAAATAAAGACAGTTTTTTAAGTTCGGCAATAAGACCATCTAATTGGCCAAATTGATTATTTTCCTTTTTGCTGTAAGTATAAATAATCTCTTTCTTAGACATCTTAAACCAGCTGAGGTACGGAGTTAAAAAAGCATATTCCTTAACTTTTATAAATCGACAATCGCCAAATTCAGTAGGGATTGGTTCACCGGTTATAAAGAATTCACTATCAATCATTTCATTGCCCCAAAGGTATAAATTAATTTATAGCCGAGGTAACCGTCAGGAGGATTAGTGATTAGCAGTCTTTTATAAGAGTTTGTCTTACCGATACCAGCAAAATTCTGATTGAACAAGAGCTTATTAATTCTGTCATTAATCTTAAGATTTCTAAATTCAGTTTCTTCAAAGGTGTTAATGTGGGTGAAAACATCAATCATCAAGTCTTGATCAAGAAGCATCGCGCTTTGGTTGGATGGTTTTGGTAATGCGTTCCCTAAATAAACACACATCCTACATAACGGTGAATCCGATAGATCATCTGTTTTAGGTGCTCGCTTAAATATGGTATTGATTATAGCGGGTGAGTCATTTGTGGAGTCATAATAATTTTCGAGTGATTGAACATCAGGATGAGAAGGGGAGAGAGGATCAGTTTTGTAATACAAGAGCCGATTCAGTTCAACATCATCCATAACTAATCTGAAGACTTTTGTCATCTGTTCAACAGTCATGCTCATGCCTTTTCACCAACTTTCTTTTTGGCAACCAATTTTATTGTTCCGTGGTCTCCATAAACTTTAGAATAGTCTATATCATCGACTTGATAATCTTCGCCAAAGAAGGTGAGGGTAAGTCCGATTTTCAATTTTTCATGAACAAGATAAGGAATTGTAATGTTTGCTTGACCATCCGGAAGATTTACCGCCAATTCAGTGCCATTTATTGAAGTTGTCCTTTCGAATATGCAGGGGACTTCAGTTTTTTCACCAGGTACTTTTTCATAAATTGGCTTACCGGTGATTTCGTTAATTTTGCCAGTATCGACTAACTTGTCTTCTGAGGTTAGAAAAAATGAGGTGTTACATTGTCTTATAGTAGCACTATCGTTCATTTTATTGTCTGTAGGTCTTGAATTAACAATCCAATAACTATCATCATATTTAATCAAGTCGCCTCGATTAAGCAATCCTAATACGGTAAGCACTTTCTTAGTTTCACTGTCTTGGGTTGTTTGGATAATTACCTGTTGAGACTTATGATTGAGCTCAATATCATATGTTTCGGGTGAATTCGCAAGAATTTCTTTAAATATTTCATATTTGTTCGTATTAAATTCATCGTTTTCCCAGCCACTTAAATAATTCGAGGAGGAAGAAAGGTACCAATCTATTGACATCTAAGCACCTCACTCGAAATTATTGGTTTTAAGCTTGCTAATTTTTTGATCAATATCATCACACAAGCTCTCATATGCTCTATTTACTTGTGCTTTTGTGTTTGCTAAGCCTGTTAATTGAATATCTCGTCCAATTACGTTATTCAACTTGAGAGCCCTATCTCTGTATCTGCCTAAATATCCTCTGTACATAAGCATTCCGAGTAATTGGGTTTGAGCTCTTGAAAGTTTGACATCAAACGTATTAGTTTCTTCATGGAAACCAAGATCTGTAAGATCTGTTTCGTAATCGCTAATAGCATTAATCAAAAACTGTTTTTCAAGACCCTCCGGCAACACTTCGTTCGATTGAAACAAAGAATGAAAAACATTGATAATTTTTTCATAAGGCGTCATTAAATCACTCCTTATGATTCTGTATCAAACTTAAAACCAGTAAACTCTTCGATAAACTTGATCTTTTTATAGTCATTTACTTTTTCTTTCTTTGCAATTTCAAATAACTGAGCTTTTTCGGATTCTAGTTTGATATCTTTAGTTACATTTTCTTCGAATGTTTTCTGAGTTTTGTAAGCTAAAATCTGCTTGATTCTTTCAGGTGTGATCACTTCTTGCTCACTGTCATTTTCAGCAGCCTCAAACCCAAGGTGAACCCTAGTTTCTTTATCATCAATGAAAATTTTCGCATGAGACCCTTGCCCATCAGTGCCTACAAACATTTTCACATTATCAAAAACTTGAGACTGAACTTCACCTACTGTAATTTGACGAATGCCATTAGCAGGTAAACGGAAATCTCCATGGCTTTCTAATTTTTTGAAATATAAGTCCCACGAGCACAAATTTTTAATAGCGATTTTCTTATCTAAATTAATTGACATAATACCCTCCATAATTTTACTTAGGAGGGACAATGCCCTCCATAATGATTTTATTCAGGTGTGATTTCGAAATTTTCATCACGGATTAATCCGATTTGATATTCTTGTCCTTTAGCTACACCTGCACCGATTTCCATGTCAAATCGAGTAATCTCTGTACCAGACACGATATCGTTACCTGTCATAGAAGTTAATCCACCACGTTGGAATACTTGAAGAGGAGATTTTGCACCTTGAGGAATGAAGAATAGAAGACCTTCAGGAAGGTAAGTTTTGAAGTTATCTCCAGTCTTGTTAAGTTCAGTGAGGTTGTATGCATTAGGTAATTCAACAACAGAAGAACCTTTATAAGTACTCAGTAAACCTGTCTTGCGGATTTCATCCATTACTGATTCAGGCAATTTTGTACTAGTTGCATCTCCGGCGACTGCTTGGAATCCAGCAAAATCATTTAACTGAGAAACAACAGAATAATCACCAACGATAGATGGTTGACCGAATCTACGAACCTTCTTAATAGTGTCATCAACTGCAGATTTTTGAATACCGGCATTTTCCGAGAAATATTTAACACCGGTAGCTGACTTAATGGCGTTGTACATTTCATTTACGACATAATACATAGCTTTATTCATCATATCGGTCTGAACTTGTTCCATACCTTCAGCAACTTTATCTAGGTTTCCACTTTGGATTTCACGGTAATTAACAGCATAGCCTGCTGAAATAGTCTGTGTTCCAATAGGGTATTCGTTCCAAGTTGTAGTAGCAAAAGGAACGTCTCCACGAGAAGCTTGGAAACCACTTCTAATTGATTCGTGTGCGTATGTAGTCATCATTGGTTGTTGATCATAACCGATTTGTCTAAAAGTACCCATGAAATCAAATAATTTAACAGCTGAAATAAGTTTAGGTTCAATTGCCAATCTAACAATTGTATTTATTTCAGCTTTTGCCACGGGGTTTCCTAGTACAGCTTGAGCTGCTAAATCTTTGACATGTTTCATAACTGTATCGGCTTTATTACCGAATTTAGAAATATCTTTTCCTGTTGCAATTGCAGAGAAGATCTCAATAATTGGCGATTTTGAATTTAACTTGGGATTAGCAAACACATCTGAATCCCGTTTTACGTTATTAAGTTCAATTTTCATAAGTTTTACCTCCAAAAGTTAGGGATTAGGCTTGTACTTTTAAGTACAGACCTTTACCACCGAATGTAGTTTTTTCAAGAACTTTAAGCTTAACTTTATAATCAGCAACATCTTCTCCAGCTTTAGTCCATTGACCAGTTCTATCACCTGCTGGGACAATAACATCGCCCACAATGAGAGCATCAAAACCTTGAACTGTATCTTGACTCAATTCAACTGGTAGGTCAGCCAAATCAGTTACACGGAAAGCACGAACGTATTCATCTTTCAATACTTTAAAATCAGCTTTGTTTCTAACCTCAGGTTTATCAATGATATTGCCAACAACATAAATGTCGCCCTTTGCTGCTGTAGCATCGGCAGGGGTAGGCGCCAGGCCAATAGAGTCATCTGGTAACACAACCAAGCCAGGCACTAAATCTTTTGTTGCTTTACAACGCGGGTTATTTCGCACCTGTTTGAAGGCACCAATAGTTCCAAACTTGAACATATAAATTCCTCATTTCTATAAAAGTGTTATTTTATCTTAATAGAGATCATTAATAGATACTGAGCTTTCTTGTCCAGCATCATTAATTTCTGAAAAAATGTCTTTATCATTAGTGCTATTTGTTTCAGTTGATTGATTCTTTTGACGTTGTGCAATAAATGATTGAGCAATTGAAGAGTTAATTTCCGAGAGAATTTGTGCCTTTAGCTCAAGAGAAGGAGATTTGGAGAAGAGTTCGATTTTTTCTTTCGCGACCGATTTTTCTTTCTCTGTATATTTATTGAGATCTTGATTTAGTTCACTTTTTAGCTTTTCGTTTTCTGCGTTTTGTTTGAATTCTTTCAGTGAATTCAACTCGGCATCAGCTTTTTCTTTTTCTTCTTTTGCTTTTTTGATTTCTTTTTCTTTCTCCTCAACTTTTGCTTTCTCATCTTTAGCTGCTTTTACTGCAGCATTTAACTCCTCATCTTTTTTCTTAAGCGCCTCATTAAGTTCAGCCACTTTTGTTTCAAGTGCTTTATTCTCAATGTTTAGCTTATTATTCAATTCAACTAATGCTTCATCTTGTGTTTTTGCCATTGACTGTTCCTCCTTGTGATTATTATTTAGTTCCAGTAAGACAGCAGCATCATCAGCTGGATCAATTCCGAGAATTGCGTCGCCGGTGAAATCAAATCTCATAGGTATACGACCTTTTTCTTTATACCCACCGTCATACTCAATTGAAGAACTGCCTTCAACTGCAGAAATTTCTACTGAGGTCTCAGGGAATTCGCCATCAAACATTTTCGATTTAAGCCATTGTACAAACTTAGGGTACCTTTGGTTGTAAATAAAACCCTCACCAATTAACACTCTTTTTTGTTGACCATTTACTTCTATAGTGTCGATATATCCATTGGTTGTAACACCAACTACAGTGCTGTTTTCAAACAGGGGAGTCCCATCTTTAATTTCTGTCATGCCATGGCCAAATGGTTCACTATTTTCACAATCAATAAATTCTACACACAGCGGCATATCCTTAATGGAATTTAAGTTTGCATTAACGTGTTTTTCGATCCAGGTAATACCGTTTTTATTGTATTGGGCATTGTTTTCATGTATTTCAAGAACAACCCACTTTACAAAGGTTCGTCCACTTACTTTTCGTTGATTATTAATCTCTAAGATTGCACTTCTCAAATATTAATTCACCTCCCTTCATGAGCCAGAGGGCGTACCGTTACTGTTATTTGTTTTGGACTTAATGGTGTTCTCGTTTTGAGAACTATCGTCTTCAGGACGACCAGCAGACTTATCATTCTTACTCATAGTGTAGGAAGTTTCATGAACAGGGAACTTCTCATCGAATCCTTCTTCTTTTTCATATTCCATTAATGACAAGTAGGCATCAGGATTCCACCCAGTAGCTGCTATCCAAGCAGTTAAACTTCCTCGACCACTCGTGTACAAGTCCTTCATATTTTGGACTTTTTCTTTACGGTTAACGTGGGTAAGGGGGAGATAGTAAACTTCAACATAAGACTTGGGATTTTTAATGATATTTGAATTAATGACTTTGTTAAACTCACTAGAGATCTGTTCTAACCAGGAGAAAATTTGTGAGGACACCATTTCAATGTTTGTAGATTGAGAGGAATAATTTCCGTCTTGACCATTTAACGCTGAACCTGCAAAACCTAAGTTAGTTGATATTCGTTTTATTAATTCATCTTCACCTTTGACTTTAAGGAAATCAACGTTTGTCTCAAGTTTGTCTAGCTTAGTGCCTGAGGCCAAAGAGAAGAATTTTATCCCTTTGACAGCGCCTTTAGAAACTAAGGCATTTTTGATGCTGTTGTGCTGTTGCTCTTGTTGCTTTTGCGTTAAGGAAGAAACACCTTTCTTTTCACCTTCGGGCAATGTTTGATAAATTAATGTACTGTTCAAATCATCAAGGATGTTTCTTTTTGTATCAACAAAATAATCGTCATAAACCATATCAACAAATGCAGCTAGTCCAATCGGTCGTCCCCATTGATCTTCCATATCAGCACTGCCTTTAACGGTGATTGTCTTATTGTTGTCTAATACGAGCCAACGTTTATTGAGATCTTTTTTGTACTCAACATAACCTTGTCTAAATTCCTTTGGCCACCTTTTAAGTTTTAAAGATCTCCCTTTGCTTGTGAATTGATCAAAGTAGGAGACATCAAAAGCCACTAAATAAGAAGAGTTTTTTCTCCCGACAATTTTACAGTAATCGATAGGGAGCGAGAGGATAGAACAATTGAACTCTTGTGCATCGTTTATTTCAGATATGGAATCAACTTCATAATCACTAAGTGTTTTAGGAAAGTTGTCGGCTACAATTGATTCGAAATAGTGGAAAGATGTGCCGTAAAGACTTAGTTTTCTAAGTGAATCTCGGACAAAATTTTTGTCATTTATTTTTCTTAACGCGATTTCATATGTTCGTTTGTCCAATTTTAATTGACTATGATCATTTGAGTTCCCATAGACAACTCTATCTAGAGTAGGGAGCGAAACCATGTAGTCAATTACATTTCTGTAAATACCATTTGAATTATAAAGAAATTTTGAGGCATTTCGAATTTGTTTGTTATAAAGATTGTGATTATTAAGCCAAGTTTTCACTCGATCATATGAAACTGAAGTATTTGAGGTATTGAAGAATAGCGAATCCAGGTTTGATAAATCAGTATTATATTCATAAGACGGCTCTTTTTGGGTATCCATTTTTCACCTCCTGATTAAAAAATTCAATTAAAAAAGAACCCAAATGAATACTCTTCATCGGATTCCTCTTTCTCTAAAAATTGAGCAATGTAATATAAGGCGTAAGCAATCGCACTGTATCTGTCTTTATCGATACGTTTTACAACCTGTTCTACAGTAAAAGAATTTTGGTTTTTCTTGATCCGTAGGTTGGCCACTTCGTCAATAAACAACTGAGTTTGAATACATGCTGCTTCAACCATAACATCGTCTGCAATGTCTTTTTGGTTTTTGATATCTTCGAAAGCTTTGAGTAACTTTAACTTCCCCGATTCAACATAGTCTAAAAACTGGGTGATAATATCCTGGTTTATACCTTGTGATTTTAGATTGTAAACGACTTCAGGTGAATTAGGCACGTCTGGTTTTTGATCAGTGTTAATTGTAGCCCAACATCCAAGCTCTTCATTTGTTTCAGGATCAGTAACATCTTCTAATAATCGGTCGATTAATCCACCGCCGACTCCATTACCATCAACAACAACAGCTTTTACTCTAGAGAGTGAGAGGTCTTGGTTTCCGCCATAATTTTTAAAGACTCTTTTCACCATGATGGATTGTTCCTTAAAGCTTAATCCATTAGGTGGTTCAATGATATTAACTACTTGAACTTGTCTAATAAGGTTGTTACTATTCCTAATAATTTTTAAAACAATAATAGCCGTTTTGTTGTTTGACTCAGCTGCAGAACGTGCAACGTCTACACCAATAACATACTCATTAAGCAAAAAGTTTTTGTTTTTATCCCGAGGACAAGATAGCTCTGGTTGTGTAATAGTTCTGGCTTTAATTAATTTACTGATGTTGATTAAAGCTCCGTCACTTGCACCAATCCAATCACAAAGGTAATTTTGTCGAAAACGGGTAACGTTTCCTTGTCTGGCTTTATTAATCGTGGACATTTTTTGACGACCAAAGTGGATAGGAATTCTCCAATCAGATCCAAACACAAAGGAGCCTTTCAAGTCACCAGTTTCTTTAACCATAGTAAGAATCTTTTCGTATTCATCAGAGTTTTTGTATCCTGATGTTGAAAAACGGTTTATTTGACCATTTAATTCTGCAGGATCAATTTCACCAGTCATTGTAGTTCGTGGAATATTGAATATTGGTTCAATGGCATCATCATAGAGATCTTTATCGATTAATGCAGATTCTTCAAGAGAGCCACGTCTTCTACGTAATCCCTTTGAAGATTGGGCATTGGCTAGGTTATCGATAATTGCGCCATTTTGAAATTCAACTCTTCCAGTATCTTTGGAAAAACTTTCGCTTTTGATTTCATCTGCAATAGAAGGATAGAACCTTAAAATTTCATCATGTTTTTCTTTCCAAATTTTAACCGCAGATTCTTTGGTTGAAGCGGTTATTGCTAATGTGACATTTGGGAAGCAGATTGCTGTATGGTACGCAACCATGATTTGAGTGAGGGTTTTTGATCCACCGCGAGGAATACAGAAGTAATTTTGAGGGAAGCGACTTAGGGTTCTCATCATAACTCTTTGGTATAAATCAAGTTCAATTCCACCAACTTCGGGTTTTAACATGTCATAAAAAATATCAGGATAAAAACGAATGAAGGAGGTGAATTCTGCCCATTTTGAAATGTTTTTCTGTATTAAGTTAGAGCTATCATTGGGATTTACTGGAGTTTCAAATGAGGATTCATAAATATCTGTTCGATTTTTTGTATGTTTATTGTTCTTAGAGGTGAAGTTTTTGTAGCTTGCCATTATTCTTCATCCCCAGTGTCGTAAAGTGGCTCTTTATACACATCTTCTAAGTCACGGAAAACGTTGTTTCGTGCTTTTTTCAAGTTTTCAATTTCTTCTGTAGTTAGCCCCTTTGATTTGAAATCTTCTTCGAGCATCTCATCGTAAAAATGATATATGTCTTTATAAGCTACTTTTTCTTTATCCTCTAGTCTTCTGTAATAATTGATTATGGCCCAAATGATTAAATCAGCATCATCGTAAGGTTGAGCGGTTAGGCGGGGAAGGAGAGGGATGATGCCTAATTCAGTTTCAACTGCTTCGAATAGTTGTGAAAGCACATCCACACCGCCACTAATATCGCTTTTGCTTAACTGAGAAACGTTGATCTTTGCGTCAGTAGCTGCTTTTGAAGCCATTTGACCCCACTCTTTAGCTTCCTTTACTTCTCCCTTAGCTGTAGCTAGTTCTTCTTTGACACGAAAGCGAATATAGGAGAGTAATCCCTCAGTATGGAGAGCGGTTTTTTCTCCATAATTTCGAATGAGTTTGTTGTACTTCCTTTCAAACTGGTGGTATTCATCGGGTGTATAACCAATTCCCCATTTATCAATTATTTCATCTGAGACTTGTTCTACTGAATCACGCTGAGTTTCGGCAGCAATAGCTTTTTCTTGTTGTTGTTCTAGAATACTGTCCTTCCAACCAGTTCCATTAAACTGCTTTAGGGAATTTGCCATTGTCATATATGCACTAAATGTATCAGTTTTTCTTTGAACTGCTTGCTTCCAGTATAAAGGATCAAATTTGACATCGATTTGCTGTAAGACGGTGTATACAGAGTCCATGTTGCTGTAATCAATATTTTTCTTGAGACAAGATTTACAAATTGGTACTTTTCCTATTTTTTCGTAAAGCTTGCTGCGGGAATTATAAAAGCCAGAATCTTTGTCTTTTTCCTTTTGACATGCAGCACATAACAGTTTTTCTTTTTCTTTAGGTTTCCGACCCACCATTTCACCTCCATAAAGTTGATGTAAACACATTTTATGAAACGCCCAGCAATAGAGCGGAAGGGGAGTACCGCAATCATCGCTGGGCGTTCTAAAAAGGTGTTTAACTATAGGTCAAATCACCACTGGGAGACATTTCGATATCTTGGTTTTTTAACTTTTCAATCACCATGTCCATTAATCCTTTACCAATTCCACATGTATCAATCAACAGTTTGTCAGGGCGTTTTTCTTTTAAAATCTGAACCAATAGGTCTGCTTGATATCCGAATGTCTGAGGTGCTATTCTTCTTTTAATATTTTCAAATTTGGATTCATTAACATTAACAAGTAAAACTGTTGTATAGTCTGTCCGGGGATCAACGATTAACAACCTATTTCCTTTTGGAAAATCTACGCCTATTTTATAATCAGCAATGTTTTCGTTTTCAACATTGCTACCTAAAGTGTAAAAATTAACATTTGATTTTGATGCAAGTCCCATTAGTTTATGTAATTTACTAATAACAGTAGATATCTCTTTATCACATTTGTATCCAGACTGCTTGAGTTGGGCAAGTGTTTCTAAGTGTTTATTCAGATATTTAAAGTCTTCATTCGTCATTTTCTTCTTCATCCTCAATCGTTTTTTGTATTACTTTAATAAACCTTTTTGAGTCAACAATTAATGCGACTCCAATCTAAATAAAATTAAAGTTTTATCAATAGTGAATTTTAAAAAATTCTTTATCAACTGGGTTCACTTTAAAAATCAAGTCTAAACCCGATACTTCTCCGTTAACACCTTTTAATTCAGCTCTAGAAATAATTTCTACATTATTAAATTCTAAGGTAACTCTATGGGCCTCTGATGACTCAGGGCGAGAACCGACAGTTTCAGCCAACAGTTTGAATTCATGCTTAGGTGTTTCAGTTAAAACAGAAATATATTGTTTCTTTCCCAACTTTGATTCAAAGGAGGTAGGAGCTTTATAATCACCTAAAAATTTAAGTGCATCAAAATTTAGCAGAGCATTCTTTGCAAAAACCAAATATGTTTTATGTTCATCACTATAAAAAATTTCAACATCTTGAAGTGTTGTTAAATCAACTAAAGATTCCTCAGTTTTTCTATCATACAAGTGAAGGTTATACACTTCATGCATTGCTAAATCCAAGCAGGTTCCTCCTTTAGTTTTCATTTTAAAAACGAATAATGTATGTAGCCTCGACACCGTCATCATCAAAGACCATAAACTTTTGAGACGGTTTCGTACCAAAGCGACCCTGCATCGCATAATCATCAGCGCCAACAAGTGCTCCGTTTACAACAACAGTTGTGCTGCCATATTCTTTTTCATAGTTGTGATGAATATGACCGCCGAATATGTAAGAAGGGATATAGCCTAGTAATTGAGGTAGGCGGGTTACGCATTGATCAACACGATCATAGTGACCGTGGACAAACACGACTTCTTGATTGTTGATTTTAGCGGGGATAAAACCATCTTGTTCTGGTTCAATGGAAATGTTTTTAATATCTCTTAATCTAGCTTCAAGGTACCAATTAATGAGGTATTCAAAGTTTTCTTTAATCCCGACATCATTCTTAGAAGGGGAGAGACGGCCGTGATTGCCTGCTACGTTGTAGAACTTAACTTCTTGAAACTCACTTGCCAACATCGCTAAAACCTCAGCAAGCGTTTCTGACACATATTTAATTTGCTCTACAGCATCTTCATTAGCCTGAACTCTTGTTGAAACATGTATAAGACCTCCAATTAAATCGCCAAGATTTGCAACGTGTAATGTGGAGACATGATTCTTCTTTCCATACTCAATTACTTTGTTTGTGAGGTGCTCAACTCGTTCATCGAATATTTCTTTATTGAACTTATTGATGCGGTTATCGATTTCCATTCCGAAGTGCCAGTCACTGAACAAAGCAAGCCCATGCTTTTCAGCAGTAGCAGGGAGGGGGAAAGTGAAACGAAGAGGTCTTTTTGATTCTAAATTAACAATAGCTTGGACTACATCATCCTTGATTTTTTCAAAGCGAGCTTGATTGGTTATACTTTTTCTATATTCTCTTTTTTGATCACGAGTTCTAATCTTTTCCTTTTCAGATTGAAGTCGCACTTCTTCGTATTTCCTTAGAATTTCATCATCCAAATTCTTTGACATTATGTAATCATTCCATCGTTCATATTGCTTAAAATCTTTGCGCCATTTACTCTCATCATAATTTGTACCTTGATCTTTGTTTAAAAGAGTGGCAATTGTTTTTGTATCAATGTGATAAGTGTCCTTGTTTTTGAAAAGTCTGATATGATAATCAGTAAATGATTCGTCTTTTTCTCGTTGTAAAACAGTATCTAAAATAGCTGTCATTCAGTCACCACCTACTCATTGATTTGTGGAAGTTCGTCTTCTTCGGTAATAGAAATTTTCACTTTCCGACCATCAAATGATTTTAAAATTGAATTCAGATCATAACGCTCGATGTCTGTTTTTGTTTCTTCTTCAATAATTCCATCAATGTAAGTATAATTACCTTTTAAATTTACTGTATGAACTTTCTTAGCCAAATTAAATTCCTCCAATATGTGTTTTATTTACATGCAATAAGCTCCTTCGGAAGCCCGATGATCCGAAGCATCGGTAACGTCCGAAAAGGGGATATAAAGGAGATGAAAAGATAAGTCGGATAGGCGTTGGGGAAACGCCCGAAGGAGATTATTGATAACTTGCGTACCGGAAGGATCGTAAGCACATTCCGGCTGATCGGTAAAGTAAAACGCAAGCACAAAAAAGCCTTCTAGCAATTTAGATGACCTTGTTCTGACTGCATCCTAACCCCGTTTCACCTACGTCAGTAGCTCACGTTGGGACGCAAGCCTTCAGATCGACAGGGATTACGCTGATTACGGGTTCAGCGACTGAAACCTTTCAGTCGACAAACTATAAGTAAGTCGAAATATCAAAAGACGCCATAATAACATCTTCAGGAACTCCTTGTACATCATGGTACATGAGCATATAAACCGGTAATCGCTGTGCGAAAACCAGCTGGCTCCTTCTACGCCTGGCAGATGAGCTAATTCATTTAAGAACTGTGTAAAATCTCTGAATTTACAGTGAAGCCTTGATTAGTAGCGGCAATGGAAGGAATCCCAAAGCTGGACGTATCGCGGTATCTTTAGTGTCCCCCACGCGAGATTAATCGGCTACTCTCGATCAGACAATGAAATACTAACTCTAAACCTCGACACATTATGGTGGCGAAACACCAATAATGAGAAGGAAAGACCCATTATAAGCCTTCTCAATGGCATTTTCAGTCTCTCTTGTCAGGTTACACGCCTTATTGAGAAACAAAGCGTCTCAAACGCTCGCCATTTATTTTGCACAGTTTTCTCTGACCCGTGTAAGGAGGTATGTGCATGGGAAAGGTAAGTTTCTTGAAGGAAAAGTAACGAATATGTTCCTAAGTGAAAATGAAAAGGCAAGACCGAAAATAATCCTTTTCTGTGAAATGAGAGCGGTGATCAAGCGCCCAAAACCATATCACTTATTTTACGAGGGTATGTAATTTCAAAGCCTCGTTTACCCGGAAAAATTTTGTTGACCGCATAATAAGCATCAAAGCTTACAAGGGCATTATTTAAAGGGAAGGGAGACGCATCTACCTTCCCTAAGTGCAAGCCGAAGCAATACACCGCAATTAATATTCAGGCTACATGTCACCCATAGTAAGACTGTGATGGGATTCACCCTACAAAACAGCAATTTTTCAGCTTGAGTAGCATAGGTCTTACCAACATGTTTAGCCCGATAATAGTCATTTACCTGTCTCCTTTAGATACAGACATCCGAGTTAACCTCGCACCCTCATAAATGACTATTATCCGACTAACTGCAATGACCAGCCGCAGTTTTGTGTCAGAATGATACAGAAAAGAAGGGAGTAGATATTGTTTAATCAAGAAAAGCTAGTCCACACTGGAGAGGAATCTCCACTAATATTCATTTAGATTGAACTTTACCTTCATAAATGAACATTAGTCGAGAACTGATATCCCATATATCAGTAATCAACTAATTATTGACGGCACCCCCATGCCATAAATAAATAACTATAATTAATTAACCCGGAGTTGAAGATGAAAAGCGAAAAGAGGGGAGGTCGACAATTTCCTCCATAACTTCCAACTCTGCCACTTTTAGGAGCATAAGCTCTTTGTGACAAAGCGTGCAGGTAGCCTTTCCTGTCGTCCTCATTAACTGATTATTTAGCTTTGACTGCGTCTTTAAGTGCTTTTGCTGGCTTAAATGCAGGTGCTTTTGTAGCCGGAATATCAATTTCCTCTCCTGTCTGGGGATTTCTCCCTTTACGAGCTGCGCGTTCACGAACTTCAAATGTTCCGAAACCAGGAATACTTACTTTTTCTCCACTTTTTAATGCCTCTGAAATAGTGTCAAAGACTTTTTCGACACTGGGAGCTCCTTCTTTTTTAGATACCCCTTGTTTTTCTGCCACTTTAGCGATTAGTTCTGTTTTATTCATAATCAATTTCCTCCTAAGTATTATTAAATTTATTCTAAATGAACAATAAAGATTGTCTTTTATATAGACGGGGGAAACGTACTAGCCCTTTTATGTGGAAATTAGCTTTCTGTCTCCCTTATGACGATTATCTCCAAAAGTGCTCTCAACCCAGTAGCACCAAGGGATAAAGACACTTTTTTGTTGAAGTTTTTTTCGGTAAAATCGCTGTACACCTTGGGGGAGTAAGGCTCAAGGCACTTTCTAACGGTGGTTAATTCTCTTTTTGTTATATTTTTTGTATTTGTCACGTTCTTTTTTCTTTCCACAAGACTGACAGTACTTCGCTTTGTTAGATGTTGGCTTAAAAGCTTTTCCACAAATACAGCATCCTTTAAAGGTCTTTAAATTATGCTTAATGTTCTCCAGTACAATATCGCCAAAGCACTCCCACAGTGTCGATTTGTATTTACTTTTTTTCTTATATAGATGTTTTACCAATACATCTGTAATAAATCCGTCATCATTATGTATTTCCAATAGTTTTTGTTTGATAATCTTATAGACATAAAGTTTTTGTCCTGGTTTAGCTTCTTCATCATTCATAAGCCATTTTTTATTTCGATCAAGACGTTTATATTCATTTATTACGGCTTCATTAAGTTTAATCTCTTTGTTTTTGAGTAAGAAGCGGTAATCAAATTTTCCTGCAACTGCAGCAAAGTTGATTCGGTCAGAAGGGATAATGGAGTCTAACTTATTTACTGTACTTTCATTAATCGATTCTACGCTATGTTCTTCTTTATCCTTTGCATTGATGAAGAAGTGGGGCACTTTATTTTTTATGTAATCTTTGATTTTCTCATCAACGTGATCAGGGCGGGTGGGCATGAATAAGGTTTTTGCAAAATCGATAGTAAAGTTATTCTCCATGCATAACCATTTGATCACGTCCAGGTTTATATTGTCACTGTTCCATATCTTAGTGATGTTGTTACTGTACTCCCCGATATTGATTCCATAAGCAAGAGTTAGTGCTTCATAGATGTTTCTGCTATTAATCTCTTGTTTCTGGGCTACAGACATTTCATAATACAAAGGAACGATGTCCGCCATATTACGCTTGGCAATATTGACGATTAGCTCATCAGAAATAATTAAGGCCTTATCCCCGTCATTGTCAAACTGCAGCAGCTTGGATATCGGATCATGAATGCTGGTATAAACACCTGGGGTAATGAACCACTTTTCATATTCCTCATTTTTCTTGTTCCACCTAACACCATGCTCTCTGAATAGGTGAGGGGAGCGGAGGATATCAATATACCCTTCATCATATAAAGAACAATGGACATCGCTTCCTGAAAGTAGTCCTTTTGGACTCTCAATTCCAAGAAACAATCTTTCACAAAAAGCATATAGGTCAGGACATAAATATGTATACCGGGCGTCACTGACAAGTAATTTTCCTGATTTGGCGTCCTTAATCATACTCTTCTTCTTATTCTTAATGATTTCTTTGGTGTGATCATCATTTAGCAGCTCAGGATATATTAGTAGAGCTTCTTGAAGGCTTGTCTTATGTTTATTTTTCTCGGTAGCCCCTAAAACTTTCATCATTGTTTCTTTATCAGTGCCTAATTGAGTAATCTCACTAACAGTCTTTGAGCTGATTTGTTTCAATTCCTCATCTGTGATATCCGTGAGTGTTTGTAGCATCTGGTAAGTCAGTTTTCCCTCAACAGATGGATCTTCTTCATTTAATTTAGCTCCTAAACATCCATACTTTTTAAATTTATAGCGATAATCATCCCAAGAATCATAGTACTTCCACATCTTAAACTGGCTTTTCGTAAAAATTATTTGGATATCATCTTTAATAATGTCCCATTCTTTACCGTAGACGTCTTTAACTATAAATGAACTGTGTTTTTCAGCAAACTTTCTAAAGTCAAATGGAACAAGTAGACCCTTAACCCAAGGTAATCTGACCATAAAGCTTTTCTGGCTCAAACTAGGGAGCATCATTCCACAACCATCTGTATGTTCTATAGGAATATCCATAATCTTACGTGTGATTTCATATGTATCCCGGTCAATATAATCAACTAGGCTGGAAACATTTGTTTCTAAGTCATTTACGACAATTGCTTTATCAATATCAATTTCCCATGGACTGCTGGCGCTATTCGATAAGGCCATGTAGCTATTCCATTTGTTTATGCTGCTTCCACCTTGAGCATTGATATGCTCCACACTAAGACCACAAGTTAAAGCATTTTGATACTTATCTAAGGTGCTTTGTTTGATAAAACAAGATTTTTTTGTTCTTATTTGACCGGCACTGCTAGTGAAATAAACGTATTTCTCATTGTTATGTATGAATCCTTTATCAATAATGTCCCTTAAAATTTGAAAGTGATAAGTTTGGACAACCATGATCTCTTCAGAGAGAGAGTTTTCTTTGATTCCCAGCGTTCGAATTAAGACTGAATCAAATAATGAAATCACATTATTATCTTTCAGAGAATCTGTTCTAAGTGTTCTTATTTGATTATGATCGTTAAAGGCGTTATAAAGCTTTTCTTTTAAGGAAATAATCCTTTGCGTTATGTACTTCTTATGTTTTTTATCAACATGTTCAAGTTTTCTGAGATGATCTCTGTACCTATATGATTTTAAAATCTTGTTATGTAATTTGTTTTCTTGATCATTATAAAAAGCAGAAGTGTCAATACTGTAAATATGTACTTGTTTATTTAGGCCGTCTTTTTTTCCTTTCAATAAATTCTCCCCTTATTACTTTTATGCATATTTTTTGATTTAATAATCGCTTTTTAGATACTTATGTACAAGATTTTTGTATGTATAGCTCTTTTTATCGATTGTTCCAAATAGTTTATAGTCCTCATAAAGAGTGTTTTCTTTTTGTGAAGCAGTTCCTTCAATAATAGCAGTCTCTAAAAATCCAATTAAATTACTAAACATGTACGTTACTTTCTCTGAATCCTTTTGCATTATCTCACCTCCTCACTTATGTATTTATTATATACATATTATTTGTATTTGTCTATTGTTTTTTCGCTAGTGTGTTAATAGCTCCAGGTTATAGAGGTGAATTCTGAAGCATTTAGAGAAGGGGGGATTATCGTAATCTAAAAACATGCTTATCGTAAAAAATATTAAAGTGTTTAAAAAGCCAGTAAACATAAGGGGATTTGCTGTATCGAATGGTGATTAGGGGATAAACGATCGTAAAACATAAGTGAGAGTAGGAGAAAGTGGTTGCTTTATCTAAATATTGAAGAAATCGAGTAAATTTGAAGAGGGGAAAATGTTGATATTTAAGGCTTTTACGATAGCGATTACGATGTGAAAAAGGGTGATTTTGAGGTGGAATTAGGAAAATGAAAATTTGGATAGGGTGTGGAAATGGAAGTGCTATGGGTACATTCGTTCCCTTGATTTTTCCATTAGATGTAAATATACCCCCATATATTGGTATTGTAATACGTGTATAAGGAACATTATACGTGTATTTAATGACTAGAGTAGGTCTGCAACAGTGCTAACATAATTCCAGGCCAAACACAAGAATAAATTTTTAAAAAATAAATTAGTTGTCAATTTAAAAATGAATAACCATTCATTAAAAATAATCGTTATTATAACGAATCCGAGGGAATCGAAGACATATTTATTTTATACTCATCACTATACTTATCCTTATCCAATCATATATCCTACACTAACCACTCATCACAATCACACGCTATCAGAATCAATATAACACCTCTCTAAGCGTTCTTAATCAATTCCCAATCCAATTACATTCTTGTTCATTCAAACAGCACACAAGGCATCTTAATACCATCCATCAACACACAAATAACTTACCACAAATATAAAAAATATGTATATAAAAATCATGAATTATGTTATAATAGAGTCATAGGAAAGGAGGTGTACATAGTGCTTGAGAAAGTGGGTATCGTAGTTGCTTTCCTCATATCTTTAACGGTTCTTACAATCAACAGTCTAACAATAGTTGAGAAGGTAAGAAACCTAAAGAATGGGACAAGCAAAAAGAAAAAGCGTATACGCAAGCGGCTCCGACCAAAGAGACAACGCCAACGTATACGCCGATGAGAGCTAAGCTAAAGGGGAATGAACTTCTCCTTTAGTTCCTACCCATATTATAACATGATCAAGCACATTGCAAACATGAAACGATTCTCATTATGGTTTACCCATATCACATTCATTGGCTTATTCTTAATGTTTCAACTCATTAAGGATTACTTCAGCAGCGAAGCACAAACACTAATCAATATAATATTCATAGTCACATGTATCATTGCCATATTGTTATGGATCATCTATTTTGTATTCCTTAAACTAAGAAACAAGTCACACTAATCATATAAGCCTCATGGTATAATTAAATCATTGAGGTGAGATGATTGGAGAAAAAATTCCTGGATGCTATTCGGCAGCTGACAAAGGAATTGGAAATGCTCAAGAAAGATATTGACTCCATCAAAGAAGCAACTGTCAGAATTGATAAAGACCTTTTAGAGTACAGAGAAGAGATAAGCAAAGTAAAACAAGATGATTCAGTATTTATCATGCAGCAACATAAGGATAATTAAATATGCGTTATAAATAAGGGAGCGGTAAGGCAATTATCGTTCCTTATTTTTCAATACAAAATTAAAATATAAGGAGAATATATGGAAAAAGTTAAAGTGATCGATTCTATTATGGGTAGCGGTAAAACATCTGCAGCAATTGACATGATAAATAATTCAGGGACAGACGAAAATTTTATTTTCATTACACCGTACTTGGATGAAGTGGATCGCATTAAGAAGAGCATAAGCAGTAAACAAATTTATGAACCTAAAGTAAAGAAGAAAGGTGACAAAACACAATATAAGTTTGAGTCATTTCATGAACTTTTATCTCAGAACAAAAATATTGTTGCTACACATAATCTATTTAAAAATGCTAATGACGAAACAAAGGAGCTGATCCTTTCAGGCAACTATACATTGATATTAGATGAAGTTATGGAAGTAGTTGAACAGTTACGCGTTAAGAAGCATGATCTTACTACACTATTTGAATCAAAGTTAATATATGTTGAAGACGGATTTGTCAAATGGAACGAAGAAAAAAAGGACTATGAAACTCGCTATGATGATATCCGTGATATGGCTTTAAACAATAATCTGATGTACTTTAAAGATAATATATTGATTTGGAATTTTCCTGCAGATATATTCAAGTTGTTTAAAGAAGTTTACATACTCACTTACATGTTTGATGCTCAAATACAAAGATATTATTATGATATAAATAATATCAACTATCAAAAATACGTTTCTGAATTTATAGATGGGCAGTACAGGTTTATAAAACATAATACTGAATATGAGAGTATTCTAAAGGCTCAATTAAGAAATAAAATTAAAATATATGAAGGTAACTTGAATACAGTTGGCCAATTGGATTATTCATTATCATCTAATTGGTATAAAAATAAATCACCGTATACGATCAAGAAAGTAAAGAATAATGTATTCAATTACTTTAACAACATTGTTAAGTCATCAAGTGATGAAGCTATGTGGACGACTTATTCAGAACATAAAAACAAAGTAAAGGGGAATGGATATACAAAAGGGTTTGTGTCATGTAATGCAAGAGCTACCAATGATTTTAAGCACAAAAAACACTTAGTGTATACAATAAACAGATACGTTAACACAGTTCTATATAATTATTTTAAAGAGAAATATCAAATAACAATTGATCAAGATGCATTTGCATTATCCGAATTGGTACAATGGATTTGGAGATCTGCAATAAGAGATGGTGAAGAAATAACATTATACATACCTTCATTAAGGATGAGGGGGTTACTCGTTGATTGGTTAAATGGGTAGTTAAAGAGAATAAACCTCTTAAACTCTAAAAAAAGCTCAGTAATACCAAGGTTTTTCCCGTCTAAGTCTTTAAGAGAGACAAAAATAAATTAAATGATAAAATAAGAGAATGGGGGTGCTGCTAATTGTTCAAAACGGTTCGTTCCTCACCTGAACAATTTTTGCTCACACCACCCCCAAACCCCCTCATGAGCCAATATTTTAGAGTGTATGATAAAAATAAAAAATATGTATAATAAATTGTTGATAATTATGGATAATCAGGTTATAATACAATTAACAAATGCAAAAAATATAAACATTATAAAATGCATATTTTAAACAGAACGGGGAGATTGAAATGAAAGAGAATGATATGACGAAAGAAAATAGGAACCTAGTTATACTTGAAGCAGAAAGAGAACAGGCTAAAATGCGATTAGAGAATGAAATTTCAAGCATTCGTAACATGTTAGATAATTTAGAATCAAAGTTAAAAAACAATCAGCAATTATATATATCGGATGGCTTGCAAGGAAATGGCAGTAATATTGACAAACATCTCGCACAATTAGCAACCTATGATAGAGCGATTGAACTTTTCAATAGACAATTTTCTAAGGATGAATAAAACAGTAATTTAAACAGAATGGAGTGAATCACGATGGAAGAAATAATGATTGATATAAGGTTGGATAATCCAGTAGGTAAACTTGACGAAGCAATGGAACAGATGGGTTTTACATATAAAGGACAGTTCAAATATGACTATCCTTACCTTGGTCATAAGTGGTATGAACGTATCAGAACAGAGCTTTATGAAAAAGACAATCAGTTATTCTATTATGCTAGTGTTATTGAATGGGATGGGGATTTGATCTCGGTTGTAAGGATAGGGAAAGTCGAAAACAAAGCAGATAAAAATCCTGAAATAATAACTGAATAAAACAACAATTTTATACATAGAGAGGTGATCAAATGATTTCAATGGATAAATTAAGCCTGAGACTGCTCGTTAAAAGATTGAGATGGATTAAGAAAAATCCTACGCACGCTTTAGAAAGGCTCTGCTATTACGAAAATGTTATAGAAAGACAGAATGAAACTATTCGGAAGCTTAAACGGGATAAGGAGGCGTTAAACAATGGCTAAATGTAATGATTGCGGTAATGAACGCTTTTTCTACTTAGAGCTGTCGGTGGCGGCTAAACAGCTTATCGATACAACAGGTGGAGCGAGGAACGGAAAGATTTATGATGTAGACTATTCAGATTCAGGTATAGACAATATCTTCAATGAAGGTAGTTTCATTTGCAAAAAATGTGACTCTAAAGATGTTTATCATGAGGATGGCGAAGGAGATTATAAGCTCTATAATAAATCTGAATAAAACAGCAGTTTAAACCAAAATAAGTCTAGTAAGAAACAATAAACATTAATTCTAAGCGAATAAGGAGTGTTAAACATGTACACGATTGGTCTATCGTATGACGTGTCAATGGAATTGTTTTATTTGAAAAACTGGAATAGAGACATTAAAGAAGCGCTTGAAACGATTACTTTGTGTGGTGATGAAAGTGTTGAGTTTGTTTTTGAGGGGAAGCCAGTTGAAACACTATATGAGATTTCAAGCCTTAAAGATAAACTCGATGACTTTGAAAAGAATGATTTGTTTAGCACTTACTTCAATGAAGATCAAAAAGAATATGTTGATAAGCTATTAGAACTTTTGAAAGAAAATTTAATCGAAGAAGACATTTAAATACTTACTACAGCTTTAATGAGAGGGGTTCTAAGTGATGACAGTGTTAAATGAAAACAACCTTAAATTTTTATTGGATAACGGCTTTAAACTTAAGCAATATGAGGATCAAGGGTTAACTTTTTACACAAAAGAAATAAAAGACAACCACTCTTTGAAAAAATTAATTGAATATCATTATGAAACTGGGGAAGATGAAGAGATTAATACAAAAGGGACTAGTTTTATCATGGAGATACAGACAAATGGGGAAACCCCTCAATGGCTTTTTACCGGTGAATACGAAAAGCTGGGTATTCTTCAAGACCAAAATCAGTTTATTGAATATATAAAAGATATCGCTAATCTAATTAGGCCAAATCTAAATAACTGAATAAAACATGGATTTTAAAGTGATTTTAAGGAGGGATCTAGACAATGTTGAAGCTTCTAACATGAAAGGGGTTATAAACATGCAAGTTTTAAGGATCTTTATTGTGCATGTCTTGTCTGCATTATCAGCTGCTGTTGTTTATGTTTTGGGCATTGATTATGATGGCTATATTCCATACTTATTAATAAGTGTTATTCTCTTTATCTTCTATTTAATCTTTGCTGCACCTGTTCAATATTTCTTGAATCGCAATTCAAAAAGGTTTAGCCTGAAATATTTGCTTACATACATATTCTTTTCCTTCTTAGTGTGGTTAATCTTTGCTATAACTACTGACCCAAAAACCACAATAGACTTTCTAATGGGATATGAAATTTACTTATTTAGCATTTCATTTGCTGTAATCTTTTGGATCTGGGATTCAGTTTTTCTGCAAAACAAGGCAAAGAAAGCAGCTAAGTAAGAACGTCATAAAATTTCTTCCTTATTAAGAAAAAAGATCGTCCTTTAATTACCAATTTATATTATAATTGGAATAAAAGGGGGAGAGGGAATGAAAAAATTAATCGTTCTGACTTTGATTTGCCTTGGCTTTATGTCGAGTTTTAGTATTCCAAATGCCGAGGCAAAGCTTACATTAGAGTACAAAAATGTAAACTTTCACATGAGTGAGGATTCAGAAAGTTTTTCTATGGCAGATTATTTTGATCGTAATTATGACCGTACTTGGCTATTTTACAAATTCACAATTCGCAATGCTGAAGGTTGTACTCTAAATATGAAAATCAGCAGAATTACTCTTGCTGGCTGGGTATTCCCACGTAGTGTGAAAGAATTTACCGGAAATTATTTAGACTATACTGCTACAGACCGAGTAGAGGGAGATGCTAATCGTAATCATGTGTTAGAGATTACAAAGAATCCAGGTTGTGGAGATGTTTGGATAAACGGTATTTATGGATTTGAACATGAAGAGCCTGATGAGTATTAAATTCAGCGAGGCCAAGGAGAAAAAAGCCTTGGCCATTATTATTTAGTTAATGATCATTTTAAGTGATCAGAAATAACTAAGAGGTGACAACAATCATTAAATCAAATTTAAAGCCCATAATAGACGAAAGAAAGATCAGTATCCGGAAGCTATCAAGGGATATTGATCATGAGTATCCAACTGTCAGAAAGCTTTATAATGACGAAATGGAGCGGTATCCAAGAGATCTGTTAGATAAAGTCTGTACATACCTAAACATCGAGCTGCAGGAATTGCTGATATTCGAAAAAAGCCATAACCATATCGATCACTCAGGATGAAAATGGTATACTAAAGTTACAAGCATAGGAAGGAATTACAAGTTTTCTGGGTCTACATAAAATCGTACTTTTATAGGGAATAGGAGAGGTTATAATGCAAAATACAGTAAAAGTAACTTTCAATGTAAACGGTGTAGAAATCAAAACAGATGCGGGTGTACCACAAATGCCTAATGGCATTAATGCAGATAATATGATTGTTTTACATGCTAAAAGCAATTTGAAGAAAAATCTTGGAATTGATATTTATGAGGTTATGAATGCAGAGCACTATGATGATATTGAACATCTCGTAACTATTGACAAATCAGACTATACTCAAGGTGTTTAAATAAAATCATTCTTTTAAAGAGATTATCAGTCAGGAAATATACGGTTGGAGGGTTATATGAACATAGATTTTAAAGTTACGGAACTTCTTACATTACCTGCGGCGATTATGACAGCCATATCAATAGCAAGTGGTATCCTTCTTTTTTCGCCGCTAGCATTCTTAGACAAGTTGTTTATGCTTGGTTTTCGAGAAAAATATGGATTCATTATTGGTCTTGTATTTCTGCTTTCTGTTTCTATATTAATCGTTAATTTAACTATTCAAACATTCAAAACAATCTCTAAAAATAAAAATCAAAAGGAGTTTTATGCTACTGCTGAAAAACGTTTGCGTGAACTTACTACTTTACAAAAAGCGATAGTTTATGAATTATTTAAACAAGATGATCGTACTTTGCCATTACCTATTCATAACGGTGCAGTTATTGAGCTTGAACAGAATCTGGTTATCGGTAAAGCAGCTTCGCAGTACTTTGTTGAAGACCTGAATAATGCATCTATTCCCTACCATCTTCAGCCTTGGGCATCTGGTGAATTAAATAGTAAACCTGAGTTATTATATGATTTTGAGGAAGCTTGTAAAATACAATATGATAAAGAAAATAGTGTTTGGTGACCAAATAAAATTAAGTCTGTTGTATTCACTATTTTTGTTCCGTTCTATTTATGAATAAAACTACATTTTAAAGGGAGAGGGATGACTTATGGAAATGATAACAGTCTGGTACAAATACGATGATAAAGGTAACGAAGCCAAACTAAATCATATTGAAGATGGATGGGTGAACGGAGAATATCCAAAGCCAATAGATCCGTCATTCCCAAATCAAGAAGCGTGGAAGAAAAGTGATTGGGAAAGGAAACATGCTTACTTAGATGAACAGTATCGAGTATTGAGTGTTCCGCCAGCTTATTGGATTAAATGATGATCTGAAGATTTGGAGGGGAGTACGCTTATACATTGGCATTTTGGTCTAATTTTTGAATTTGGGACTCTATATTTCTGCGGAATTAAAGGTCACCTTTTATTACAAAGGGATCAATATAAAAGAAGTGTTTTAAACAAAAAGAGCATTAATCTAAATGCTCTTTTTCATACCGCAGCGCCGGCATTCACGCAAGAATATCCCACTCTTCACAGAGCTTTTGAACAAAGTGTAATCACAATTATCGCAGCGTCCGTATTTTACATCTGGATATTCTTTGTAATCATAAACGATTGAAGTGTCATATCCGTTTGTTTCATAATTCTCTTCCACAAGATCACCTACATAATTTATTCAACATACTCAAGAATACCAAATTTCGTTCGATATAGGGAGGGAACAAATGATTGGATTAGCTTATTTTTTAATTATCTGGCTTGGAGTTGGATTATTGACCGGCATTAAGTTTATTTTTGTTGATCAGGTCTATGATGAGGAGTTTAAAGAACTCATGGATAAAGAAACAGCAGCGGGCATGGAAAGGAATTTGGCCAGCCTGTTTTTCAAAAATAAGCTTAATGTGATTGCTTTTTTTATGTTAATTGGTTTACTGCCATTGGCAATGAGGATTACAAAATTATTTAAAAGAGGTTGATTTATGCCTTTGATTGATTATTTTTATGTACTGCAGTTTGAAAACAAGGAATACTTTAAAGCATTTAAATTAGATGAGAGTGGTTATTTGACATCTAGCGACCTCCATGAAGCTTCTAAAATGCATAATATGTTAGAAGTCATCGAGGTAGCAAGTGAGCTTAAAACGAAGTGTAATGTGCAATGTGAGGTAAGGGAAATTCAAGTCGTAAAGCGTTAGGAGTGTTCAGGTGTATTGGATAGAGTGGATTGAGAATGGAGAAAAGAAAAACATTGTTGCAGAAGGTTGGATTGAATGGGCTGCTATACTTGAAGACCTATATCATAAACGGTTTGAGTATGTGGAATGGAAGCGGCTTTGAAAAGGGGTGAAATGCCATTAAAAATTTAGTTTTATTGTCCAGCTTTTTAGGGATTGTGCTATCAATTATAGGGCAATTATTTGGAGTCCTAACAGATTTCTTTATTCCAGGTATTGCACGTCTTATGGGGGTTTTAGCTGGACTCCTAGTATTACTTTGCTTGAAGTCAAGAAACACAGAAATGCAGACATTCATTGTGAGCTCAAGTACTGCATTAGGAATAATAGGTGCAGGAGTTTTATATCTTCCAGCAGCTATTGTCAATGTCTTAATTGGCTTCAAACTAAACAAAAAGATGAGAGAGGAACACTAATAAAGCGGATCTGAGGGGAACGTGTAAATTGAAAGTAAATCAAACTTCAACTTCTTATCAAAAAGATAATGATTCATTTAGAGAATTTATTAAGTATAATATAAACTCGATTAAGAGGACATTAATTGAAACAGAGCAATTATTAAACAAAGTAGGTTTTTTGAAGCTTCTTATGCTTTTTTCTGTATCATTATCATGGATCACCTATGTAATTTATTTTGAGCATGTTGGCAATTTTATACTGAGAATATCTCAAGGGAATATCTTAATAGCAAATTTGGTGTTGCCTGTATTTCAGACGTTTCCCTTGCTTCTAAGTTTTATCTATGTTTTTAAAGGCAATTACCGAGCTTTATTCTTTAAAGTGAAATTTTCAAGAATATTGATTTATATAATTTTGGGAGTATTAACGGAGATTATACTATCGGTAAACATAGGCCTCTTACTAAAAGGAATAAAGCCAAGTGCAAATCCTGCAGTTGAGGATCCAATCGGTATTACTATTTATAGTTTATCGATAGGTCTCATAGCAGAGCAAATTCTGTTCTATTCTGTGTATTACTTTTTCTTTTTATTGTTTTTAAAAGTGAAACTTAACAATAAAATTGTCGTGATAATATCTTTAATCCCTGCAATTTTAATTTTTGGTCTAGCGCATTTGGCAGTATATAACGGTAATGTTCTTCAATGCGTTTTTTTAATCGGCTTACCTTTTACATTAATGCAAGTTTTTTTGTTTTTCCGATCAGGGAACTTTTTTATTGGATACATAGTGCATCTAGTGTTTGATATTACTATACTATTAATCGCTAAATTAACATAGTTGATTTTATAGTAATCTGCATTGTTAATTGTACTACGTTTTAAAAATTAAAAATGAAGGTGAAAAGTATGAGCAATAACAAAGGTCAAGCAGTTGAGAAAATTCTTTCTTTTATTGAATCAAATGAAAAAGTTGCTTTAATGACTGGAACAAATATGTTTAAGAAACATGAACTTGTGTTTAAAACCATAACTGAGAATTTTGTTGGATCAAGAATTTTACTTAGAACTAGCAGCTTAGATAATGCTAAGGTGTTTATGAAGGCAACTGGAACTTTAAAAACAGGAGTCCCTTATAATTTGAACGGAAGTACAGTTTATATTGACACTATTACTAGAAGCACATGGGATAAGACACCAAGTGATTTGGATTTTGCAATTATTTACCCTCTTTTGCCTCTGACAAAACAGAAGCTTAGAGAAGAATTATTAAAGGATATTACTTTCTTCAAAAATATTAAAAAAATTTTACTAGTGAGTTCGCAAGATACATTTGATATGTCTTGGGCAGAGGATTTCATCAAAACAAAGATCATTTATGATGTTTTAGAAGAGGATCCTGATTATCATTATAGAGTCTTAGAAGATTTAAAAAGGTATAATTTAAAATAGCAGAAGAGGTTAAAAAATGATTGAAAAAATGTTGCATGGTAATTTACGTATTTGTTTTCCAAACAAAAGAATTTTTATTTCAAGAGACCATAATTTCGCTTTTGCAGCTTGGGAAATAGGAAGATTAAGGGGATACATACAACCTGGGGCATCCCTAATTCATATTGATTCGCATTTAGATTACTGTGACAATCCAATAGATGTTTCGGATATAAAAGAGGAAAGTCAGGCAGTCGAAATCGCTAACCAATTAGATATTGTAGAATTTATAATACCAGCACAAAAAAATGGCACATTAAAAGGTTGTTTTACAATTAGCGATGATACCGTATATATTGAACAATCTGAAAATTTCCGACAAGCATATACATACAATCATTATGAACAAGTATTGAGAGAAAATTGGTACAAGGAAACAGAAGGTACAAGTTTGATTCTTGATTTGGACTTAGATTATTTTAATAAAAACTACTTAGATTATAACTCAAATGCTTTGTTATTACCTGAAGAAGCCATAAGGACTCAATTATTAAACATGAAAGAGAAAATGTGGAATTGGGACATGATAACTGTAGCTTTATCACCAGAATTTTGTGGTGGTGATAAAGAGTGTGAATATTTATTAAACCTCTTTTTAGACGTGTTCAATTTAAAACTTGAAGATGGAGAGCTATGGTGAAAATCAAAAAAATAATTGTTTTAAGGAGTTAATATGAAAAACACATTTTTATATATTAGGTGGGAAGACCTACACGGTGAAATAGGTGTTGATTCTTTCAATCTTCTAAAAGTTAGTTACTCTAATTTGTCTGTAAAGGAACTTGCAGAATTAATAAAAGAATTGATTTATGAAGAACGTGAAGATGTTGCTGCAAAATGCGACTTTATTTTAAGTGAGGATAATCCTGTGTTTACAGATAATCAACATGTAATTTACAAAGGATTAGCAGGAAGCATAAACTACAAAGACTTGTTGCTTTCTTTAGCAACTACATTGGCCATGACTAATTGTTATGACCACGTACAAAATATACTTTACTTTGCTAAGTGTTTAAGGAATTTTGATAGAGAAATCTGCGACAAATTTGTAAAAGATATCGCAGAAGAGGTTTATCACAATCTAAAACATGGCGTTTAAAGGTGGAATTAACTTTGTGCAATGAGGAGCTATTCCTCATTGTATCTAATTAAAATAGGAATTTTAAAGAGAATACAAATACAAAAAATATGTATAAAATAATTGACTCGTAATGTGATCTATAGTATTATTAAGTTAACCAATAAAGACAACAAAAAGAAATGAGGGGAAATAATGGAGTTAATAAGGATAGCTATGAAGAAAGACTTGGAAAATGACAACTCTTTAATGAATAAATGGGCAACAGTAGCTGGCCTTAAAAACCCCAATCCTCTTTATGACTTCTTAAACCATGATGGGAAAACTTTTAATGAATTTTCTTCAATAGTCAACATTGTTAAGAGTCAGTATCCAGACCGTGAATATGAATTAATGAAAGATTACTGTTTAAACCTAGATGTAAAGACAAAGGCAGCAAGAAGTGCATTGGAGTATGCTGATGCAAATATGTTTTTTGAAATAGAGGATGCTTTAATAGATTCAATGATTTCTTGCAGCAATATGAAAAGTAAAGAATATGGAAAAGTGTATAAAATACATAGAGAACTGTCTAACAGTGTTATTACTGAATTTGAGGCAGTGAAAAGACTCGGCAAATTAAATATAAAAACACCTGAAATGAATTCTTTCTCAAGACTCTTGCTGCTTTATCATTATTTAAGCACTGGTAACTTTTCTCCGATGGCCCAACTTATAAAACAAATTGACCTAAGTGAGATTTCTGAGAACATGTACATTAGAAATACATATCAAACAAGAGTTCATGTTCTAATGTCTAATATAAAGTTAAATGAAAATTCATTAGAGGAGTGCAGAGAGTACTCTAAAAAGGCATTGGAAAGTACAAATATCCTGAGATTTCAGGTTTTCAGCTACTTAACTATTGGCAACTCTCTATTATTTTCGAATTATGAATTGGCTCAAGAAAACTTTTTAAAAGGGCTAAGCATTTCTGTTCAAAATGAAAATTACAACATGATTTTCCAGCAGGCTTTGTGCTTCTTAAATAATGTATGGCGCAAAGAAAATAAGTGGATTAATTTTGAATCTGATTCAATTATGGATTTGCAGGAGCAAGCTCATTGTTTTATCAACTTTAATGAAAATTCCAAAGCAAAAGAAGTTTTGGATAAACTAGATCTTTTAGTTCACAACGATAATGAGCTTGCAATGCATTATTATTTGAAAGGAAGACTCGAACAAAATAAAGCATGTTTCTATTCTTCAATCGAGTATTTTAAAAAGTCTAATGACAAATTCCTTATTAGGCTGCCACTGTTAGAACTGCAAAAGATGGGTGAAAATCAAAAACTTTTAGAATTACTTTTACTTTAAAGGAGGTGAGACAATGAAAAAACTTATTATGGCTTTAGTTATCTTGGGCGCACTGGGCACTTCTTACATAAGTGCAGATTCTTCAATCCAACAAGCTTCAGGTGATTATGAGGTTGCTGGAATGCCACGTGGAGCATAAAATCCATTGACACATAAAGTTATTAGTATTATTATTTATTTAATTAAATTAAACAGAGAAAAGGAAGACGTTTGGCTCTTTTGAGCTAAGCGTCTTTTGTAGTTTTAAGGCCATCACTTAAATATTAGGTTTTAATAACATCTAGTGATCAACTTCAAATACATACACCCTAATTAAATGAAATGCATTACAAAGCAGCACATTCGCAAAAAAAATTGCGTAGAATGTGCTATTTGTCGTTAAAAAAATCTTTACTTCCCTTTTGTAATGCATTACAATTGCTATAGATGCAAAAGATAAAAAATATGTATATAGGAGGTTGGTGGTATGTCCGCAATTAGTTACTTAAAAAACAGTATGACAATGCATAAAACCATTTACCAAAAGAAAGTTGAAAGCTTAGTTAAAAATGATTTGTTTTTTCATGAAAAAAGCATTGAAAAGTCAAAAATAATGAAGAATGAAAATGTTCGAAAACAACTAACTAAAGGATACATGAAATTGCTAAGCGAATACAAGGAGGATTAATGATGCATGTTGTAGAACTTAGGTCTACAAATCATAAAGATATTGATGCCGATTTTGTTTTAAATGCTAAACAAACTTACATAGAGAGTGTACTAAACATTAGGAAAATGATTGTTAATGCAAAAACTGAAGATGATCTACATGGTGCAAAAATAGAGATAGCAGCATTATTAAAAGATCTAAATAGAGTATTATTAGGTGGAGATGGATTAAAAAGAAGCATTGAAAATAATCCGCATTTTAGATCCCTAATACATTTTGTGAAGAATTTAAAACGACACATTGCAATTGAATTTGAAGAGTTTATTTATCAACCATAACATATACGCACTGCAGTCTATAGTATACATAAAAATAGGAGGTTGACATGTCAGAGCGAATAAAACAGCTAATGGTCAAACGTGGCATCACAATAGAGGAATTGTCGAGGGAGACAATGATTGATATGCAGACATTAAACAAAATCATTGAAATGCCAGATGAATCAGATGTTACAACCATAAAGCTTATCGCTCTGGTGTTGAATGTCTCTATTGATGAGTTATTAGATGAGAAAGGAGGAGAAGATAATGCAAAATAAAATTAAACAATTAAAAAATTATGCGGTTTACGATGATATCGAGGGCTTTTTAATCAATAAAGATATAAGAAGTAGCTCAGGGAATTCTAACTATATGATGCCTTCATCAACTAGAAGGGTGTCGAACACCAGAAAGAATTATGAAGGGGATATTAAGCAGTTCTTTAGTGTGATTAAAGGTAAAGATGTCAAAAGTTTAGTTCCCGATGATTTAGTTGTAAGTAAAAGCGAATTAAGCAACTATGTGAAGTATCTTCAGGAAAAGGGATTAGTTAATAATAGTATTAACAGAAAAATGACCTCCTTGAAGATGCTCTATACATATTTGGAGCATGATTATAAGGACTATATTGACTTGTCGGTGTTTAATACTGTCGAAAGGCTTAAAACAGTAACTAAAAACTGGGATAAAACAACCCAGACAGAAGCCGAAAGAATCGCTCAGGATATGTATATAAATGAAAGACAGAAACCTTTAATGAAAAAGCTGTTTGTTAAATTCGCCATCAGAACTTCTTTTCGTGTAAGTGCGATTTTGCGAGTAAGATGGAAAGACATACAGCTTGATGAAAGTACAGGCCATTATATAGTAACAGTTATTGATAAAGGATCTCAGGTTGTGTCTACAGGCATTAACCAGGTATTTTATGAGGAATTGTTGCAGCTGAAGGAAGAGGATGACAGCGAAACTGAATTGGTTTTTCAGGGGCTTTCGGAACAATCTTTACGACACTCCTTAAAAAGGTCGAAAAAAAGGTTAGGAATACCTCCTGAAAGAGAATTAGTCTTACACTCATTTAAGGGTGTAGGAATTGACTATGTCTATGAGAATTCTGGTCACGATTTACTTGCAGCAAAAGAACAAGGAAATCATAAAAACACATTAACAACAGAGAGATATATGAGCAGAAAGATTAACATAGCGAACTCTGCTGGTGTAACAATGGATGAAAAAATCGATTTAAATCCACTATATGAAGCAACCCAAGAGGATTTTATTAGTTTTTTTGAAAACGCTGATCTTGTTACATTAAAAAAGTTTATAAAGCATGTAAATGAGCGATAATCATTTTTTCGGTATATTACTCAGTTCAAATGATAATTCTTCTTGATTAACCAGATTGCCTTTGGTAACTTTAAATTTAGCAACATGACATGAGGTGAAAGGCTATATGACAGTGATCTTTGATCAGTCTGCAAATGAGAAACTGCTTTCAGAAATGAAAGATGCTATCTCGAAAAATAAACACATAAGATCTTTTATTAACGATATTCAATTAGAGATGGCTAAAAATAAAATTACTCCAGGGACAACACAAAAATTAATTTATGATATAGAAAATCCAGAAGTCGAAATTTCTAAAGAATATATGTACTTTTTAGCCAAGTCCCTATACTCAGTTCTTGAAAGTGAAAGGTTTAATCCACGAAATTACTTCACAGAAACGGATATGAGAGAAATTGAAACGTTATGGGAAGGATCTGTGGAGGAAGATATAAAATTTCCGTATACATTCAAACAAGTTGTAAAGTATTCGGATGATAATTATTTCTTCCCCATCACTGCTAAAGAGTTGTTTATGCTATTTGAAAATAAGTTATTGCACTATAATCCTAATGCTCAAAGAACGAACAAAACGAAAAAACTAGAGGGCTCAGATATTGAGATACCTGTACCGCAGCTCAATAAACAATCGGTTGAAGAAATAAAGGAACTGTTCTTAGATGGGAAATTAATTAAATCAGTTTTTACGTTTAATGCACGTGTTGGAAGCGCAAGTTGTGGCGAAGAATTAAAATATGATGACGACACTATGTCGCTTACAGTGACTGAAGACACCATTTTAGACGTTTTAGACGGGTATCACCGGCTAATAGGCATTACTATGGCTATAAGACAGCATCCTGAGTTAGATCATTTGTTTGAAGAAACCTTTAAAGTGGACATCTATAACTACACTCAAAAAAGGGCGAGAGAGCATTTTGGGCAACAAAACACAATAAATCCAGTGAAGAAATCTAAAGTAGCTGAGATGAGCCAAAATGTTTATTCTAATAAAATTGTTAAGTTCATTCAGGATAATAGCATAATTGGTGATTATATAAAGACAAATGGAGACTGGGTAAATCAGAATCAGAACTTACTTATAACTTTTTCTGACTTCAAAAAGGCAATTGAAAGAAGTTATTCTAAAAAAGATTTTTCAACTCAGGCAGACATTTTAAAAACTGCAAGATACCTTACATCTTTCTTTGATGCTTTAGCTACACAATATGTGGATGAGTTCTTAGGTGATATAGCAAAAGAAAGAAAGAGAAGTTTTGTGAACAACTATTTGTTCTTTAACGGCTACGTTGTACTAGCTAAGAAGTTGCAGTTAGATGGAGTAAGTCTAGATGATTTAGAAAGTAAAATTACCGATGTTTTAAGCTCTATAGACTTTAGTAAGAAAAATAAATTGTGGGATGAATTAGGTGTAGTAGACAAGAATGGAAATGCTAAATCACCACAAAAGATATGGAATTTCTTTAACAATTTAAAAATAGACGAGTAATTACTTAGGAGTTGTTTGTTGCAATGTTCAATAGTGAGATTAAGGAAAAATATTTAGATACCTTATCTGAGGGTATGGTTATGCAGATGAGGCCTATTTTTGCAAAAGCAGAGATTACTGAGACTTTATATAATAAAGACATTTATGATTTCACATCAATGCAAATTTTAGAACTTATACGATCATTCGACCAAACCACTATTGGTAGTGTTCGAAGAACCTTAGCATTATTGTCATTGTATATTGATTGGGCAATTTCATATAAGTTAAGTAAAGGATTAACCAATTTGGCAAGAACTATTTCTGAAGAAGAGCTTTATGAATGTCTCGGAGACAAAAAATTATATATTACTTATAGTGAATTAGAGGAAATGGAAAATCAATTAGTTAACTATCAATCAAAGGCTGTATTAAGGCTGTTGTTTGAAGGGGTTTCAGGTTTAGCTCATTCTGAATTGCTAAGTTTAACGAAGAAGCAAGTTGAGGATGCAATGCTTAACGGTAACGTTTTAACCCTGTATGATTCAAAGCACGGTGAACGAAAACTAAAAGTAAGTAGTGAATGTCTTGTTATTGCCTTAAATGCAGCTCAGGAAACTAAATATAAATTAAAGAATGGGAAGGCAAAAGGCCAAACAAAAGAAGTCTTTTTAGTTGAAAATGATTATGTAGTTAAAACAAAAAGAACGTCCAACAAAGGAGACGGCCAAGCAAGCAAATTTGTCATAACTAATCTAATTACCGATATATCTGAGTTCTTTAAAATTAACTTTTTAACACCAAACACTATTGTTAGATCTGGTCATTTATATAGAGCATATCAGCTTTATAAAGAAAAAGGGGTTATTGATAACTCTGTAAGGTATCAGATTATAGATGACTTTAATTTAAGAGTGAAATCCAAATATCGAGCAGTTTATTCAATGCAAGATTATATTAATGAGGAAGAAGTTAATAAATATTACGCAGAAGAACTAGGTCTAAAAGAGACGACCATTTAAATATGAAATCCATTTGACTATTTTGGTTAAATGGATTTTTCTTTTATCTCAAAAAAAATTGTGAAAAAATTCGCATTTCGACAAAAATAGACAAAATAATCACTTTAAATACATGTTTAAATGTAGTAAGATGGTCATGTAAACCATATGGTTTACTAAGGAGGAGACCAAGACCAAAGTCTTAGTCGTTTCAATGCCTTTCAACCTTGAATTCATAGAGGTCTTCGACATTACAATCTAAAGCAGCAGCAATTCTTTTTGCAGTTCGAATAGACATATCTACTTTAACTAATCGATTATAGTCGCTCAGCTGCTGTTTCTTAATCCCAGTTATCTCTGAAAGTTCATTGATTGTAATGTCTTTCTTTCTACATAATTCAGGTATCAAGCATTGCCCGATCTCAACTTTAATCATAATCGGACATCCTCCTGCGTTCTGTTATGGAAAGACATAATACATATCATACCATACGAAGCCGATAAATAACCACTAGCATAACACCTACTTTCTATGTATAATGATTATACAAAACAGAACGCACGTTCCCTTAACACCTTAAGGGTTTATCACAGAAAATTGAACATAGGAGAATGAGGATGGCAGGTTATTTAAACAATATTGCACTGAATCTGGAGATTGTACTCAAAAACAAAGCAGATAGTCCAGAAGTCTCTGAAACATTGGTAACCAGGATTTGTGAAAATTTACTTTTATCTAAAGAAGTCTCGTTTTTAAAAGCTGACGGATCAGTTGAAAATTTTAAATTAAGTGATATGGAATATGAAATAACAAATACAGAAGAATTGCCTGAGTAAAAATAAAAAAAAGAAAGACTCCATTAAACATAATGTAATCAGCAGCAAGAGGAGAATGAAGGTATTGTTTTGAATATATTTGTTGATCAAGATAATTACAAAGAGGTTAGTCTAAGACTTACAAAAAAATTGCTGACTTCAGAACATTATCAATTCCTACTTGGTTTCAAGGGAGAGAAATTAGATATTACAATTTCAGTTACACCACAAAGCCTCGTTAAGCTTAGGGATGACATCAATGAATTGATCTTTATGTTCTCAGATTAAAATTAGATTCGGTCACATAAATTGGCCGAATCTAATTGACAGATATTAAATGATGGGTTATAGTTTATTCAAATACAAATAATATGTATATAGGAGATGGTAAAGGGAGCTATGTTGCTTGATGAAAAGCTCGATAAATTAATGAAAACGATTCTGCGATTAAAAGCATACAAAGAAGAGGAAAATTTACGAAGAGTCATCGGAGAATTTCATTCAATAATTGATTATGCTTACGAGGGGATGTATATAGCTGAAGATATGTTAAGAGAAGAAGAAAGTAAGGGCAAAGAAGTAAGTACATATTGAATTGTGTAATTTTCACTAAGGTAACAAAATTAAAATTAGTGGATAAAATGTAAGTTTTATCGAGATTCAAATTGGAGGGGGATATCACTTGGAATTATCATTAGATGAATTGAAGCTCTATCTTAAACCATTAGTGTTTTTCGGTGAGTTAAAACTTGAAATCAGTGATTATGAAGAAGGTAAGAAAATTGAAGTGCTAGATCATGATGTAGGGTCTTTAATTAATTTAGAAGGCCAAACGATTAACGAAAATTATGTGTGTACTACATGTAATTGTACTTTATATACCGATGAAAATAATGAAGTATGTTTCATAGAGCATCCGTATGGTGCAATCACAGCTGTAAATAAAGATCAAGTGATTCATTTAACTAAGCTAATTGGAGCAATCATAAATACGGATGAGGAGGATCCAGTTGAATGAACACAGCATACAGAGTTTGGGACGGCGAGAAGATGCATTATTGGGATGATGGTGAGCTGAGTCTTATTATCTCAGGTGGAGAATGGGGGCTGTATCGCAATATCGTTGGAGCTCTATATCCCATCCGTATTGCGTCTAGCAAACAAAAAAATTCGACTCTCATGTGGGGAACAGGGTTGAAGGATAAGACAGGCAAAGATATTTATGAAAAAGATATTGACATGACAGAAGATGAACCGATGATAGTCATTAAGGAAAATGGTCATTATGGACTTAAATTCCCTGATGATAGTGCCTACTTCGATTATTCATTGGATTGGGGAGAGTGCTACATTGGCGGTAATGTTTATGAAAATCGTGTGTTATTGGAGGGCGCGGAGTGATTGATACTGAAGTAAAGCGTATTGAATATAAGCTTTGGTATGAAGTTGAGTTCGGTTGGAAGCATTTCAGTTTCGTTGCCAATGATGATAAAACTGCATTGGAATACGCAGAGGAATACGTGAAAAATAATAATCTCATAAATTATAAAGTGGAAAAAATAACGAATGAGAGATTGTTTTGGCTGAGGAGGACGTGAAGTGAATCCTGAAGATAAGAACGAATTGAAGTTCCGAATGATTACGCCAGAGGGAAAGGTATTTCCGGTTAACCCTTCACCCATTGAAAATTGGGATAATGATATTTGGAAAGCATTTGATGAACAGAAACAGGTTTTCGACGAAGAGATTAAAAAAGCATTTGAACACTGTAACGTACCGTTGGAGGAAACAATTGAACGGGCTGAATTAGTCATAGATAAGGACGACAACACTGTTCTGACCATAGACAAACTACCGGTTTTAATCTTATATAAACCTGAATTTTTATATTCGAAAGGAAAAGCAGTTCAAAGATACAAACGACTTTATGAGGAGGACGTGGAATGAAGGAATTTCATTTGCACAAATATCCCGTGACATCAGTTGAAGGGAATGAGTATGCCGTTAGCATTTAAAACGATAGACACTCAAAAGGTTTTGTCAAAGTATCTTTATATAAAAAGGTGCGCGGTTTTTTCAGGAAAGAAAAATTCAAGTGTCTTACAAGAGAAGGAGACTTCGCTCCGAGTTATTTCGAAGAAAAGTGGGATTACGATTACATACAGATGGCAATCAATGAAGTTATTAACTATGAAAACTCCATAAAGGAGCAAATTAATCATGAAAATAAACAAAAGGCTGCAATAGAAAAATTTGAAGCGTGGAGTGGCCAGGAGGTGTAACTGTTATTGGAGGTTAATGTGAAAACAAACCAAAGAGAAAAATTCATCCGAAATGGTATCCCATATGATGAACTTGATACACAAATGATTCATTTAATTGATATTTTAAATTTCAAAATTGGATTAAAAACACGCCACTGTTGTTTTGGGCATAAACCATACGAAGAAATTCAAGTGATGTTTGAAGACGAAGTGAACATAAAAGAAGATCAGATTCTAGAATTAGCAGAACTAGCGGGTAGGGAATGGAAAGGCCTACAGTTAAGCTTTAGCAAATGGGCAAGATTTTCCCCATTGATGTTTAATTGGTCATTGGTGTTATCGAAGAGATTCAGAAACCCAGAAGATCCAAATAAATACCGTTATCTAAGATCAGTTGAAGAATTCTTTGAGAGCTATGCTGCAAAGAAGTGATAAAAGATGCATTTTAAACAAATAAAAATCAGAAAGGTTGATAGAATTTGAGAACATTAGTGTTATTAAGAGGCTGCCCAGGAGTGGGGAAATCAACTTGGATTAAGGAAAATGGACTTGAGCAATACACTCTTTCTGCAGACAACATTAGACTGCTGTTTCAGTCACCTGTATTAAACAAAAGTGGAAAATACGAAATCTCTCCAAAACACGACAACAAGGTGTGGGATTTATTACTAAAGTTGCTTGAAGATAGGATGGATCGCGGTGAATTCACAATTATCGATGCAACTCATTCAAAGCAAAGCATGATTTCAAGATATAAGCCACTAGCTCAAAAATATAGATACCGTGTATATGTAGTTGATTTTTCTGATGTGGATGTTCGGAGAATCTTAAAAAGAAATAAAATGAGGGCTGAACATAAACATGTTCCTGAAAGCAGTATTCTAAATATTTATGAAAGAATGACAACAGAAAAAGTGCCATCTTGGGTAACTGTTCTAAAACCAGATGAGTTTGAAAACACGATGACTTATAAGCCGAGATGTTTTGACGATTATAAAAAGATCCATATTTTCGGAGATGTTCATGGGTGTAATACTGTGCTTCAAGAGTACTTAAACGGTGATTTGAATGAAAATGAACTATACATTTTTGTAGGAGATCTTATCGACAGAGGTATTGAAAATGCACAGCTGTTAGAATTCATGATCAAAATTAAAGATTATAAAAATGTGATTATTCTCGAAGGAAATCATGATAGATATATCAATATGTATGGGAATGATGAAGAAACACCTAGCAACACATTTAACAACAAAACTAAGCCAGAAATCGAACAATCCAACATTGATAAAAAAGACATTAGACAGTTGGCCAGGAAGTTTCATCAGTTAGCTTACTTTACATATAAAAACACTACATACATTGTAACTCATGGAGGAGTTTCAACCGTACCTGAAAATCTCTTGATGACCGCAACAACACAATTTATCAATGGAGTTGGAGATTATTCAGACGATATTGATTATGAATTTGCAAAAAATACGGCTGACCAAAATGTTGTACAGATTCATGGACATAGAAACATGTACCGTTTACCTGTGTTAGCAGCAGAAAGATCTTATAACCTGGAAGGGCAAGTGGAAAGAGGAGGTCATCTTAGAGTCGTTACACTGTCTGAGAACGGAATTGAAACCCATGAAGTGAAGAATAAAGTTTTTAAACAAAGTTCAAGTGATGTGCAGAGTAATAGTGTAACTGTTGGAACAATTGATGATTTGGTTTCCCACTTACGTGATCATGAATATGTCCAAGAGAACAAGATGCCAAACAATATCTCATCATTTAATTTTACAAAGCAAGCATTTAGAAAGAAAAAGTGGGATGAAACAAATATTAAGGCAAGGGGTTTGTTTATTAACACCCAGAATAATGAAATTGTAAGTAGAAGCTATGATAAATTTTTTAACATTGGAGAACGATCTGAAACAAGAATGCATCATCTCGTAGATACAATGAAGTTTCCTGTAACAGTGTTCGATAAGGCAAATGGATATTTAGGGACTGTGGGGTATGACTCTTTGTCAGATCAGTTGGTATTCACTTCTAAATCCTTTACATCTCAATTATCAAATGACCATGCGAAATGGGTCGAGGAGTTGTTCTTCAAGACCTTTGATGAATTTACGGTAAATGCCATTAAATATTATCTGAAGCTAAATAATGTTTCATTCGTTTTTGAAGTAATACTTCCAGAAAAAGATCCACATATCATTGAATACAATCAAGACAATCTAGTCCTCTTAGACATAGTAAAAAGACAGATGTCATATGAAAAACTCCCTTACAGTGAAGTGAAAGCTACTGCAGAGTGTTTATCCATTGAGTGCAAAAAACAAGTTGCGGAGTTTAGTAACTGGACAGATTTCTATAGATGGTATCTGGACGTGTCACAAGATTTTTCAATTGAGGAAGAGGGTTATGTAATTGAAGATGCTGCTGGCTTCATGACAAAACTTAAGCTCCCTTACTATAACTTTTGGAAACAAATGAGGGGAGTAAAGCATAAGATCAGCAACAAACATGAGCATATGGTTAACTCAGGAAGCCTTTACACTCCTTTGCATAATAGATTTTTTGCATGGGCTAAGACAAAGGACAGAGGGTATCTAAAATCAACTTCCATTATCAAATTGAGAAATGATTTTGAAAAAGAAACTGTGGTATTGGAAGCCAAATGAATTCTAGATAAAAGTAAAATTTTATAGAGAGTGGAAAAGGGAAATGGGTGAATAAAACATTATAGAAGGTCACCAAGAGTCCTCTCGATGACCTGAGCTATTCTGTAATTTATCTTTCGCTAATAGTGGCAGTAATGGATCCGGTAGACCAAGAATCAGTTAAAAAATTACTCGAAAGAACGTAGGTTTCGTTTTTATTCAACCATACGTCGGTTGATCTAAATGGTTTATTAAGACTACCACCCCCAACATTTAGAACAGCAACATTTTCACCTTGTCTTGTTATCTGGCAGGCTCCGGCGTATGCCTCAGTGATTCCAGCATATTTGCAAGTGAATTTCATATACATACCTGCACCAGTAATCATCTTAGAGCTGGTTCCCGAAGATGAAGTTACACTTCCAGTTGTAGCTGCACTAGCAGAAGAAACAAAAGCTGTCAAAGTAAAAATCACTGAAAAAATTAAAACGAAAAGCTTTTTCATTTTACACACTCCTTGTTTTTTAACTTACTTTTTAAGTATTCGACATTTTGGACTTTACACCTGTAAAAATATGTAGAATTTTTGTGAATAAAAGTTCAATAGTGATTAGGAATAATGGATTAAAGGGAGCTATTGAGGAGCAGCAACAATAAAGAGTGTATTAAAGGAAACGCCATAACTTTGTATCGTTTTAAAAAGTAATATTTTAATAGGAAGTGGAGGATCAAAAATGGAAATGGAGGAAATGATTTTGCTAAAAGAAATAACAATATTTGATTTAAATAAAATCATACCTGGCACAAAAGTTAAAGTAACATGGTACAAGGGATCAGAGATGGAGTATACACATCAGGGTGAAGTTATCATTAATAATGGGGAAAAGTTCTATTATAATTACGTTGATAAAGAAGGATATGTAGGTCACTGTCATGTAAACGCACTTGATTTGAAGAACTATCCTGACAGTCTTATTGTTGAGATTAAATCAAAATAAAATTGAAGATTTAATCAAATACAAATGAATAATCAATCCAGAAATAAGGAAAATTAACTAAAAAAATTGTGAGGAACTTTCAATGAAACGATTTATTTTAGTTTTATCCTTATTAAGTATTATTGTTGCCTATCCCATTCAAACAAACGCCAGTCCAATGCCTTGCAGTGTAATACTGGAGCCGGTAGATAAAAATCTTAAAAATGCTAAAGGCGTAGCGTTAATCTATAAGGTGCAATTGAACCCACCGAGTGCTGCCAGAACCAATATAAGCATTCTTGCTGTCCATCTTCCTGCACCTTCTTCTTTTGGAAATTACGACAGTTACGAAGGATTTGCTACTAAACCAGGTGAGATTAGTTGGCGGTTTAAACTTTATCCTACTCCTGAGGAAGAGAGTCCTAGTTGGGCGGGAAGAATTGACACAATTTCGGCCGAAATGAAGAATGTTAAAGTGCAAGTGCGTCTGTCAAATTCTAGCACGCAAAAGTTGGGGCCGAGTATATTAACGAAAAATATTGAATCCTGTTATTGAAAGTCTTGGGGCAACAGTGTAAAACAAACTTGGATTGGATTGATATAAATGATTAAATCAATTATTTTACCTGAAGAGAATACAAAAATAACTGTCGGGAAACCGATAAGCAAAGAATCAAATGCAAAGGTGGTCGCAATTTATGACTATAGAGAAGAACCTGAGGAAGCTTTCTGGGTACACTTATCAAATGGGAATGATCTGTTTGTAGACAATGAGGAGGTTGTTGTTGAATACGAGTAAACTCATGGACTGAATAAAAAGACTGTTTTAAAGAGAGGGAGTTGTATTAATGGGAATGTATACAGAATTGGTATGTGCTTTTGAGCTAATTAAGGAAACACCAAGTCACATTATTGAAACGTTGGAGTTTATGAGCGGTCAACGAGATGAGCATCCAGATGAGCTGCCAGATCATAAACTATTTTCGGGAGGAAGTAGATGGAAATGGATGCTTCAATCTGATAGCTATTATTTTGATGGAAAAACTCACAGCGAAATTGTAAACGATACTCTTGTAGGTGGGCGCTATGTGACAATTAGATGCAATCTAAAAAACTATGATAATGAGATTGAGAGTTTTATTGAGTGGATTTCACCGTTTATTTATAAAAAGGATGAGGAATATTTTATTGGCTACAAACGATATGAAGAGGATAAAGAGCCTGAATTGATTTTTGTTTAAAAGGATTACTTTATGCAGAATGGAGGGCAATAGGATAGGATTCATCAAATACGTATTTGAAATCGCCTGGTTTAACTTAGTTTGGTTTAAATGGCACCTTGGAGCGGACATAAGCATTTTTGACAGCTGCGGATGGAATACATATAAACGGATAAAGAATAAAAATAAAATAAGTGGAGGGTATTCAAGTGGTAAAGAGGAATCTGCTTAGCAACCACGTTGATGAGATTATCGGAGAATATTACGCTGCTAAAGGATATTCAGTCCATAGCATTGACCGCCAGGAAAATGGACAACTAATCGTTGTTACGGAGCGAGTAGCAGAGGAGAAGGAAAATGCAAAAGTTGATATAGCATTTGATTTTGTACATAGAAGACCACATAAGAAGAAGTATTTAGCATAAAAAAGGCAAAGAGGAATTAACACTCTTTACCGTTAGGTTTCTTTTTTAGACAATCACAGATAAATTTCATTATACTGATAGCTATTGCAACAGATCCAATTATTAATGTGATTTGGAGGATGAATATTACTCCGAAATTTATATTCACATTGTCAAATAAGTCACTCGAAAAGGAAAGAAGCTTATGAATACCCAAGGCAAGTACGAAAAAGGTGAGGCATATTACGACAAGGGATGCTTTGGAATAATCTTTAGCGTGGTCAAAATTATAAATTGCTATTGATACAAATAATAAACCCGTAGCGATCTTGTGGGATAGCGAATCATTCGCCGAAAATGATTGCACTACTATGCTTAAGAAAAATCCAGTAATACCGATTGTTTTACTCAAGGAATCACCTACTCTTATGTAAGTTAAGTATGAGTTTACCAATTAAAGGGGATTTTCTCAAGATGATACACATTAAAGTTAAATTAAAATCGTGATTTAAAGGAGCGGAGATAATGAACACTTATGTAGTCGATGACAGCAAGTATAAATGTATTTATGCGGGAACTGAGAAAGCAGCTGCTTTTAATAATGAATTTGAAAACGGTACAAGAGTAAGAGTTTGGTTCGAAGGCCGTCACATAAAAACGTTTGAGAAAGAACAAAGAGAAGTATGTGGAGTAGGAGAATGGATTCTGAAGTATGATGCTGCTACTGAATTGCAAAAGGAAGTAGATCGTTTGGAAAAGACATATTTCAAGAAGAAAGAGTTGTTAGATACTATTAGGCAAGCTGAACAAGTCTAGATAAAAGATAGTTTTTATAGGGAGGTAACAGATGTTTTGGAGAAAGAAAATACCTAAATGCAAACATGAATGGCATTACTTGAAAGATGACTATATATACAATAATTTAGGCGCTGCCATTGATGCGGATGATGCATGTTGGATACTTTGTGTAAAATGCGAAAATGAAAAATTAGTCTATAAAGAAGAATGGGAAAGGGTTAAAAGAAAGCAGGAGATTCTAAAAGAATTTAATAAATAATAGCAAGTAATATTTTAGGGAAGGATCGTTATCAAGCAATTTAGCATGTCGATAACGATCAGAAAAGAGTGTATTAATTTCTATGCCAGCGTCTTTCTTCGAAGTGATCAGGATAATGATTCTGTGTAGATTTTGATTTGAATACAAAATAAAACCCTGCAAGTAAGATATAGTCCATGATTTTGTCAAATGACCAATTCACGAAATTATCTAAAATTAATTTCATTTATTTCACCTCCGAGACAAAAATGTCCAGTCTCTTTTATATGGCAAGCGTATGACAACCTGCTTGCAGTAATAAAGGTGAAATGAATTTTGGAAATTTAAAAAGGTTTAGAGAAAAAAGTCATTTAAAATAAACTATTTATTTTAATTAAAGGGGGTAACGAAAACTAATTGATCCATGTACTAAATTTTCATTTGATTTTTAATGGCTAGGCTCTAAGGAGTTATGTAACGGAGAGATTATACTCTCCAGGAATCGAAGGAAGGTGTGCGGAGTTTGCCGTGCTTAGTCTTAAATCTGTGCTTAACCTTACATACGATAGGCTCAATAAATACATATTCATCAGATTCAGATTTTACTTGTTTCATAGAGTGGAACTTACTTCGTTCTGCATGTGGCATGAATTCCATAAACCCGGCTGCAGTTCCGTCAGGATAAGACAGAAGGAATTTAATATCGTTCTTCGTGTAGCCGGTTATGAGAACTTCAGTGTAATCATAATTAATCACTTTAAGCCAATTATGCGAACGTTTATTGATCTCATAAGGGGAGTTAGCTTTCTTGATTACGATTCCCTCTAAAATCTTTTCTTTGGCCAGGTTAAAGTAAGCTAGTCCGTTACCTTGAATTCCTTCGATTACAAAGACATTAGGATGATTTAGCTCAAGTGAGTTTAGAACTGTCTTACGCTCAGTGAGCGGCTTAGCTGCTATTGACTGACCGTCTTTATAGATAACATCAAAAACACAGTAAACAATCTTATGAGCTGACTTTTTGGACATAAAACGTTCCATTACAGCTTCAAAGTCAGGAGCACCACCTGGGGCAGCTACAATAATTTCACCATCGAGTACTGTTCCATCTGGAATATCTAAGTCCAAGAGTTCTGGAAACTTGCTTGTTACTTCGTTGTTGTGACGAGTGTATAGCTTAATCTGATTATCAAATTTAGAAAGAATGAGTCTGATTCCATCAAATTTGAGCTCAGTGATATAGTTCTCGTCGTCAAATGGCTCTTTTATTGAATGCAATAGCATTGGCGATACAAACAAAATATCACCTCCTACTTAGAACATATTAGCTAAGAGAAGGTGATATATAAAGCGATATGACACTGGTACTTAATGGGATTGAATGAGCTCAGGTGAATTGTTTTTAGGTGAGTTCACTAAGGATGAAACCTGGTATGCTTCCATGCCATTAGGATCGTATGGCTGCAGTAAGCTTTGTAGATAATCAGGGTCAGTATTTTTAGGGTTTAGCCATTCCTTTTCGTTCTCATCAGTAAGGATAACTGGCATCCGATCATGAATGTCTTCCATAAGCTCATTAGGCTTTGTTGTAATGATTGTGCAAGTGTTCAACGGATTGCCTTCTGGCGTGTTCCACTTTTCATATAAGCCGGCAAAAGCGAAGAGATTAGATGATTTAAGCTTAATCCGCATAGGAATCTTAGTCTTTGGATCAAGACGCTTCCATTCATAAAAACTGTCAGCGGGTATGATACAACGTTTGCTGACGAGTGGCTTTCGAAAACTTGGTTTCTCGGCCAATGTTTCAGCTCGAGCATTAATCATTTTATAGCCGATCTTTTCGTCTTTAGCCCAAGGAGGGATAAGACCCCATCTAAGTTTACCCAGCCGGTTGTTTGATCCGTCGTTGATGATTGTCAGGATGTTTTGTGAAGGAGCGACATTATAGCTTGGGTGATATTCATCTTCAGGCAAGAATTGATCTATGTTGAATTGCTCAATGATGTCATCAAACTCAGAAAATAAAGTGAACCTGCCACACATGTTCATCATCCTTTAGGGTTTTTGAATATTGTACAGGCTTGATGCATGAAAATCAAAAAGGAGGAATGTGATGCAGCAAACAGTAGAGGTTAAAGAAGTTGAAGTGTTGATCAGGGGAATCTGGAGGAAGAAAAAGTTCACTGATATTCAAAAGGGGCAAACCTTTAAGATTGAGGAGAATGGGAGAGTAAAGAAGTACATAGCAAGAACAAATCCTTATTGGGATGACATGTATGAGACTTACATAATTGATTTGTTGGATAAAAATAAAATTAGAAGATCTAGATAAAACAGAGATTTTATTAGAAATGGGGGATTGAATTGAAAGACAAGTACACTAGGCAAGCATTTGAAGTTGAGGATATTAATCGAAGAGAGAATTACACAATTGTTTATGATCCTTACGATCAATCTGTAGAGCTTTACGATACTTCAAGAAGAGTGAATCTCAATTGTTTTAAACGTGAATTGAAAACAAAATATATTGGAAACTTCCCGTTTGAATGTAACACTGCATATGAGTATTTTAATTATCTATTTATGAAATCGACCAGCTTTGAATCAGATAATAATATATATTTTATAGCTTGGGTGCATCCTGATTACGGATATTCACTTGAGGAAACAGAGCCTAAGGATATAAATGAAAGTATTGAAGAATTGAATAAGATTAAGACTAAACTGAAAGCTAAACTTGAATCCTTTACTTCGAGCATTAAAGAAAACCGTATTAAAGAATTATTAAAGAAACACGGGTATATTTCAGGAGGAAGCATTGCTTCTTTGATTAAAGGAGAATGTCCCAAAGACTACGATATTTTTATTGATTCCAAAGAAGCTCTAAAAGAAATAATAGATTACTATAGCAGTTTACATAATAGTCATGTCAGCAACAAAAATGATAAATTATGCCTTTTGGAAAGTGAAAACGATGGAAAGCTAAGGCTTGGGCTGACTAGAGAATTTGTGAAAAGCTTTGAAGACAATGATGAAATGCTGCCAATTGTATTCAGTCAAAGAGCGATCACTTTCCCTTCTCAGATTCAATTGATAATTAATAATGGAGAATCACCACTTGAAACGATAAATAAGTTTGACTTTATTCATACGATGTCATTCTACAATCCAAGTGAAGATAAATTCTTTATTAAGGAAGAATCTCTAAAGGCAATTAAGCAAAATAAATTAATATACAATCTACAAGGAACAAATCCAATTGGCTCTGCAAAGCGGTTATTACGATTTGTTAAAAGAGGATGGGAAATCGATAATAAAGAACATATGAAATTAATGTTAAATATAAATAAAATCAATGATAAAAATACATTGCTTGAAGAAATGGGCGAGTACATATTTTAAATAATCTGGTTAAAAACGATATTTTAACCAGAAAAAATATGAAAGTTAACATAAATGTTTTAAAAAGTTCATTAGAGGATGTTTTAAATTTTTTAGTCCTTGTAACATCTGTTGATACAAAGAGATGGATATTTGATACAATAGTGTTATTATCAATTACATTGAGCTCAAAATGAAGGTGAAAAAATTGAAAAAGTCAAAAAACAATATGCTAATTCATCACACTACAATTGAAAATGCTTGTAACATTTTAGCAAGTAAACAATTATGGTTAAAATCCGTGGGAGAAACTTCAGATTCAAAAGAGATTCATCATTATATGTCAAATTTTAATTTAGCTCATAGAGCGGTTGAATACTATAACCATTTAGTTAATGCAATAAACCATATAGGCTCAGCCTCTTTTAATCAATTCCAACACAATTGTAATTGGAGTAATGAATTATGGGAGAGTGGGAAAGTAAATGGGACGGTTCTTGCAGAAATACTTAGAAAAGATTCTTATTTGACTTGTTTTACAGAGAAACCATTTAGTGAATTTCATAACAATACTTATGGAGACATTTCTTTTGAGTTTGATAACGTTCCATTTGATAATAAGTATGGTGACCATTATTTATTAAAGGAAAAGATAAAATACTTCGATTCAAAAAAACTTGAGAAAAAATTAATGCTAAACTCAGTAAAGCCATTCCAAGAGATATCTGTAGAAAATTTAACCGATAATGAAAAAAGAACGTTCCTACTTCGAAAATTAAAAGAGTTAGAAAAACTACAAAAAATTGTTAGCCAGAATTTCGTTTTAAAGCTTAAATCCTGGAGGAACAGCTATAAATTTATAACTAATCCTGATGAGGATATTAAATCAATTGTAGAGTTTCTTACAAATGAAATGAATGAGCAAAGAATAATTAAAAGGTATAGTCCACTAACCGAAGAGCAACTTGTAAACTTAAAACGTAATGCTCCTATAACTAAAGAGATCCTAGAAACTACACATATGAATTTATTATGTTGCTTTTTGAAAGACAACGAGTTTAGGCAAGATAATGAAACAAGAATCATAGCAATACCAATAAATAAAAAGGGATTCAACAATGATCTTTATTTAAAAATCCCTCTTAAAATTGAAAATTTAAAGAAAATTAGGGTTGCCCCAACTCCAAATTCATTGGACAAAGATAATAAAATATCATTATTGGAAAAAAAATTAATAGAGTCAGGATTATCACATGTAATTGTTGAGTAGCCCATGAGGAGGACATCCTCCCTCTAATTAAAATAGAAAGGAAATGGTTTATGATCAATATTTTAAGTGTAGAACAAGATGAAGCAATTAGATACTTTAGAACCAAATTAAATTTATCAGACAAAGATTTATACATACCGTTGATTAATTTCGAACTACTTAGAGACAAAAGCGAACAATATGCGAACATTCTTTATGAGCTGTATAAAAATGACCCCTATTTGTTTATCAGAGCATTAAAAGAGGGATACGTGATTAATCAGCCAATTGCATTTGATGAGGCCATTGTACGTTTCTTTAATGGTGAAGAACTAGCTATTGTACATAAAACAACAGGAAGAAGATACAATGTAAATGTGAAAATGAAGAAGCTGCCTGACGGCTTTACATTGCAAACAATGGATATGTGGCTATGGAGTGAAATTGTTTAAATATTAAGCTAGCCCTTACACATAAGGTATAATAAACTAAGTTAGTTTGTGTATTTTAGTAGGGAGGCAAGCCTTGATGAAAGCAAATGAAATAGTAGATGTTTTAATATCTTTTAATGAGTCAAGTTACAAAAGAGTGCTGATTAATGGAAGTTGGGGGATTGGAAAGACAAAATACGTATCAGACTTTATAAAGAATCATACAAATGCTTGTTATATATCTTTATTTGGAAAAAGGGATGTTAACAGCATACTTCAAGAATTGTACTTTCTGATGATAGAAAAAGCACCAAAAGGGAAAATAAAAAAACATTTTAGTATCTTACGAAATAAATTAAATACTTTGGACATTTCTTATTTTGGAGTGTCTTTATCTTTACCTGTTATACAAAATTTATTTAAAACTATTAATAAAGAATTAGATCGCAAAGATAAACTTATCATTGTGTTAGACGATTTAGAAAGAAAACATGATGAACTTAATATTAAAGAAATACTTGGCATGGTAGATAGCCTTTCAAAAACAGATAATATTAAAACGGTGCTTATTGCTGCTATAGATCAGCTCGAAGGTGAAGATAAAAAAAACTTGATGAATTATCAAGAAAAAGCTATTGATCGTACTTATACAATAGAAAATTTTGCAAGTCAAGCACCAGTAGAAATAATGGGGAATGAGATTTGGGAAGCATTATGTGAAATTGCTAAAAGTAATAGCTTTGATTTTAAGAACTTAAGGACATTTGAAAAAACAAAATTATTTATTGAGGAAATAATCCAAGTTCTTGGAGAAAATATCTTTAGCGAGAAGTTTACCAAAAGTGATTTATATAAAATGTGTTTTGCGACAGTGCTTTTCGTTACCGAACATAATAATAATATGATTTTACTTCAAGATGATAAAAGAATCAACGATTACTATAAGAATGGTGGAGAGAGTGGGGAAATACAGTATTTAATTGATAAAGTCCTTAGAAATTCATTAGACAATATGATGTGTAAAAGTGTATTTTTTCATATTAAGAAGTGGTTCGAGAACGGAACATTTCCTAGAGAAGAAATAATCAGTTCAATTAATTTGATCAACTCATATAAACATAAAGCCGGGATCTTTTTTTCATCTGAAGAAGAACTTTACAGTTTTATTAGCTACTCTAAGACATTTATCGCAGAGTTAACAGGTGCTGAGAAACTTAAAGATATTATTTCTTTGCTATCGAATGCATTTGAAATGTGTAATGTATTATCAATAGATTATGGAATGAAAGATGAAGATATTATAAGTTTAATACAAAAAAGCATAATTAATGAAATTAACATTGAAAAAAATCTATATGAAAATAGAATCAACCTATATAGTATTATAATTAAAAGCGAAAAAGAGAGAAGTTTATTAAATGCTATTAACTATACAATTGAAAGAGAGTATTATGATAACCTGTTAAAAAAAATAGAAGAATGTCTTATGCAGGGCTTATATAACGAAAATAAATACCTGGATATTTTTAAAGAATCAATAATAAGTGATATAGATGAGTCAATTTCACAGAGAGTACTTCAAACTTTTCGTGAAAATGAATTCTTTTTCTCAATCCCCAAAGGTAGAATCACAGAAGACCACTGGAATTGGTGTATCCTTATAAAGTATGTTATGAAAGATATAGGGAAGTATTGGAATGCGGGTTTCTATGAGGAGTTTGCTGCTTATATTGAGAGTATAGACTGTTCCAATGACAAAATGTTGCAATACAGAATAAGTAATTACTTACCTTGAATCCTTGAATTCAATATTGCAATACAACGATTTATTTCCCTATTTTCCCGATAAAGCCCACTAGTTGTACTGGGCTTTCTCTTAATAAAATGATAATTTTATTCGAATTAGAAAGATTGCGAATGAAACACAAAAATAAAAAATATAAAAGTTTATAAAACATATAGACAAAGATAAAAAATATGTATATAATAAAATCAAGTTAAAGGGAAGGAGGCGAACTACTTGGAGGTACTGGGGATAACAGAGAAGGCATTAAGCTATTACAGAGAAAACGTTAAAGGCAACAAGTCAATTACTCCTGATCAGGCACTGTTAAAGATGATAAGGAATGTCTCACTTGTCAAAGAAACTCATCCTGAGCGAGTTAAAAAACGTTTATTTTGCACAGAGTACGCTTATGGAAATATGATAATCAAAGTTAACAGAAAAAAGCAGGTATTTGAAATTGTAAATAAATCAGGATGCTTTTCTGATCAAAATGATTGGAAGTTCCCAAAAAGAAGGAACATAGAACTTAGTAAAGAACTTGGAATCAAAGACTGCAAGTTTAGCAAAATTACATATTCAAAGAAAAATCACAATAGACAAAAATAAAAATAGAGGATGATTAAAAATATGACAGAAAACAAAACGGTATTACGTGAAGCATCAAACGTTGTAACACTTGAAGGAACTCTGGCAGAAGTAAGACACACTGAGTGGAAAAATGGAAATGGACTAAATATTGAATTAGATATTGAGGTTGCACCTAACGAAGTGCATACAGTTAAAGGCTTTTCAAAATATAAGAAAGCTGATGGTACAGATAATGCTATTGCCAAAGGGTATCAAACTATCATAAGTGATTATAAGTCCATCGCAGAACATGGAAGAGATCAAGCTGATAAAGTGAGAATCACCCAAGGTAAGATTGGATTAAATGAATATTACTCTCAAGGAGTATTAAAGGCATACCCACAGCTAAGCACTAACTTTGTAAACAGACTGGATGCTAATGAAGAATTTAATCCTAAAGCTGAATTTGATGTTGAACTGTTTGTTAAAAATGTAACTGAAGAAAAAGTAAAAGGAGAAGAAACAGGAAGAGTTAATTTAAATGGTTATATCCCTTTGTATGGCGGGAAAGTCATTCCTTTTACATTTGTAGTGACTAAGGAAGGTTCTCAATATGTTGAAAACAATTATGAAAAAGGATCTACGGTTAATGTCTTCGGAAAGATTATTAATTATAAAGAACAAAAAGTAACAACCAAAACTGCTGCATTTGGAGAAGACAAAAAAGAAATCACCTCCATTACAAAAAGAGAGTATCTAGTTACAGGTGGGAACGATCCTTATGATGAAGATAGTAAAAATGCTTTTAATCCAGAAGTAATTAAAAAAGCATTGACTGAAAGAGAGACTTATCTAGAAGGACTTAAGAACGAAAGCAGCAATGAAAACAATAAAAAGTCTGGCTTTGGTGGAAGTGCTCCTAATAACAAGCCTTCAAAGCCGGTTGAAATTTCAGATGATGATCTCCCTTTCTAAAATAAAATAGATCATTAATCTAATACATAACTGGGGTGAGCTCCGACTCACCCAACAAATTCAAAATAAAAGGAGAACTATAATGGCAATCGATATTTTCAACCCACAAGTTTCTGTAGTAGCAAAAGGATTAGAAGGAAAAGTTATCACAATCTACGGTTCTAACAACTTAGGTAAAACTAAGCAAAGCACTCGGATGAAGAAACCGTTATATCTGCCATTCGAAAAAGGATTAAATGCCATTGCCGGTGTCCAATTCATGCCTATCAATAGTTGGGCTGATTTTAAAAAGGTAAACAAACAGTTAACTAAAAATGCTGAAAAAGCCAAAGAAATGTATCAGACAATCATTGTTGATGAAGTAGACGCTTTTGCTAAATATGCGACTAGATATGTATGCGAGCAATATGATGTAGAACGGATTAAAGATGGTAATGATGGGTTTGGCCTTTGGAAAGAGTATGAAACTGAAGTATGGGAAGAAATCAATAAATTAATTGGCGTAGGATTTACGGTTATCTTTATTGCTCATGCTGCTGAAGACAAAAAAGGCAAAGTATATCCGAAGGGGGATAAACGAGTTTTAGCTCCAGTAATTGATAACAGCGATATTGTTCTTTATCTAAGTTCTAATGGTGTTGATGAAGATAGAAAAGTAATCAAATCAAGTGCTTGGTTAGCTGAAACTGAAGAGCATTTTGCTCGTAGCCGATTTGATTACATTGACACATACCTTCCTGAATTTACTGCAGAAAACTTAGAAAAAGCAATTATTGAGGCAGTCGAAAGACAGGAGCAAGCAGAAGGAATTGTCGCTGTTACATACGAAGAGCAAAAACAAAACAACGCTTCAGAAGAACTTGATTTCAACTCATTAATGGATCAAATTAAAGAAATTGGCATGAAGCTTAATGAAGAAGGCCGTTTAGAAGAAGTTAATGAGATTACAGAGAAACATTTAGGTAAGGGTGTAAAAGTTACTGAGTGCAGCCGTAAGCAAGTAGGTGTCATGTCTGTAATTCTAGATGATCTAAAAGACCTTCTAGCAGAATAAAAGAGGAGGGATTATTCTCTCCTCCTTATTAGGAGTGATTATTTGGGGAGACAAGTTAAATGTCCTTATTGCGAGACCAAGTTAGACAAAGACTCAGCAATTCCTTATAAAAAAAGATATTACCATGAAAAGTGTTTTAATACCTGGAAGCAAGAATCAGATCACAGAAAAGAGTTAATTCAATACATATGCAATCTATATGGTCTTACATCTCCAACTGGCATGATGTTGAAACAAATTAAAGAGTATCAAGAGGAATATGGGTATAAGCTTAAAGGCATTGAGCTAGCGCTTAGATACTTTTATGAAACTTTAGATAATCAACCCAGAGAAGGAGATGGCATTGGAATCGTTCCATTTGTTTATGATGAAGCAAAGCGGCATTACATTAGACAAAAAGCCATTCGAAAATCAGCTGAAGACCCAAAGAATCATAAAAGAGAAGAAATTACGTTAGTCATAAAAAAAGGAATGAGAAAGAAAAGAGGGCTAGTTGATATCTCAACGCTATAGGAAGGAGAGTCCATTTGCTACAAGACAAACAGGCAATAATTCAAGTTTTAGGGAGCATTTTAAAAGATCCCACAATCTTGTCAGAGAGCAATAAATATAAGATAACTTCGGATGATTTTCCTTCAAGGTTTCATTCAATATTATTTTTTGCCATGAGCAACCTATTTCATCAAGGAACTGAAGTATTGAATGACGTTGAAATAGATGGATATCTAAAGGATTACGATATTCAATATAAAATTTTCCATGATAATAAGGGTCTTGATTATATAGAAAAAATACAAGAGTTGGCAGTTGTCGAAAATTTTGATTACCACTATAAAAGATTAAAAAAGTTTAGTCTACTTAGAGAAATGGATGGCTTGGGATTCGATATTAAGGAAATATATGATGAATCTCTGATTGACCCAAAAGAACAAGAAAAGATGCAAGAACAGTTTGATAAGAAGTCGATTGATGAAATTTTGACAGCTTATGAAATGAAGATTGTAGACATAAAAGAAAAATTCAGAACTTCATCTGAAAGTGTAGGAATCCAGGGCGGAGAAGGTATTAATGAATTATTGGATTCATTCGAAGAGTCGCCGGATATTGGAGTTCCATTAAATAGCGAAATGCTCACCTCAATTTTTCGTGGATCACGGAAGAAAAAGTTCTATCTGCGCTCAAGTATTACAGGTGGCGGTAAAACAAGAAACATGGTCGCTGACGCTTGTCGCTTAAGTGCAACCGAACTTTATGATCCTAAAAAGAAGGAATGGGTATCAAACCCATGGAGTGAAAGTTCTACGGTTATTTCAACAGAAATGATGGCCGAAGAATTGCAAAGCTTAGCACTTGCCTACATTAGTGGTGTAGAAGAGAAAAAAATCCTTAGAAACACAATCAATGAACAAGAAAAACAACTTGTGCGTAAGGCTGCTAAGGTTCTTCAAGAGTCTAACATATGGTTCGAACATCTGCCTGATTTTAATATTCAGGAGATTGAAAGAACAATTGAAAAGAACGTCATTAAAAACAATGTAGAGTACGTTTATTTCGATTATATTCACTCATCAGTAACCATTTTTTCAGAGATGAGCAAAAAAAGTGGTGTCAACTTGAGGGAAGACCAAATTCTTTTACTTATGTCGGATAAGTTAAAAGGCTTATGTAACAAATACGATGTCTATATGATGAGTGCAACTCAGCTGAATGGTGATTGGAAAGAAGCATGGTTAAAAGGACAAGTAATAGATGCTTCTTACTTGAGAGGAAGTAAAGCCATCGCAGATAAAACAGATGCTGCAATGATAATTCTTCCTTTAAGTAAAAAAGAGAAGGATGCAATTGATCCAATCTTAAAAGAAGGATTTTATCCAGAGCCAAATTTTGTTACACATGTATTTAAAAATAGGGGGAATGAGTATGACAAAGTTAAAGTCTTTTCCCATATCAATATGGGCAACATGCGGATTAAGGACTGTTTCACAACAAATCTTGACAATGAACTAATCACAGTTGAGAAATTGAATATAAAAGCAGGATGAGGGGTGTAGCGCCCTTTGAAGTATGATAAAGACAGAGTAAAAGAAAGCCTAACCATTGAGGATATACATAAGATTTTAAAAGATTTAGGTAGTGAGAACAATCTGTGGGATCAACAAGGAAATCCAATTTACAGAACCGTTTGTCACAATGCTTCTGGTGGGAGCTATAAGCTGTATTACTATCATGAAGCAAAACAGTTTCACTGTTATACAGAGTGTGGGGATAATTTTGATGTATTCGAACTTGTTATAAGAGCAAAAAGCCAAAAAGGAATTAATATCTCTTTTAATCAGGCTATCGAATATGTTGCCAAAATAGCAGGAAGAACATTTGGATTTGGGAATAGAGAGACATACATAAACAATGATTTGATTGATGACTGGGAATGGATGGGGAAGTTCAAAAAGAAGAAAAAAATACATATTGAGCTCCCCAGCTTTAATGAAACGGTTCTAGATGTATTTGTGCCTTATCCTCACCAATTGTGGCTAGGTGAGGGAATAAGTCACAAGACATTAAAAGAGTTTGAGATTGGGTATTATTTTAGACCTCATACAGAAGGGATTACCATTCCTCATCGAGATTTAAATAATAGGTTGATTGGTATACGTAGGCGCTCAATGATTAAAGAAGAAGTTGATGCAGGCTATAAATATATGCCTTTAAAAGTTGGCAATATCTTATATAACCATCAAACAATGATGAATCTATATGGATTACATAAAACAAAAAATTCGATAGAAAGGTTCAAGAAAGTTTTGATTTTCGAATCAGAAAAATCAGTATTAAAATGCCAAGACTTTTACGGTGAATCAAACTTTACCTGTGCTGTTTGTTCAAGTAATATATCTAATTTTCACCGGGACATTTTATTGTCTCTTGGTGTTGAAGAAGTTTTTATCGCTCTTGATAAATACCGACCACCAAAAGAACATGAAACAGAGGAGAAATATCAAGAAAAATTGGTTGAATATCAGAAGAAAATTCTAAAGCTCGCAGCAAAATTTACTCCTTATGTTCGTGTGTATGTTTTGTGGGATTATGAAGGCTTACTGGATTATAAGGACAGCCCAGCTGACAAGGGAAAGGAAACTCTAGAGGAGCTAATGAGAAGGAAAATTGAGATTGGCACAGATGAAGGGGGAATTTAATGGAGTATAGACTAATTGGCGACAATGATTATAATTTCGATCCTTTAGCTACTATCTTAAAAAATAGAGGCATAGAAGATCCAAAGTTGTTTGTTAATGTTGATCAAAGTTCAGTTATTCATTATTCAAAGCTAAATAATATTGATAAAGCTGCAGATTGTCTTATTAAGCATTTAAATAATAAAAATAAATTGTTTGTTCAGGTAGACAGTGATGTTGATGGATACACATCCAGCTCAATCATTATAAACTACATAAAGAAGATTTGTCCGAAAGCTAATATACATTACAGAATTCAAGATGGGAAAGAGCATGGGATTTTTATTGATACAATTCCTGATGATGTTGACTTAGTCATAATCCCAGATGCAGGTTCAAGTCAATTTGACGAACATGAGGCTCTTAATAAGAGAGGCGCAGAAATAATTGTTATTGATCACCATGAATGTGAACGAGTGTCTGAACATGCGATCGTAGTAAATAATCAACTGTCGCCTAATTATCCGAATAAAACTCTGACAGGTGCAGGAATGGCCTATAAATTTTGCCAGGCAGTTGATGAAAAGCTAAATAAAAATGAAGCTGAACAATTCTTAGACCTTGTATCTATTGGTAACATAGCAGATTCGGCTGATTCAAGAAACCTTGAAACCCGGTATTTTATGAATGAAGGTTTGAAGAAAATTAAGCATCCATTATTAAAAAAGCTATTTAAGAAGCAAGAGTTTTCAACCAAGGGTGACAAGAACATACAGAATACACAATTCTTTATTAACCCCTTAATTAATGCTGCCATTAGGGTTGGAAGCAGTGAAGAAAAAGATCAAATGATGAGAGCATTCCTCCTTTCTAAAGAAAAGGTACCCTACAAAAAACGTGGACAAAGTGAAACTGAGCTTGTGTCAATACATGATGACACAGTTAGGATTCTAGGAAATCTAAAAGCAAAGCAGAAACGGATTGCAGATGCAGCTGGGGCTGAAATTAAAAATAGAATAGAGGAGAAAAGTTTAACAGCGAATAAAGTACTGATTGTTTACATTGAAGGAATTCTAGATAAAAGCCTAACTGGACTGGTGGCCAATCAGCTTGCAGAAGAATATAAAAAGCCGGTCTTGTTAGCCAGAAACGATCCCGAAAAAGGTAAAGATATCTTGAGTGGCTCTATACGAGGATATGATAAAGGGTTTATAAAGGATTTTAAGAAAGAGCTTATAGATACTGGATTATTTGAGTTTGTTGAAGGTCACCCAAATGCAGCTGGCTTTGCAATTAAACGACAGAACTTAATCCTGGTGAACAAAGTGCTGAATGAAAAATTTAAAGACATAGATATCGAAAAAGATATTCAGAATGTTGATTTTGAGATCCCAGCAAAACGATTGAGAAAAGAATTTATCCTTCAACTTGATGGTTACAAAGACTATTGGGGTTACAAAGTTGAAGAACCCTTAATAGCTATAACGGATCTTGAAATTGAAGTCGAACAAATTGAGCATTTAGGGAAAAAGAATAAGACAACTGTTAAATTTAAGCATGGCGATATTGAATACATAAGGTTTAAAAGTGATGAGAACTACTTTAATCAGCTTACTGCATCAAATGGAACGTTAGTCATTAATGTAATTGGCAAAGCAAAGGCAAATGAATACAAAGGCAAGAAAACACCTCAAATCGAGATTTATGAATTGGAGGTGGTTCGCACAAAACAAAAAGAACTTGTGTTTTAAGGGGGAAGAAAGTTGATAGGATGTCACTGCCACACAGATAGGAGTAACATAAGGCTTCTAGACTCAACAAACTCAGTTAAAGAACTGCTCAAAACTGCAGTAAAGATGGAATATAAGGGATTGGCCATAACAGACCATGAAGTCCTCTCAGCACATTTAGATGCTATTCGAACAGTTAGAGAAATGAAAAAGAAGGGGGATATGCCAGAAGATTTTAAACTGATATTGGGCAATGAAGCGTACCTAGTCGATTCTTTAGAGGAAGTTCGACATAACTATAAATCCGGAGTGACAAAATTTCCTCATTTCTTGATGTTGGCAATTGATCCAAAAGGACATGAGCAGTTAAGAATACTGTCTTCTCAAGCCTGGGAAAACTCATTTTATACAGGAACAATGGAAAGAGTGCCGACAGTAAAAAAGGATGTAGAGGAGCTATTAAGTAAAGATCCAGGCCACATCATTGCTACCACAGCTTGCTTGGGATCTGAGGTAAACATTCACCTGTTAAAGATAAAGGCTTTTGAAGAAACTGGTGATTCTCAGTCAATTAAGCAGCACAAACTAAAGATTCATGAGTTTATAACTTGGTGTATTGAGGTTTTTGGGAAGGATAAGTTTTTTATCGAGCTTCAACCTGCACTGAGTGAAGAACAGATTTACTGTAACAAGAAGCTGATAGATATAGCCAACGGATATGACTTGCAAATGATTGTTACAACAGATGCTCACTATCTAAGACCAGAAGATAGAGCAATTCATCAAGCCTTTTTAAACGCTAAGGATGGAGAAAGAGAAGTTGATTCCTTTTATGAAGCCTGTTTCGTTCAAAACGTTGATGAAATTCACGAGAGAATGGACTACATTGATAAAGAAGTCATCGATCAGGCCATAAAAAATACAATGCTCATTGGTGAGATGATTGAAGACTATACTATAGAGCACGAACCAATTATCCCTAAGATGGAGCTTCCTAACTTTAAATTAAGACATTTATTTAAACCAGCATATGATCAATATGAATATATAAAAAAGATGTCTGAATCAGCAGATGAACAAGATAGATATCTCCTTAAGTTAATTGAGGACGGATTTGAAGAGAAATTAAAAACAAGCGAACTAACGAGAGAAGCTTTTCATAAAATATTGAACAGGATTAACGTTGAGCTGGGAGAACTTTGGGAAATCAGCCAAAAGCTGAATCAGTCTATGTCTTCTTATTACATAACAGTCAGAGAAATCATTAATATTATTTGGGATGATGAGTGTGGAGGAGATAGTTTAGTTGGGGCAGCCAGGGGTAGTGCTGCAGGTTACTTAGTTAATTATCTACTCGACAACACTCAAATTAATCCAATGCAATATGATTTACCACATTGGAGACATATACATAAATCGAGACCTGACCTTCCAGATATCGATATTGATACTGAAGGATCAAAAAGACAAAAAATTCTTAAGGCACTTAGAGAAAGGTTTGGAGACAAACGTGTTCTTCAAATTGCTACTTTTGGAACTGAGGGTTCAAAATCAGCGCTTCAGACAGCGTGTAGAGGCTTAGGAATCGATAATGATATATCCCAGTATTTAAGTGGAATGATTCCATTTGAAAGAGGATCTAACTGGCCTTTAACACATTGTTTTTATGGTGACAAAGAAACTGGCAGGAAGCCGATTAAAGAGTTTATTAGGGAGGTTGAACAATACCCTAATCTTAAAGAAACAGCTCTAAAAATTGAAGGGTTAACTAATAAGCGCTCTTCTCATGCAGCCGGAGTAATTATCTTTAACGATGAATATACAAAGTCGAATGCAATGATGAAAACTCCTAAAGGAGCTTATATTACACAGTTTAATATGGGTGACAGTGAAGCCATGGGCTCAGTAAAGTTTGACCTTCTTACAATTGAAGCTTTAGATAAGATTAGAGTAACATTAGACCAATTAATCGAGAATAAAGAAATTGAATGGCAAGGAAGCTTAAAGGAAACCTACAACAAATACATCCATCCAGACGTAATTGAGTACGAAGATGATAAGCTATGGGAAATGGCTGGTAATGGGGAGATCATGGATTTATTCCAGTTCTCAACTGAAGTCGGTCATCAATCAGTTGTCAAAGTAAAACCTAAGAACTTACTTGAAGCAGCAGTAACCAATTCTTTAATGAGGCTTATGTCAGACGGTGAAGAACAGCCTGTAGATACATATGTTAAATACAAAAATAACCTTAATAAATGGTATGAAGAAATGGCACGGTACGGTCTAAGCGAAAAGGAAATCAGAGTAATGGAGAGGCACCTTAAGGACATTTATGGTGTTGCTGATACTCAAGAAGTGGTTATGCAGATGGTAATGGATAAAGATATAGCTAACTTTGACATTAAAGAATCAAATTATCTTAGGAAATCCATAGCAAAAAAGAAAGAAGATGTATTAAAAGAAGTGGAAGAATTGTTTTTTAAAAAAGGAAAGGAGATTGGCACTTCTGATAACCTGTTGAATTATGTCTGGAATGTTCAATTTAAAAGACAGTTTGGCTACAGTTTTAGTTTACTTCATACCTTGGCATATTCAATTATTGCATTACAGGAATTGAACTTAAACTATCGATATAATCCTTTATACTGGAATACTGCTTGTTTAACGGTAAACAGCGGAGGAATAGATACCGAGGATACAAAAGACAACAAAAAGACAGCTGCTACAAACTACGGAAAAGTTGCTTCAGCCATTGGAAACATCAGACAAAGAGGGATTAAAATAGACCTCCCAGATATAAATAAGGCTGATTTTGGTTTTAGGACTGATATTAACAACAATTCAATTTTATTTGGACTTAAAGGAATGAATGGAATTGGAGACGATGTTATTCATCATATAGTTCTAAATAGACCATATAGTGACTTTAACGACTTTATTGAAAGAATGTTTAAGAGCGGCATTATTAAGAAAGGACAAGTAATCCAATTAATAAAAGGAGGCTGCTTTGATTCTTTTGGAAACAGGCAAGAAATCATGAAGGCCTTTATTAGCTTAATATCAGAACCAAAAAGTAAGCTTACGTTGTCTAATTTAAAAATGCTAATTGAAAACAACATTGTTCCTTCAGAATTTGCACAAGAAGTGAGATTCTTTCGTTTTAAAGATTACATCAGCAAAAAGGTGTACAAAACATTAAAGTCGCCAAAAGATAAACTTTTTTTATTGGATGATGTATCAGCTTCGTTTTATAACCAGCATTTCAGTGAGGATAGTGTAGTTGACATGTTAAACGGGCAGCTTGTCATTTCTGAAAGAGCTTTTAAAAAAGAATATGATAACAAGATGTCTAAAATAAAGTCCTGGATAACAACAGAAGAACCACTGAAGAAATTGAATGATTGTTTATTAATAAAAGAGTGGGAAAAATACGCCGATGGATCATTAGGTAAGTGGGAAATGGATTCATTGAGCTATTATTATAATGACCATGAGCTTTCTGGTGTAAACTTTGCCAAGTATGATATTGCTGACTTTTATAAACTGCCAGCAGAGCCGGTCAAAGGTAAACCTTATCAATGGAGAGGGAAAACTCTCTATGAATATGAGACTACACGGATTATAGGCACTGTTTTAGATAGGGATAAAAACAAACATACAATTACTCTTCTAACACCAACAGGGGTGGTTACAGTTAAACAGTGGTCGGGCAGCTTTAGTCATTACAATAAACAGATTTCTAGATCCATTGGTGGCGGAAAGAAAGAGGTAGTCGAGAAATCTTGGTATACCAGAGGAACATTGCTCATGTTTACTGGTTTCAGAAGAGGTAACAATTTTATTCCGAAAGTCTATAAAGATAGCATATATAATCACACTGTCTGCAGAATAGACAATGTTGATGATGAAGGAAATATGAGTTTGACAACTAAAAGGGCAGAAATATAAATCTTAGCTGATGATAGGAGAGATGAAAATTTTCAAAAAACTTATAGACAAACACAAAAAATATGTATATCATAGAATTAACAAAATGACACTTTTTGCTACAATTGGTTTGTTAGGAGTAGGGCTCGTATATAGCGCTAAAAACTTGTATACACATCAGGACAATCAAGTCTCAATAAAAGAGTCATTTTATCTAAATAAAAAAGAGGTGACCCAAAAACTAATTCATGAAATTGACGTTCCAAGAATCCTTCCCAGGCTAAAGAGTGAGGAAGAAAAGCAGGCTGAAAGTAGAAAAAAGTATCTTAATGCGACGATTACATATCTAACAGAAGAAAATAAAAAAGCAGCAAAACATACAAAGACAAAAAAAGTGCAAAAAACCAATAAAAAGAGAAGTGAAGATAAATCTGCTTCAAAAAGTACTAATGTAAAGGCAGTGAAGAGTCATGAAGTGATTGCCACTGCTTACACAGCGTTTTGTTCTACAGGGTGCACAGGGAAAACAAAAACCGGCTATGATGTATCAAACACATCCTATTACAATGGAAAAAGAATAATCGCTGTTGATCCAGAAATAATTCCTTTGTATTCATTAGTGCAAGTTTCATATGAAGGGAATAGCTTTCAAGCATATGCAATAGATACAGGAGGAGATATTAAAAACAATCGTATTGATATTCTGATGGACAGTGAGCAAGAAGCAAATGCATTTGGTCGTAAAAATGTAAGAGTAAGCTGGTAAATCAATCCAAATAACAGAAAGGTATAAACATTTCAACAATTCGTTCGATGCAATACATAACATGAAATTTATCCCAAGGAAAACTATTACATAGAGAGAGTGAAGAGGATGTTCATTTTGGATAAAGAGGCCAAGGTAAAATCAACTGGAGAGCGTGGGATTATTGAAGCGATCTATCCTGAAACAGAAACAGTAGAACTTAGTTATTATGATGGAACTTATGATGAAAGACGTTTTGATGATGTTGTTATGGCAACAAGCAGTTAAATGCAAGACAAAAATAAAAAATAGGGTGAGATAATTGAAGTGTATTCAAATTGAAATGTCATTCACAGATGAATATGGACAGGTAACCAAATTAAATAAGACTTATAAACCGTCGATTATTGAAGAACATAAAGGGGAAATCCCTGGATTGTTGTTAGATGATTTTAAGAGGTTCTTGTCGTCCCTTGGGTTTAATGAAAAACAGGTTTCTAGAATAGTAACAGAAGATTAAGAGGTTTTTTATTGAGGGGAGGTGGTATTAAATTGCCTAAATACTGGAGTTATCCTGTTGGACTAGCTGTAGAAATTAACAATAATGCACGATATGGCTGTCCTCATCATGTTGGAAGAAAAGGAAAGATTATTGAGCATTTGCATTCAGCTACATATGACTATGCAGTTAGCGATGAAACAGGTGACATTACTTACTTTAAAGAACATGAATTAACACCACTAAAGGGAGGTTTAACTTATGTTTAAAAAAGGTCAAAAGGTAATTGTTGATTTTACAGGTGAGATTGGAGCTGTTGCGAAAGTTGATTATCGATACAATCAGGTGGAAGTGAAGTATTCTGATGGTACGTACCAGGTTGTTGGATTTCATAAAATAAGAAAGGTGGAGGATTAATGGCATTAATTATCTTGGAGGGGCCTGATTGCTGCTTTAAATCAACAGTTGCAGCAAAGCTAAGCAAAGCTATGAAGTATCCAATTATCAAAGGTTCAAGCTTTGAGTTGGCCACAAGCGGGAATCAGAAATTATTTGAGCACTTCAACAGATTAGCTGACGAAGACAGCGTGATTATTGACAGGTTTGTTTATTCTAACTTGGTATATGCAAAGAAATTCAAAGATTACTCGATCCTTACAGAACAGCAGCTTAGAATTATTGAGGATAAAATTAAATTGAAAGCAAAGGTTGTATACTTGCATGCTGATCCAAGTGTTATTAAGGAACGGTTAAGCATTCGGGGAGATGAGTATATTGAAGGAAAAGACATTGATTCAATTTTGGAGTTATACAGAGAAGTTATGAGCAGTGCTGGATTACATACATATTCATGGGATACAGGACAATGGGGCAGCGATGAGATTGTTGAAGATTTAATCCAATTGTTTGAGTAGAGATTCAAATAATATAGGGGGAGAAAAATTGAAAAGGATGTTACTTGAGTTACAAAATATAGATGGAAATGTTAACGAAAAGAAAATCATAAATGTAAATGAAAAAGACAAGGAACCGTATCTCAGCAGCAAGCGGGTATGATTTTTAATTCCTTAGGTACTGCGTTGCAAGATGAACACAACAATGTAATTGGAATTCCTAAGGGCATAACGTTAGAGGTATTGAAAATAAACTAGTCATGCACTAGTCATGTTCCCTTAAAGGAGTTGAGTTTAAGTAGAAAAACCAGTGAACAAAAAGACATGTAGTGTTTGTCTTACTGAAAAAGATTTCGAACACTTTTATAAGCAAGTCAAAAGGAAGAAAAACGGAGAGAGTTATGTCTATTTAAGACCAGATTGTAAAACTTGTTGCAAGCAAAAGTCAACAACGTGGATTAAAAACAATAAAGAGCAATTTAAAAAGAACTTAAAAAGGTATAAGGATAAGCCTGAACTTAAAGAAATGCAGCGAAAATATAATGAAAAATGGCGGGGAAGCGGTGGCCTAAGGAAATGGCACATTAATAACAAAGAAAGATTAAAAATCTATTCACTGAAACGGAACACCAAGAATCATGAAATTACTGTTGATGAATGGATAGCGTGTAAAAATTACTTTAACTATAGCTGTGCTTATTGTGGACTTTCTGAAAAGGAGCATAGAATAAAGTTTAGACAAGACCTGCATAAAGAACATGTTAAACATAACGGCGCAAACAATTTGAGTAATTGCGTGCCTGCTTGTAAAACATGTAATAGCTCAAAACAAAATAGTAGCTTGCTTCGATGGTACATTGAAAAAGGATTTTTTAACTTTGAAAGTTTAAAAAAGATTAATCAGTGGCTGCTACATGATTATAAGCAATTTATTCGTAACAAGAACAAGGGTATCTAAATAAAAGATCAATTTTATTTAGAATAAAAATAAAATATATGGAGGTTGTTTATTGGGTAAACTACGTGTAATGAGTCTTTTTAGTGGGATCGGTGCATTTGAAGCTGCACTAAGAAACATTGGGGTTGGTTATGAGCTGGTTGGTTTTAGTGAGATTGATAAATATGCCGTCAAATCTTTTTGTGCAATTCACAACGTTGATGAGCAATTAAATTTTGGAGATGTAAGCAAGATTGATAAGAAAAAACTACCTGAATTTGATCTTTTAGTTGGAGGATCTCCTTGTCAAAGCTTTAGTGTAGCCGGCCATCGAAAGGGATTTGAAGATACAAGAGGGACATTGTTTTTTCAATACGTTGAGACTCTTAAGGAAAAGCAACCAAAGTTTTTTGTTTTTGAAAATGTTAAAGGGTTGATCAACCATGATAAAGGAAATACATTAAATGTTATGGCTGAAGCTTTCAGTGAAGTTGGGTACAGAATTGACCTAGAGCTGCTTAATTCAAAATTCTTTAATGTTCCACAAAATAGGGAGCGACTTTACATAATTGGAATTAGAGAAGATTTAATTAAAAATGAAGAATGGTCTTTGGATTTTAAAAGAAAGGATATACTTCAAAAAGGGAAACAGAGATTGGCAGAATTAGATATTAAAAGCTTTAATTTTAGATGGACAGCTCAATCGGCTGCTACGAAGAGGCTAAAAGATTTATTAGAAGAATACGTTGATGAAAAGTACTACTTGAATGAAGATAAAACAAACAGTTTGATCAAAGAGCTGTCTACAAGTCGACTTAATGAAAATCTTACTGTTGAGCAAGTAGGTAATATTAATCCCTCTGGTAATGGAATGAATGGAAATGTTTATAATTCATCTGGATTAAGCCCCACAATTACCACTAATAAAGGAGAGGGACTGAAAATTGCAGTTGAGTACTCCAGAAAAAGCGGGCTTGGACGAGAACTAGCTGTATCTCATACGCTTTCTGCTTCTGACTGGAGAGGATTGAATAGGAACCAAAAACAAAATGCAGTTGTTGAGGTAAGGCCAGTATTAACCCCAGAAAGGGGGGAGAAGCGACAAAATGGAAGAAGATTTAAAGATGACGGTGAACCAGCATTTACAGTAAACACAATTGACAGACACGGGGTAGCGGTTGGAGAATATCCAAAATACAGAATTAGAAGATTAACACCGTTAGAGTGCTTTAGGCTACAGGCTTTTGATGACGAAGATTTTGAAAAAGCTTTTGCTGCGGGAATAAGTAACTCACAATTATATAAGCAAGCCGGTAATTCAATTACTGTAACTGTGCTTGAGTCAATATTCAAGGAATTAATACATACATACGTTAATAAAGAATCTGAATAAAGTTTGTCTTTTAAACAAATGTAAAATAAGAGGAGTGTATTGATTGGAAAGTTACCCTGAGTCCTTAAAAAGAGAGACAGAAGAGATTAAAGAGCGTGTTAGGAATGGAAATATCAAAGAAGACAGGATTAAAGAAATTGCAGAAACGACAGTTGAGTTTTTGAAATCAGAGGAGAAAAGACATAAATACTTTTCTGAAGTTGCTGCAGCTATGGCTGATAACTTAAGTGAGTTTTTCAAATCTTATTTAAAAGGAGAGTGAATATGCTAACTGATCAAGAAAAAATTGACTTGGTAAACGCTCTTGATTTTGTAGTTATTGAACCACATACACAAAGCATTTACGTACATAACGATGAAAAGACCAATGGAGTATTAGCTAGGGTTTTGCACACTATTTCAGTAGATGAGTATATTGAGAGCTTTAAAAAAGGGAGTCTAATTGATATCTTTCCAGCAGCAATGCAAGAAGCCGGTGCGGAAGGATTTAAAGATGGCCAGTTTGTGATTATGCCAAAGAAATTTTATGTTGATCAATGTTATGCGATGAGTAAGGAAATCGAGCGGTTAACTAACCTAATCGATCTACACAATATTAAACCAAATACATATCAAGGCTTGATTCATTAAATTGTTTCAAGAAAAAATGAAAGGATAAAGGGATGTTTATTGAAAAAGTATTATGTAAGGTGTAAAGATAGCAAAGGTGAAAATGCGTCTCTAGTTATTGAGGCGCTATCACCTGAACATGCAAAAGAACAAGCATACGAAGTACATGAGGTAAGGGATATTTATAATGTAAGTCTGGGAGAAGGAAAGTCAAGGAACTATCTTGCCCGAAATCATTCTCCGTACATAAAAAATGACAATGGAAAAGCCATAACCATATTTTCATAGGGAGAGGGTATCATTAAGGATAATGTTAGAGATCTTGTAATTGATGATATAGATGCTGCTGAAGGAGTATTGGATAAGCTCTATATTTACTTAGAAAACACTTTGAAGCCTGAAGAAAAACGTGTTTGGGAGCGGTGTGATAAAGATATAATGTCTGTTTTTGCAAAGCTGAAAAATATTAAAGAAATTATTTAAAAACCGATAGACAAATACAAATAATATGTATATAATAAATTTACATTAGGACAAAGGAGAGTGTTAATGAATCATATATGTGACATCTGTAAAGAGTACATAAGTGGAAAAACAATTTGTCTTAGGATCAGCGATGAAAAAACTTATGAAGACTTCAATTGTTGTGAAGGCTGTGCAAAGGGTTATTCCGAGAGAGTGAAAAATGAATGCAGTAATTTAAGTGTTAAGAAGACATTAGAACATTTAGGACTAAATAACAAATACAAAAATAGAGGATAAAATATTCCTTTTATCGAGAATGGAGAGATGTTGTATGAGTAAGTACGCAGTAGAGATTTGGGCTGGAAAAGAGTATGTAGGAAAAATGCTAGACAGTGATGGAAAAGTTGCTGAATTTTCATTTAGAGATGTAGCTGGCGTAGCTGCTTTAAATTTAAAAAAAGACAGTTCACTAAGAACTTGGTGTGAAGTGGTGGAATTGAAATAGTGAAAGGAAATAGAAATTAATTTCCCGGGCAAGCGCAGTATGCGACAAATCAAAACAAATAACGAGGAGTGACATGGTGCAATTTGCAATTAATATTCTTGATTTCATCGGTCTTTTGTTGATTGGACTTGTATCATTAGATACATATGGATCGAAAAGGAGAATAAAACCTCAAATCGCTTTAGGGTTATTAGTTCTAGCTGGAATGTCATTCTTAATCAGTTTAGTTTTATTAATTATCAATATTATCTAAATAAAATTCAATTTTTATCGTGAAAGGAGCAACTGAAATGCAGGATAAATTAACGTCAGTAGTTCACTTTATTGAAGTCAATCGGGATGAAATGGGTGACAAGAAATCACTAAATATGCTTCTAAAAGCATTAAAGAAGATCATCAATGAGGGAAGATAATGAAGTTTCATATTCTTGAAGATAAACAAATGAGGGATATTGGTTTTACGGATCACGTGAAATCAAAGTGGTACTTCATAAAGTCAATTCAACCTAACATCACATTTAATTTAACAATACATAAAAAGAGTCTCAAGGGTGAGATTGACGTATTAGATGAAAGATACTTACAGCCATATGATTATCAATACTATATGAAAGCTTGCACAAGAGAGGAACTTGAATTCCCATACGTTACTAATGATAAAGTGCAGGAAATTATTGCTAATTTTATTGAACAAGGAATCATAACAGAATATGAAATGGGGAGCTACATTTAAGGAGGTGAATAAGTGGGGAGACATCAGGCTAAGTTTGAAGGCAAGATAATCAATAAATCATATGGATTGGACGCACTCGGTCGTTTTTCTGGATATGAGAAAATCGAATTCAACTGTTTCTTCGAAGGAATAATTGACTTAGATCCAATTGAAGTTGGGGGCAAAGTATACATTCCTGGTTTTAATGAATATGTAGTTGTTACTGATAGGCAGCGGAACACCAATAATGAATGGACGTATCAGACTGATAAAATCATTAAAACAATTGAAGACAAAGAAAGCCTTGAAAAGGCGATTCAAGAGCAAGCAAAACTTGAAGAAGAATGGCAACAGTGTGTAAGACAAGAAAATCAATGTGTTAAAGAAGAAAATGATAAGTGCAAAACTTCCTGGTGGAAACGTCTCTGGAGATTCTTTAGAGCCGATGAGATTTAGAGATCTAAATAAAAGTTTTATTTTAAAGATATTTGACAGGGGGAAATAAAAGTGCAAATTGAACAGTTGAAATTTTATAATATGGGATTGTACAAGTGGCTGCCGTGTGAGCCAGATGAATGTTTAGTGCTAAATGATATTTTTGTAACCGAAATGGATGAAAAATTAGTTATTCATCTAACCAATAGTCAATTGAAAAAGCTTCAAAAAGGATTTAAAAGCTCCTTCCCATTATTTTTATCTATTTACCAACATAAAGAATTCCTTTACCTCGCTTTAAAAGTAACAAATGTTGAGTTTGAAAATTCTCAATCCCCAATAACAAAGGTTGTACTTACTGTTCAATATTTAACTGAGGATGAAAATAAAGAAATTGGATAAAAGGATGATTTTAAAGGGATAAGGAGGAAGCAAATGTATTTTATAACAGAACCGAATGATCTGGTTGGCAAAGAAATTGGATTTATTCATGCAAACCAATTTTGTGATAGCACTACAATCGTAACCAAAGATGGTGGAGTGTTGATAGTTAAACAGGTTTTTGATTTGGACGAAGATCAAACCAATACCATTGTATTTAATGAATGCCGGGCAAAAAAAGAGCTATATGAGAACAGATATGCAAAACATGAACTTAATAGACTAAAAATCATTACAAAAAAGGATTGGGCTGATTATGAGCTGAAGCTTAAAAAAGCAGAAGAAGCTCGTCAAATTGAATACCAGAAGAAAAAAGAAGAGCAGGAAAGATTAGAATATGAACGACTAAAACTGAAATTTGAGGGGCAATAAATTCAAATGGATACATACGAAGTAGTTGGTTGCTGGTTTAGACATTATAAAGGCGGTCTGTATAAGGTTATTGGAGAGGTCATTCACACTGAAACAGAAGAAAAGCTGGTTACATATGAAGACCAAGACGGATTACTTTGGGCAAGACCTAAAGAAATGTTCTTTGGAAATGTGGCTGTTGAAGGTAAAGAGATTAAGAGGTTCACAAAAATAAATTAAAAGGATGATGAAAATGAATAAAAAATACGGACTTTTTTGCATGGGAACACTTGTTAACACTTATGATGATGCAATTGAGGCTCATAATGATGCTGTCTATGCTCAAGAAGAAAGCGGAGTACCGCATGAAGTAAGAGAACTTCAATAAAAGAAGAGGAGGATATTATATGATTCCAGGATTTTATAAAGATCAGAAGCTTCACCTTTTAGAAGATCCTATGCAGCAATACACTGTCATGAAAGTTGAAGAAAATACAGTATGTGTTTACCGGTGGATAGATGATTATAGACACAAGATTGAAAGATTTACAGATGTTGAAGAGGCTAAAAAGCTTCTTGGCGAAGGATGGCCAAACAAAAAATCTAGATAAAATCACAGCTTTATTCAAATTAAAAACAAAAAATAAGGAGATGTAAAATGGGGGCAGCTAGACGTATTGATCCAACTCAACAATATGTAAAAAAGAAGAACATTATTAGCTTTACAATAGCCGATGAGAACACTCATATTCATTTAGCTGATGGGCAATCTTTTCCTGTATTAAAAGGAGAGATTATTGCAACTGACCAACAGGGAAATCAATTTGTTGAATTAGAAAAGAATCTAGATGATTACGTTCCAGTTAAGAAGAGTTCCTTATATGAAAGTATGGCACAGGGCTACATGGAAATGGGCGACATTAATCGTGAGATATCAGAAGTATTTAATCATGTTGAAAATGAAGCTGAATGTGCAACTACAAGATTAATTACAGGAGCCTATAACGATTAGTGATCATTACATATGAGAGTAAAACTGGCAATGTAAGAAGGTTTGTAAAAGCGTTGCAACAAGAGTTAGACATTGAGGCAATTGAAATAACTGATGATACGATCATCACTCAAGAGTTCATACATATTACATATACGATAGGCTTTGGGGAAGTACCTGAAAGGACTTTGAGTTTTATCAATAAGAATAAAAATAAAATAAGGGGAGTTGCTGTTAGTGGTAACAAGGTTTGGGGTGATAACTATGGTTTAGCTGGAGACAAGCTTTCAGCTAAGTTCCACACACCATTGTTATTAAAATTTGAACTTAGTGGAACGAAACATGACTTACAGAAGATCATTCAGGAGGTACAACTTATTGACAAACACAATACCAAAGTGGATCAAGCTCAATAATGAGATCATGATTCAGAAAGATGGGAAGTATCAATTCCAAAAGGATAAGGAGGCCGTACATAGTTACTTTGTTGATTACATTAATCAAAACACAGTCTTTTTCCATGATCTGAAAGAGAAGCTGGACTATCTGATTAAAAATGATTATTACGAGGAAGAATTCTTAAGCAAATATACATTCGAACAGATTAAATCAATCTATAAGATTGCTTACAGTTACAAATTCAGATTCCCTTCTTTTATGAGTGCCTTTAAGTTCTACAATGACTACGCATTGAAAACAAATGATAAAACAAAGATCCTGGAGAGGTACGAGGATCGTGTCTCAATTGTGGCTTTATATTGCGCTGATGGCGATTATGAGAAAGCTGTTGAGGAAGTACATACTATGATGAAACAAGAGTATCAGCCGGCAACACCTACTTTCCTTAATGCTGGTCGTAAGCGAAGAGGTGAAATGGTGAGCTGCTTCTTACTTGAAGTGGATGACAGTTTGAATGCTATCTCTAGAGCCATTGATATCTCCATGCAGCTTTCTAAGTTAGGTGGAGGAGTAGCATTAAATCTAAACAAACTAAGAGCCAAAGGTGAAGCTATTAAAGATGTTGAGAATGCGACAAAAGGCGTTGTAGGCGTCATGAAGCTATTGGATAATGCCTTCAGATATGCCGACCAAATGGGTTGATTTGGCCCCTTTCATCAGCAATGGTGATCGAAAACCTCTTTAATTCATGGGAACTCCTACAGGGACAATCATGAGCGAAGCAAGACTAAGTCTTGAACGTGCAACGACTAGCCGAAAGGCGTAGGCTGCAAGCTATTGGCAGTCGAAACAGGAGGCATCCTTAGAGGGTGAAGATATAGTCTAACCTTCATGGTAACATGAAGCAGCCATATGGCGGGGCGTGCTTAGCGAACACGTCTGAATGGTCTGCAAAGACAAGGATCAGGAGCAGTTTATCTAAGTGTATTCCATCCAGACATTACAGATTTCCTAGATACCAAAAAAATAAGTGCTGATGAAGATGTCCGAGTTAAAACATTATCTATTGGTGTAGTTGTTCCAGATAAATTTATTGAACTTGCAAGGGAAGACAAGGATTATTACATGTTCTATCCGCATTCAGTATACAAGGAATATGGACAGTATCTTGATGAGATGAGCATCAATGAAATGTATGATGAGCTTGTCGAAAACCCTAGGGTTAGAAAAGCTAAAGGGAATACTCGGAAGCTGTTAGAGCAATTGGCCATTCTAAGAAGCGAATCTGGCTATCCGTATATTATGTTCGCTGACAATGTAAATAAAGTGCATCCAAATGAACATATTTCAAAAGTGAAGTTTTCAAATTTGTGTTCTGAAGTCCTCCAATCATCACAAGTATCAGTTTATACGGATTACGATAAAGAGGATGAAATTGGTTTAGATATCTCCTGCAATCTTGGCTCAATGAACATTGTAAATGTAATGAGTAATCAATCAATTGCTTCAACAGTAAGAATAGCAATTGACTCATTGACAACTGTCACAAGGAAAACAAACATTGTAAATGCTCCAGCTGTTGCGAGAGCAAATACACTAATGAGATCAATTGGTCTAGGGCAGATGAACCTCCATGGATTTCTAGCTCAAAATAATATTGCTTATGAAAGTGAAGAAGCTAAGGATTTTGCAAATACATACTTTATGATGGTTAACTTCTACTCCCTGCAGCGTTCTATGGAAATTGCACGAGAAACAGGGGAGACATACTACAAGTTTGATGGTTCAACTTATAAATCAGGTGAGTATTTCGAAAAGTACGTAACAAATGATTATAGCCCTCTGTTTGAAAAGGTTAAAAAGCTATTTGGAGATCAACATATTCCTAACATTAAAGATTGGACGAAACTTAAAGAAGATGTAATGAAATATGGCTTATACCATTCGTATAGGCAGGCTATTGCACCTACGGGAAGCATCTCATATGTTCAATCATCTACGGCGGGTGTAATGCCCATTATGGAAAGAATTGAGGAACGTACATACGGAAACAGTAAGACATATTATCCAATGCCAGGTTTATCAGCTCAGAATTGGTTCTTCTACAAAGAAGCATATGACATGGATATGTTTAAAGTTGTTGATCTTATTGCCACTATTCAGCAGCACGTCGACCAAGGGATTTCATTTACGTTGTTCTTAAAGGATACGATGACGACGAGAGACCTAAATAGAATAGACCTCTACGCACATCATCGTGGAATTAAAACTTTATATTATGCCAGAACTAAAGATACGACCCAAGAGGGATGCTTGTCCTGTGTAGTTTAATAGGTACGTTTACGTTTTGGTTCAAAATTAACAGGATCTCCCGGACGTCGTTTGCACTTAATTTTGTTAAATTTTCTCATAAGAGCGTTACAAAGTAAGCCAAATATAAGCTTCAAAATATATTCGATTAAACATGATAAAAGCCTATCATACAACCATCCAGTTGAAATGACTGTACTCTCTAACAAAGATGCTCCCTAACAAAGATATAAGGTCATTTAAAAAATTCACTGTCTTTCATTCCTTTCGAATGTTTGACAGTAATATAGGAGTCTGTCAATTCAGCTTTTAAATTCACTGCATTTTTTCAGAAAAAATATTTCAATTGAAAGGACATGATTAATTGACAAAAATTTATGACGCAGCAAACTGGTCAAAGCATGAAGACGATTTTACCCAAATGTTCTATAACCAAAACGTGAAACAGTTCTGGCTTCCGGAAGAGATTGCTTTAAACGGCGATCTCCTCACATGGAAGTACCTCGGAAAAAATGAGCAGGACACTTATATGAAGGTACTGGCCGGACTTACGCTTCTTGATACAGAGCAGGGGAATACGGGGATGCCGATCGTGGCTGAACACGTAGACGGCCACCAGCGGAAAGCAGTATTAAACTTTATGGCCATGATGGAAAATGCTGTCCATGCGAAATCTTACAGCAACATCTTTCTAACTTTGGCTCCAACCGAGAAGATCAATGAAGTCTTCGAATGGGTGAAAAACAATAGGTTTCTTCAAAAGAAAGCAAAAACAATTGTTTCAATTTATAAAGCAGTTCAGAAAAACGATGATATTTCCTTATTCAAAGCAATGGTTGCGTCTGTGTTTCTGGAGAGCTTCCTTTTCTACTCAGGGTTTTATTATCCACTTTACTTTTATGGACAAGGGAAACTCATGCAAAGTGGAGAGATCATTAACCTGATTATTTAATAGTCCCTTTTGTCGGCAACGGCAAATGTGAACCTCTCTAATTGCTGGAAAATCCTTATTAGGACAATCAGCAGCGAAGCTATGCGAACCCAAAGGAGGTGAAAATGATAAGGAAAGAAGTCGAAGAAGCACCTTGGTGGATAACGGAAACGGGAGTTATCATATCAAAAAAATTAAAGAAACCGAGAAAGACATTTATTACTCCACATGGCTATGAAATGATAGGATACACGCATCCGAAAAAAGGAACACAGAACTATTTAGTACATAGGTTAGTCGCAAAATATTTTATTCATGATATACCAAAAGGAATGTTTGTAAACCACATAGATGGAAATAAACTAAACAACCACATTCGGAACTTAGAAATAGTTACACCTAAAGAAAATACTCTACATGCAATGAAAATTGGATTAATGTCAGGACAACCTGGAGAAAGTAATTCAATGTCAAAGCTCACTAATATGGAGGCAACAAATTTAATCTATGATTTGATTGCTGGAATGAACAATGTTGAAGCTGGTGAAAAATACAGCCTTCATCCTCGTTACGTTAGTCTAATTCGCCATAAAAGAAGATGGAAGACTTTATGGGATCGCATAGAACGTTCAACGACTATCGCATAGGCGGCGAAATTCCGCAAAACGAGTAGGGCGCAAGCTATTGGCGTGGGTGAGAACCCCTTAAATCGAAACGGGAGGCATCCTACAGGGATGATGATATAGTCTGCTCCTTACGGTAACGTAAGGCGGTTGCGACAGGGCAACGAACCGATAGTAGCGAACTCGGTTGAACTAAGGGTATTAGAGACGAAGCGATACATGGAACATACATCGGATTGCTAGCTCAAGAGATATATAAGAACCAAACACCACAGAAGCAAACGGAATTGTATGAATGGGCATTAAACTTACTGCAGGAGCTTTACGAAAATGAATTAGAGTATACAGAAGATGTCTATGATCAAGTTGGCTTAGCTCCAGATGTTAAGAAATTCATCAGATACAATGCTAATAAAGCTTTAAACAACCTGGGATTCGATCATCTGTTTGAGGAAGAAGATGTTAACCCAATTGTTATTAATGGATTGAGCACTAAGACCAAATCCCATGACTTCTTTTCAACTAAAGGGAATGGATACAAAAAAGCAACAGTGGAGCCTTTAAAGGATTCAGATTTCATTTTTACCGAGAAAGGATGTATTCAATGAGATTAATTAAATTAGAGCAGCCTAATTGCAATCCATGTAAAATGGTGTCCAATTACTTAGAACAAGTAAATATTCAATTTGAGACTGTTGACGTTACACAGGAACCAGAAGTAGCAGCAAGATTTGGTGTCATGGGAGTACCGGTAACCATTTTGCTGAATGATCAAGGAGAAGAAGTAAAGCGAAGTGTTGGTTTTAAGCCTAATGAACTTGATGAGTTATTAAAGGAATTACGATAAAAGGGTAATTTTAAACAAACTTAAATTAAAAGGAGCTATATTACATAACAATGCAAATTAAAATCAAATACTTAGATGAAACACAAACAAGAATCAGCAAAATTGAGCAGGGAGACTGGATCGATCTTCGTGCAGCTGAAGATGTAACAATCAAAAAAGATGAATTTAAGCTTGTCCCACTAGGTGTAGCAATGGAGCTGCCTGAAGGTTACGAAGCACATGTCGTTCCTCGGTCGAGCACATATAAGAACTTTGGCGTTATTCAAACAAATTCAATGGGTGTTATTGATGAGTCGTACAAGGGAGACAACGATTTTTGGTTCTTTCCTGCTTATGCATTACGTAATACTGAGATTAAAAAGGGAGATCGGATTTGTCAATTTAGAATTATTAAGAAAATGCCGGCAGTTGAATTGGTAGAGGTTGAGCATTTGGGGAATGAAGATCGTGGCGGACACGGTTCAACGGGGACGAAGTAAGTAAAATTAAAAACCTTGGCTGTATTCATGCTGTGATCTGAACAATGGAGGTTTCAGCCAAGGTACATATTATCATATGAGAGAATGCATAAATTATTCAATGTTTATTGATGAAGAGTTCTTTTTAATACGACAATTCAATTTTCCATAAAGCATCCTTAAGATGTAAAAGAACCAATACCCTATTAAAGTACCTAGAGTGTTAAGAATTAAATCATCTACATCAAAACTTCTGTAAATTGTTCCTATATACACTGAAAACGAAAGCTGTATTAATTCAATAAACAAAGATATGAAAAATCCAGTTAGCAAAATCCTTTTTACATTTAATTTATTAAATAAAAGAGGAAACAACAAGCCAACTGGCATTAATAATATTAGGTTTCCTCCAATTGATCTAATTACATAGGGTTGAAGACCTTCATGATAAATGTCTACAAAAAAGTAAAACGGGATAAAGTTATTTCCTGATACAAAAGGGATATAAGTGTCATCCCTCATATCCTTAATTAAAACAGTATCTATTGGAATAGGGAATAATGTAACACTTATCAAGTTGAAAAAGTAAACCAATAAACAAAAGATAACAATATGTTTATGTATGGGTAGGCGGCCTTTTTTGTAAAGGACTTGTCTTATGAGTCTATAAAATATAAAGCAAAAATAAAGAACCATTAAGTATGGCAAGAGAAAAGCTGAGTCGAGCATAAATACACCACAATTTCCTTTTTAACTCATTTTAACATAAATAGGGAAAAGGAGAGATCTGATTTCAATAAAAGAATACTTTTATCTAAATCAATAAGGAGGAAAGAGATCATTAACAACAAAGAAAGAGCTTTACAAGCAAAATATGATGACATGCTGTATAGGAACGGTCTTTGTTTTGGATTTCTTCGTTACGAGGACTTGAAGATGAATTTATTGAGCATATGAGACAAGTTGCTGAGTATGAAAAAGATCTGAGATATAAAAAGGCAGCGTCTAATTTCTTGAAGATGATCGAACATAATTAAAATAGGTGGGTGATTAATTGTTAAAGGATAAAAATAAAATAATAAAGAGTATTGAAAAGATCAATAAACTTGAAGAGGGATTGGCACTATTTGAAGAAAGTGACGAAGAATATTTAAGTGTATTAGTGAAAATTCAGGGGCTATATGATGAAATCTCAGATACTGCTTTAGAGTGTTTTAAAGAGATGACTGCAAAAATCAGGAAAACTGGTCAGAAACGGATTGTAAAAGGGATTGATCAGTTACCACATGCAATCAAAGAAAGTATTGTTGATCAAGTGAATGGTTTTAAAGGGGAGCTATTTGAATAAAAGCAAATATTAACGGTATAGAGTTTGAGGGTGAGTAAAAGCCAACCCAACACAAATATAAAATTAGGAGATGTTGACTATAACATATGTAACTTTATTTCTATCAGCTTATCTAATTGTATTAAACATTAATGAGGTCAGGTTGATTATGCGAGGGGAAAGCAATACGTATATAAAAGTAAAGAGTGTACTTGATAATTCAACTCCAGAAGATGCGAAACGAAATAAGAATTTAATTTACCTGTTTACTTTGCTTAAGGGGAGTTCTTTAATCATCCCCTTGGCATATAACGGTTTAATCATGCATGAAAATATCCTTATACTCTGTTGGACAGCATTGTCAGTTATATACACAGTCCTAAGCATGTTTAAGGTTTTAGACGTGTTGGAGGGCGAAACAGTGAGCCATAGTAGGTATATTTATTTGGCTTATGTCTTTGGGAACCTTATCTTTGCTTTGAGTATTATTTTTCATATAATGTGAAATTGTGTTTAGCTGCACTCATTATACGGCTCAAGCCCTTTTAGCATAGGTCTTGAAGGATGTCTTGGAGAGTTTTTCACAGTTAGAAGCTTGTCAAAATGAGTTTTTATTACATAAACCTGATTTTGATTCGCTTCTTTAAGCAACAACATAAAGTCATTACATTGTTTTTTATGGAATTGCCTATCAAATAAATCAGGGCAATCTCCCCAAGCCAAGACGACTTTTTTTGAGTCTCTTACAAGGGAGCTCAATACCTGCCGATTAGTTGCCATTACTGTATCAAATAAATTTGTATTTTCGTGTTGTAAGTTTTTAATTAGAGAAGATAACATTGTAGAATTGGTTTCATAAAAGGGATACAGATTGGCAATATGTATTGTACCTACTTCGTTAAGGGTGTGGCTGAATTTACAAAGCTTGTTTATGGTTAGGTCAGAAATATCCCTGCCTGCCATACTTGGATTTAACATTATATAAACAAAAGAGGAGTCTAAAGAGTTGTTTAACTTTATCGATAAACAGTACCTAGCTTCGATGGAATCTGTTAATCTTTCAGTTTTACACTCAATAACTTCGCTAACAAACTCCGGCTTATACTTATAAACAGGCATAACTGACCATCCCTTTCCAATTTATAACTAAGAATATCTTACCAAAGTGTGTAAATGAAAGGAAGTTAATTTTAAATGACTCAATTCGATAAACAATACAACTCAATTATAAATGACATTATAAATAATGGAATCTCAGACGAAGAATTTAATGTAAGAACCAAGTGGGACTCTGATGGAACACCGGCTCATACACTAAGCGTGATTAGTAAGCAAATGAGGTTTGACAACTCAGAGGTTCCTATTTTAACGACAAAAAAGGTTGCCTGGAAAACAGCCATTAAAGAGTTGCTCTGGATTTGGCAGCTGAAATCGAACGATGTTACAGAATTAAATAAAATGGGTGTACATATCTGGGATCAATGGAAGCAAGAAGACGGCACCATCGGAAATGCTTATGGATTTCAGTTGAGCAAGAAAAACAGAAATCTAAATGGAGAAAAAGTGGATCAGGTTGATTATCTTCTGCATCAATTGAAAAACAACCCATCTTCACGGAGGCACATTACAATGCTTTGGAATCCTGATGAATTAGACTCAATGGCCTTAACACCATGTGTATACGAGACCCAATGGTACGTTAAACAAGGGAAACTCCATCTGGAGGTAAGAGCACGGAGCAATGATATGGCGTTGGGAAATCCATTCAATGTATTTCAGTATAATGTGTTGCAGCGCATGATTGCTCAAGTCACAGGTTATGAGCTTGGTGAATATATCTTTAACATTGGGGATTGCCATGTGTACACCCGTCATATAAGCAATTTGAAAATCCAAATGGAAAGAGAACAGTTTGAAGCACCTGAACTATGGATCAATCCTGAAGTGAAAGATTTTTATAACTTTACCATTGATGATTTCAAGTTAATCAACTATAAACATGGGGACAAGCTTTTATTTGAGGTAGCGGTTTAATGCTATCTCTTATTGCTTGCTGTGATAAAACTCTGGCCATTGGACATCAAAACAAATTACTGTATCATGTGCCTGCTGACATGAAACATTTCAAAGAAAAAACTGAGGGGAAAATATGTATTCAAGGAAGATCAACATACGAATCAATTATCGGTATGACAGGTAAGCCTCTACAGAATAGAAGGAATATTATACTTACTAGGGATCAGAACTTTAAGCCAGATTATTCATCCTTTGTGTATCATTCAATTGAGGAGGTCTTAAAGCTCATTCAAGGTCAAGTTAACACTGATGAGGAAGTGATGGTGATAGGGGGAAGTATGATTTACAAAGCATTCTTGCCCTACGCTGATAAAGTGTATTTGACAATTGTTGATTCAGAGTCAAATGAAGCAGATTCATATTTCCCAATGTTAGATGATCATTGGAAAGTGACTAATAAACAACATAATGAAGCCGATGAAAAGAACAAATACAATTATTCCTTCCTAACTTTTGAAAATAAATATAGACAAAAATAAAAAATATGTATAATATAATAACAAGAGGTTGATGAAATAGCAGTTTTTTATTTAAAATACAAAAACAAAAAATATGCATTTTGATAAAACTAATATTTTATTCAGAATGGGGAGTTTTTTATGACAAATGAAATTAACAATAACCTGATGATACTTGAGGCAGAAAAAGAAAGGGCTGAATTACGTTTAAAGGAGCAAATAAAAAGTATTCGTAACGCTTTGGACAATTTGGAGTACAAGTTAAATAACAATTACAGCCTATACGATTCAGATGGGTTACAAGGTAATGGAGTATGTCTTGATGTTTATTTGAATAAATTGGTTGTATATGAAGAAGCAGTTAAACGTTTTAAATCTCATTTAGACTGTAATAAAAAGGGTTCAGAATAGAAGAAAAACTGTCAAACTTTAAGGAGGTGATTCATTGGAGGTAGGAGACAAAATACATAGCACCAACGAACAGCTAGTAGCCTTGGAGAAAAAGAAATATCAAATAGAAACGACTTTACTTGAAAAACAGAGAGATCTTTTAAGACTTGAAACTCAGCAAAACAAAGGGAAGCTTAAATTGTTATTCGAATTAAGCGAAGTCTTAACCCAATTGGAAGATGAAGAATGGGTTAGCTGCACGATTGCTTTAAGAATTATTAGAAGAAATAAAAGAAAGTACTTAGACCTTTTTAATCTTAATGATGACAAAGCATACATAAATAAGGATAAATTTAAAATTATTCATGATGAATTCTTTGATCTGAAACAACAATTAAATGATATTTGAGGAGGACGTCGGAGGTGAAATATATGTGTACATGCGAAGAGGATAATGGCAAATGTCCTTACTGTGATGGAGCGCTGGATATAATCTAAATGAAATCTGTATTTTAAAGAGAAGGTGATGCAGTGAAAGAGTCGTTGAAGAATGATTTTCAAGAGTTTATGAGTATTGCAAAAAGCTTTCTTGCTGTTTCTGGAGCAGTCTTTTGGTTATTGATAATTTCACTCGTTTTTGCTGGGGGCTATTAAAATGAATCAATCATATAAAGTTAGTCTAGAAAAATTACCAATTGAAAGCTTAGAGAGACTGAAAACAGACATACAAAATAGAATTAATGATGGATTGCGTACCGATAACAATGCATACATAAAAGACCAAAGAAGAAAACTTCAAATCGTTTTAGACGAGCTGCTTAGACGAAGTACATTTGTTCACTAAAGGAGGTGAATACAATGCCAGTAGTACTTATGGATTTGGAAGAGGAGCATAAAAAGAGAGGGGAGTAATCCCCTCATACATTAATGAAATTGGCCATTCATGCTTTGTTGGGCTAGGCGAACTAAACGTTTTGTGATTTCTCCACCTACTGAACCGTTTGCTCGGCTAGTTGTCTCAGGCCCTAAGTTCACACCGAACTCAGAAGCAATTTCATACTTCATTTGTTCAAGGGCACCAGCAGCTTGAGGCACAAGTAATTCATTGCTGTTGTTTGATCTGTTTTGTTGAGCCATATAATCATCTCCTAAAGTTGTATGTAAACAAGCTTGTTCAATTGTATTGTGTGGAGATGTTTTGTAAATATACACATTAATTTAAAAAGAAGGTGATTAAATTAAAAGAGTATACACATGGGTTTTTAAATGGGTTTTTATACGGTTGTATTTTTATACTAGCTTTCCTGTCTATTACAGCCATTTTTGTTTTGTGTGTTGCATGAGGCGGTTATTCAATTTAATGAAAATAAAATTCTAATTTTATACAGAAAAGGAGCACGATCAATATGAACAGTTATGGTTATAAGAGAAGTGAAAAATTCGAAGAACTTAGAAGTGTACTACGTCATTCTTTACCCAGTAGGACAATGTTAAACAATGTTTCAATCGGAGCAATTGAGATAAATGGAATGTTGATTATTTTGAAAAATCGTTATGACGTATATACTTCTCATAACGTCTCCTTCATTCATTACAATGAAAAGCATGACCCTAATTATCATTACAACGAATTAAAGGGAAGAGATGTAATATTCGATATTGAATTATTGAACAGAGCAGGAAGAGATGCGTTAATGGAGTTTTATTATTGATAAAATGTTGATTTTATTTAGAAAGGGGGACGAGGATGGACAATTACCTACAAATACTTGACCAAGTTAAATCAATAGAAATGTCATTAACAACAAAGGAATTCACTGTTCAGATGATAAGTGATTACTTCGAAGTCCCTGAAGATACAATTAAGACAGTATTGAAAAGGAACATGAAAATAATACAGCAATATTCAGAAATAAGAACAGTTGAAATGAAAAAATTGAAACAGGAAGCAGCAATTTTTCAGTCGCCCAAATTTAAAAAAGTAAGAAGGCTATCCTTAGTTAATATATACGGTTTACTTAGAATAGGATTACTTTTACGGAACAGCATTATCGCAAGACAATTTCAGAAAAACGTTGGGCATCTTGAATTACCAGAAAGATTTACAGATGTAGTGATTGGTAATGCAGAATATAAAGCAAAAGAGAAAAAGTTAGGGGCGTTTATCAGTACAGCTTTTAAAGACGTATTCAGTATTGAGGAACAAGTGAAGTGTGGAACTTACTATATTGATTATGTCATTGAAGAGAAGGTTGCTATTGAATGTGATGAGCATGGACATAAAAGTTATTCGAAACACAAAGAATTGGTTAGAGAAGAGTACATAAAAAGAAAAGGTTATAAGTTAATTAGATTTAATCCAGATAGTGAGGATTCAGTATTTGAGCTAATCAACAGAGTCTTTCTGGCATGTAAAACTACATAAAATCGGTCTTTTATTTAGAATAAAAATAAAATTAGTGGAGAACAAGTGGAAACCTTATTCAATTTACATAAGGAAACACTTGAAGGTAAGCTATTGAGGATTTTGAATGAAATACACAATAAGGGAGAAGATACAGACTATAAGGAATATTAAAAAGTTTGAAAGATAATTATTGTATAGACGGATCTATATGGGATGAATATGTTGAGCAAAGGACAAGAATAATTAAAGAAAGAGGAGGGGAGTCGGTGTCTTTTGAGAATGTAAAACAGTGGTTTGCAAGAGATATTGATAATAGAGTTATAACCATTGACAAAATTAATGAATTTAATAAAAAAAGTACATTTTTCTGTCCGATTTGTGGATCAAGTTTAATCCCAAAAGCAATTGAGTCTAAGAAAGTAACACCTCATTTTGCGCATGTTGATTTATCTAGTTGTCATGCAGAATCAATGGTTCACTGGTGGTTTAAAAATAAATTCATAGAATCTGGTGACAAATTTTACATAAAGACAAATGATGTCATTGAATATGTGTGTAAAGAAATCAACATTGAACCTGTTTATAAGCTTTCTAATGGGAAATACAACCCCGACTTAAGCATAAAGACAGAGTGTAACCAAGAGATTATTATTGAAATGCAATATAGCAATAAGAAGAATGTTGAAGACTATATTGATTATTGGCTAGAGCTAAATAAAACAATTGTGGAAGTTGATATAAAAAGGCTTAAACATAATGGTGAAGTTTATACACTTGTTCCTTTATTTTACGATGGGAAATGCAGATACACAAAAAAGAATGATCTGTATCATCAAACCATTGGGCAGTACAAGGAAGAAATCTATAAATCAGTCAAATTAAATGAATATAAAATGAGGATTGAAAAATTAGATTGGTTTTGGCAAGACGTTCTTAGATACAAAAAAGATGAAATAAGTATTGAAGAAATGGTATTGCTTATTGATTCATTTAATGAACAAGATAAAGAAATCATCGAATCAATATTGAATAAAAAAAGTTGCAATGGATTAAAGACTGATTATCTACAATTTAAAAATGAACAACGGATTAAAGATGAAATTCATAAATTCAAAGTGACATTCAATAATGACAACAATGATTTTTCAATGAAATATAAGACACTTGGAAATTCTCATATAGAGTTTACTGTGTCGAGTGTTGAAAAATTAGACAGTGACATAGAAACCATCAAAGATTCTATTGAAATAAGTTCTTTCACTTCAGGAAAAAGCGTTGAATCCGTAGCAAGAGATTTGGTGGATATGTTAAAAATAGAACAAATTAAAACTAGCCGTTGTTTTATTGAAACTCTATCTGAAATGCAAAAAAAATATAACGACGATTTGTATGAAGTTCTTTATAAGAGGAACGGTCTTTACCTTTATTACAATAGTTTTAAATGTTTAACTGTTTGTGAAGATGTCTGGTCACAGATAAAAAAACTTAAAAACGCAGAGAAATTATTTAAAGTTTTCGATAAGAAGATATTTAAATATAAGGAAAAGCTTAAACCGATTCCGTGTCCTGAAAAATTGTGCAGATTTTTGCAAGGGGAAGAACAAACCCTTAAATTTATTAGAGATCAAATATCTGATCCATCCATCTTCGTAACGCTTGATTGGCAGAAACCTTCCGAAGAGGAGCTTTGTATTTGGATTAAAAGGAAATGTCGGGATAGGAGTCAGATAGGAAGAATTTTAATTAAAAAGGGAATATTAAAAGTTTATATGGGCTTTAATTGCAAATATAAATTGGATGACACCCTAGAAGTCCACAACCTTGATGAAGAGCAATATTACTTGAAATTCAAGGAAATCATTAAAGCGGCAATCTTGCCATATGAATACGCTTGTGAATGTGGAGAGGTCAGAGCTACATTAAATGATTTTGTTAATGCTGTTAAAAGTGATGAGAATATACACATGCATATTGAAAAGTCTTTAGCAAAAAGATGTGAAGAATGTCAAGAATATAAAAAGAAGCTGCAGAGCTTAGAAAAAATTGAACGCTATATTTGTGAGGTGTTATTGAAAAATAATTTAGAATTATCAATTAAAAGGGAATATTGCGGGCCCTACAGTGATGATGGTGATTGGATAGACTTGACAATACCCACCCGTAACACGACATTTTTTATCGGTATTTGTGATATTTTCATTTCTTTTTATGAAATTGATGAGCATTCCAAATTCGAGGAGGACTTTGATTATGACTTAGGAAAGGGCTTTGAAGAGCTATTTGAATTTTGTTCTAAAAAAATAAACCAAATTAAGGAGCTTACATAATGAACACAACACTGATTGAGAAAGAGTTTAAAGATTGGAAAACAATGTTCAGTACAATTGAAGACCAACTTTTCTCCTCTAGCGAAATTGTTAGAGACTTCATGGGGCCAGATTATCTACAGTGATAATGAAAACGAGAAATATGAACAGTTCGTTAAACAAGTCAGCAGAATGGTTATTGATTACATAGATAAAAACCAAAAAATGAAGGGTGAGAAAAATTAACGAGGCATATCATTCAATTCAAACACTGTATAACAAGATGGATAGACAAATGAAAACCGTAAAGGAGGCCATTGAAGAAAAAGATTTGCAAAGAGCGCACCGTAACTTAATTAACTTAGCTGACAATAATGAAGAATTAATGCAGGAAATCAGGTGGATCAAAAAAGGTGCCACCTGGTAAGCTATTTGATCAATTGTCTGCGCTCTTTAAAATTCCAAACATAAAGCTCTTCGATAGAGCAACCTATGGCATCCGCAAATGTCATTGCTGTTCCAATATTCATATTTGATTTAAAACCACTTACATAATCATTAATACGTTGCTTAGGTAATCCAGTACGTTCAACAAGGTCTTCAATTGAAACGCTATATTCATGCATAAGCTCATTGAGTCTTGAATCAACTGGTTTCCATTGTTTTTTCACTATGTACACCTCTTTCAGCAACGATTTTAGCACATACATTATTTACCTTCAATATAGATTAGGAGAGTGATTGATTGGGAGCAAACAATCAAGGGAAAGTTTTTGAAGCGAACATTGAAAAATCAGCAGCAGATCAGAAGCTGTTCTTCTACAGGATTAAAGATGTTAATCCAATGTTCTTGAAAAGAGGGGCAGCAGTATCAAAAAACAAATATGATTGCTTTCTGTTCTTTAAGGGGTACTTGTTTCCTTTTGAGCTTAAATCAACAAAGGACAAGTCTATTGCATTTCGAGAAGAAATTATAAAGGCACAACAGATAAAACACTTAAAAGAGGCAACTAAATACCCGAACATAATTCCTGGCTTTCTGTTTCAATTTAGAGAGCCAGAGAATAAGGTTTATTTCGTACATATTAATGATTTCCTTACATATAAGAACATAGCTGAAAAACAGTTGAGCCATACATATAAGAATAAAGTAAACAAAGCCAGTATTCCCATTGCGATTTGTGAAGAGATCGGTACTGAAGTACGCTGGATGAAAAAGAAAGTGAATTATACATATTATTTAAACAAGCTTTGTGGAGAATTAATTAAGAAAGAACAGTCAAGAGACAAACCGTTACATACATATAATACTCCTGTGAAAACGGGGGTACGATAAATGCCTTATGAAGAATATGAAGAACTGAAGAAGAAAACAATTAAGGTTGTTCATAAGAAGAATTATTCAATAAGGTTTATCGAGCAAACAAAGGGTAGTGATGACAAAGAAGCGTTCTATAAGGAGATCGCACAATTCTTGTTTGAAAGGGCTCTGAGAAAATCAGAATAGCCCTTTCTTTTTTGTATATTTGTAGTCAGTATCATTAAATACAGCTTTATCTGTACTGATATTAATGACATGCTGCACTCGGTGTGAAAGGGCAGCTTCCACCACATTTTGTCCGCCGATGAGATTGGTCTGGATCGCTTCAAATGGATGGTCCTCACATGTCGGAACCTGTTTCAGCGCAGCCGCGTGAAAGACGATATCGACGCCTTTCATCACCTGATTCACCCTTCTGTGATCGCGTACATCTCCGAGTACAAATAATAGCCGCTTATCCTCCGCATACTTTTGGCTCATGACATACTGTTTACTGTCGTCTTTGCTGAATACAATCACCTGTTTAGGTGTAAGCAGCAAAAGGCGTTTGACAATTTGACTCCCGATTGAACCCGTTCCGCCAGTGACTAAAACTGTTTTGTTATGGAAAAATGGTTTTAGTTCTGCTGTTTGCTGTTTAGGCAT